ACTACTTTCGGTGAAACCGAAAAGCAGTTTATCAGATATACGGTTTGTGGTCGTGGTGAGGTAATTGACGAACCTCATAGATGTGGTTTCTACGATTTTTGTAAGGATTGTAAGGATAGATTTATATGTGCAACAGAACGGAAGTAGTTAATATCTACAAATGTAAGGACAAAAATTATATTTACATTGGACGTGGTTCTCCTTTTGGTAATCCTTTTGTAATTGGCAAAGACGGTACAAGAGAAGAAGTGATAGAGAGATATAGAAGCTACTTTAAGGGCAAACTTGAAGACCCGATGTTTGTGCTTATGGTTTCTCGTTTGAAGAACAAGAAATTGGGATGTTTCTGTAAACCACAACCTTGTCACGGAGATGTCATAAAGGAATATTTGGATGGACTTACCGAACAAAAGATATAACATACTGTATGCCGATCCGCCTTGGCGATTTAGAGTTTGGAATAGAGATACTGGTTGTGGAAGAAGTGCCGATAGTCATTATCGGACTATGATTTTAGAGGAGATTAAAGCTCTTCCTGTAGGTAATATTGTTGATAAGGATTGTACATTGTTTCTGTGGGCTACTTGTCCAATGATACCCGAAGCTCTTGAGGTAATGCAGTCTTGGGGTTTCTCTTATAAGACAATTGCCTTTGTGTGGGTAAAGAGAAACAAGAAAGCACCTACCTGGTTTACGGGGATGGGCTACTGGACTAGAGCAAATGCTGAAGTTATTTTACTTGGAACTAAGGGCAATCCTAAACGGGTAAATAAGAATGTTCATCAAATTATAGATGAGCCAATACGGAGGCACTCTCAGAAACCAGATATAACGAGGAAGAAAATAGTTGATTTAATGGGTGATTTACCACGAATAGAACTTTTTGCTCGTTTGAAGGATGATACAGAGTACACCGAAGGTTGGGATTTTTGGGGGGATGAAGTATAGGACTTAAATGTAAGTCAAAATTTCTATGGGAGTAGGAAATGAAAGTAGAAATCTGGTTTGACAGGTCAAATGCGGCTATCACTTATGATGGGGTTTATGCGGTTTATCAGAAAGGGGATATGCTTTGCATAGGTTATCTAGATTTAAACATCGGTGGCAACGTTGTCGACAAATATCCAATTGATCACATCTTCAAGCTAAGAGAGAGTGGATTCGTTTCAAGTCAACCACGTGGAGCAAAGGGTTAATGGCTGAACTTTATTTGGAATGGGGTATTTGGATGCTGGAGGCAGAAGCTAGAAAACGTGTTGGTGATCTGTCTGTTTACAAATGTTTGTTTCCGTTCCAAGATCAGTATATTGATGAGCTACGGAAAATAGTTGAGCTTATACCTGAGAGGTCAAAATGATTGAAACCATAGTCATTGCGGTCCTGTTACTTATTTTTGCAATTCTTTTTATTAGAGAGCTTGTTAAAAGAAAAAATACAGAAAAGGATGTGCAACGGCTGCTGCAAGAGGCGAGAGCAGATGCAATAAAGAGAAGTAAAGCATCAATAGAGGGTCAAGTATTTGAGCAAATGATTCCTCATTTCCCTGAATGGAAACACGCTCCGAGTGATGCTAGGTTTATTGGAACTCCGATTGACTATATAGTGTTTGATGGGATGTCAGAGGGGAATCCAACACAGATAACAATCGTTGAGGTTAAGAAAGGTTCAAGCACGACAACAAAATTGCAAAGACAAATTAGAGATTTAATAAAGGATGGCAAAGTAACTTGGGAGCTATTAAAGATAAAATAGAAGAACTTTTTAAGACGGGCGAAATCCTTTATTATTCTGATATAGTCGAGAGGTTGGGACTTGACTTGAGAGTAGTAGTAAATATCTGTAATGAACTAATGGAAGAAGGCGAAATCGAAGTCGCAGATAGCAAGTCAGTTCAAAGAAGACTACAATCACAACTTGGAGGCTAAAATGAGACATAGAAATAGGTGGTTTAGGAGAGCATTTGGTATGGGCAGGAGACAAATGGTGACAATGGAAGCTCTTGGCGGAATTGATCAGTTTGGTAAACCTAGAGTGGGTTCTTTCAGTCAAGGTAGGGGCAGAAATCAGGGTGATAAACCTGGTGCAGGTCCAGCAGGAAACTGCATATGTCCTAGCTGCGGAGTAAAAGTTCCTCATACTGTAAATCAACCTTGTAATGAGGTTGATTGTCCTAAATGCGGAACTAAAATGACAAGGGAGTAAAATGATAGAGCAGACAGGTAATCTTTGGGACTATCATAAACTAGGTCGGTGGATTATAATTACTACCAACGGTACGATTCGTAAAGATGGTGCTTGTGTGATGGGTCGTGGTACAGCAAAGCAGGCTGCTGTTAAGTTTCCTCAACTTCCCTACGAATTAGGAGCAAAATTGAGTGGTGGTAATAATGTTTATGTTTTTGATAAATATAACATTATAACCTTACCAGTCAAACACCATTGGAGAGAACAAGCAGATCTAAATTTGATAGAACGTTCACTACGGCAGCTTGTCGAGTGGGCAGATAATCCACGAAAGCACGGTAAGTTCTATCTCACAAAGCCTGGTTGTGGTAACGGCAGAAGAGATTGGGAAAGTGAGGTAAAACCTATCTGTCAAAAGTATTTGGATGACAGATTCGTAGTTGTTGAATGTACGTAAAGTTAACGAAATTTGAGGAAGAATTATATAGGAAAAATCCAGAGAGTTCAGCTTATTTAGATTCTATGCTTTCTCGTTTTAATCGTATGGTTCAGGCTTCTGGTTTATTCAGGGAACTAAAAGAGCGGGAAGCATATGTAAAACCTTCTGTGAAGCGAGCAAAGAAAAAGAGAGATAAGTTAATAAAAAGTAGACAACAAGGAAGGGAAGATGCCGTATATAAAAAGAGAGCATCGGGGAGTTCTCGACAAAGACGTAGAAGAGCTAATAGAGGCTCTAAAGAAAATCAAGGACAACGACCTGGACGGGTGTTTCAATTATACAATAACAAAAATAGCGAATAGCTTATATGGTGGTGGAGGATATGCCGTATATGCAAGGCTAATGGGAACATTAGATTGCGTGGGCAGAGAATTTTATAGGAGAGTAATAGCTCCCTATGAGGATATGAAAATCCGAGAAAATGGGGATGTATACTAAGGAGAGGTAGATGTTTGAAATTAGTGGAACATTAGCTGAGAAGTTTCATCCAGATGGTTATATTCTAAGAATGAAAAACCATTTCAAGACACAGCTTAATACTGAGATTGGTGTGGTAAGATTTCTTCAAGAGCAAAGACCCTTTGCTGAATTGAAGGTTGTTACCATTATCGGTAATGAAGACAAAACACAATACTTTTTGGCTAAAGTAAAAGAAGCAGACGAGAAGAAATAAATGGAAATGCAGTGTACGTATTGCCACAAAACCGCAGATTATTCTCCACTGAGGTTGGGGAAACAATGTGGTCAATGCCATCAGGGTAGATGGATACCAAAGAAGGTGGAAGCGATGAAAGATCAAACTGGCAAAGAGATGACTAGAGAGTTTGCACCCAACAAACGACCTAAGAAAGAGGATAGGTATAAGGTCAGAGTTATTCCAAAAGAACCTGATTATAATGTGACAGAAGAAGAGGGTAGAATCAAGGTCACAAAGAGGGAGAAAGATGAAGAATAATTTTGGTTGGGGCAAAAAATTCGGTTGGGGTTGGAAATAGCCTCATCAAAATAGGGGTGTAGTTCAATTGGTGGAACGCTTGTCCTACAAACAAGTAGCTATGCAGGTTCGATCCCTGTCACCCCTACCATATGGACAAATTGAAACAATTGGAAAAATTAGAAAAGGAGTATCGAGAACTCCGATCCTTCCATAATTATGCCTGGGGCACTTACGGTAGCGAGTTGTGTGCTGCCGAGATGATTAGGAAGGAAAGGAACTTGCTTGATAAGATAAATAAACTAAAAGGGGACGTAGCTCAATCTGGCTGAGCATCGGTCTGATATACCGAAGGTTACAGGTTCAAATCCTGTCGTCCCTACCAAGCGTAGGGATTTTTTATTGTTACGAAACGTCAACATTTGTGAATAAATGCCGACATTTTGTAACAGCTAGGGCAAGGGTCCTTGGACGACTTCAGTGGGGAGTTCGTTCCCTGACCGCCTTATGGTGTAGATTGTGGTGGGAAAGTAACAGCCCTAGCTTTTGGAAAGGTGTCAGAGTGGCTTATTGTGCAGATCTGCTAAGTCTGTGTGTGTAACAGCACCGAGGGTTCGAATCCCTCCCTTTCCGCCAGAAGAAAGCACTTGACAGACCATTTTCAATATGTTATAATTATAATAAGGGAGTATAGCTCAATTGCAGGCAGAGCAGCACCCTTTTAAGGTGATTGTTGTGGGTTCGAGTCCCTCTACTCCCACCAGAAAGGAGAGAAATGGTGGCTACGAAACAAGACATTAGAGATTGGCTCAATAGAGAGACAACCTTTATGGGATTTCGTGTTAGTGGGTGCTCTCATATGTTAGTGGTTTGTGACACTTTTGATTATGATGACTATCCTGTGTGGGTGGCTAAGACTGAAAATGTTAGAGAAGTCTACGATGAAATGAATAGCAAACCTATGCAGAAAGTAATGGAAGTTTATTCTTACAACCACGATCTTGAGGAACAACTAGCTGAACATAGAGCTTTCCATTTTGACTAATGAGGTATGTTGTTATACAGAAGGAAGATAGCATCGAGGCTTTTTGGTGCTATTACACTGACTGTGATACGTGTAAAGATAGATTCAAATGTTTCACAGAAAGTGCTATAATAGTCAATGATTGCATTAATATGAAAACCAACGAGGTTATGGATAAGCTGAAAAAACGTGGGATTAACGTTAAAAGGTTGGCTGAATTTTGAGACTTTGGGTTATGGGTGGTCAATGTGATGATTATTACGAATGTGATGGGCAGGGAATCTTTATTGAGTGCGGCTCTAGCAAATGTGATAGCTGCAAACTAAGATTCAAATGCTTCACAAACCGTGATTTTAAAGGTACAGGTTTCAGCAGTACTCAACTCACCAACTTTATTGAAATGAGTAAAAAAGGAAGCGTAGCTAAACTGGATACAGCACCGCTCTCTTAAAGCGGATATTAAGGGTTCGAGTCCCTTCGCTTCCACGTTGGGGTCATCATCTAATGGTTAAGGATTCCTGTCTCTCGAACAGGGAATGTCGGTTCGAATCCGTCTGACCCTACCAGAATGATAACACTTAAAGAACTTAAAAAGAGTAAAGTTTTTTATAAGAATTGCAAATCGGTTAGGAAACGTGGTGCTAAGATCTGTAACGATTGCCCATTTAGGAAGTGGATAGAAAAGGCAGAAAATGAGAATAGTAGCAATAGCTGATACACACGGGCATTTTCCCAAACTGCCAGCAGGTGATGTTCTAATCCACGCTGGTGATGCTACGATGATGGGGAAAGTAGACGAGGTTGAAAAGTTTGATGAGTGGTTAGGGACACTGGACTTCAAGCATATTCTATTTACTCCTGGTAACCACGACTTTCATTTTGCTCTTCAATCAAGACCACCCTCATTGTGGCTAAAGAACGCTACAGTTCTTTATAATAAGGGAATTGTAATTGATGGTATTAACTTTTGGGCATCTCCTTATACACCCGTGTTTGGTAGTTGGGCTTTTATGAAGCCCGACAACGAGTTGGGGGAGATGTGGAGGTATATACCAGATAAATTAGATGTCCTTATCACACACGGTCCACCTAGAGGGATGCAAGACTTAGCAGTAAACGGTAGAGAGGCTGGTTCAGAGACTCTTTTAGATAGGGTTAGAGAAGTCAAACCAAGAATACACATCTTTGGTCATATACACGAAGGATTTGGTAAAAAGTTTAATCGAGAAACATTATTTGCAAACGTTTCGATTGTAGATGAATACTACAGAAACGTAAATCCGCCTCTGGAGATGGATCTGTTATGAATTGGCTAATAGAAGCTATTGGTGTGGTTGCTGGTGTTCTAATTTACGGAGCTATGGCATTCAAGGGGCTGGTAATTATAAAAGGATTATTGCTTGGTGGAGCTATTTTATTCCTTACTTATGGTATACTACAAGCACTTCCAGCTATAATAGTGGTTAATTCTATCGGTGTGTGTATCGGTATTTATGGGTTCGTAAATGCTTTGAGAACACGAAAGGGCGTGAAGCACAAAGGCAGTGCAACCGTCTTATAAGCGGTTTAGGGTCTGATATACCCAAGGTGTAGGTTCGATTCCTACCACGCCTACCATATGAAAGTAAATTTTAGGTTTCCAATACTGCACGAGTCGTGTGATAACTGTGAAAGTAGATTTGAGTGTATGACGATGAGAATCCACAAAGAGTTTGATAGTGGTACTTACATAACCGAGATTATACCTTTCAGATTTGATTTGGCTTGTTTTAAACTAGAACCTTATAAATGTATAAGTAAGCTTAAATTACATTTATTACCAGACGAGAAATCTATGGTGCTTGAAGCACTTGTAGTTAGGTAGTAATGAGAAGAAGACTTCTGTTTGAAGGGCGACAGTTTTGGGAGAGATATTACTGTGCTGGCAAACGTTGTGATAGTTGCCGTCTTAGGTTTGTTTGCTACACACTCACGTTTAAAGATTATGCCATAATAGAAGTAAATTTTAGAGATTATGAGAAATTAATACAAAATTCCTGGGTAAAGCAGAGAAATAAAAAGATGTATCATATAGTCTCTGAGTATGCTGAAAAATGGATGTTTGGTAAGATAGTTAATGATTTAATACCAATTACAAAGGGAGGGGGTATCTGCTAGTGGACAGGCACTCAGGTTTTCACCCTGAAAACGAGGGTTCGATTCCCTCTACCCCTACCAAAATCCCCTGTAGCTCAATTTGGATAGAGCACGAAGCTACGAACTTCGGTTAGCTGCGAGTTCGAGTCTCGCCAGGGGAACATATGGCTAAGCTGAATAAAAAGAGAAGTAAACAAGTTAGCACAAAACCATTCGAGGCAAAAAGTGATAGGATGCTGAGGTCATCTATGGAAGATGATACTTTTATGGCAGAGTGCTGGAAGCGAACCTACGCCTCAAAAGATAACTCTAAATGTGATACTTGCCATTTGAGGTTTAGATGTTATACTGAGGAGTGGGGAAAGGTTGTTGGTTACTTTGGCAATCAACAGATAGAGTGTCCAAAGGCTGGTATAATTAGTGATAGAATAATTACCTGTGAGGAGATTGATTGTCCGTATATAACTAACTGTTCTATTAGAGAAAAGTTGCCAGAGTTTATAACTGCGGATGGACCTGCTTTTCCTGTAAATTGTGCTCACTTTGAGAGAGGTGGGTGTATAGATTATGTCAAAGTCTAGACGTAAAGAAGTACCTTTCAGGCAACAAATGGTTAGGATTTGTTTGAATTACCCCAATCGTGATAACTTCTCTTTTGTGTCTCATTGTTATTGTCATCAGTATAATAATGATGGACTTGAAGAATGTGAGAGTTGTCCAATAAAATTTTATTGTTATACGACTTTTATGGTAAAGAAAGCCCCTGTAGCTGAATTGGAACAGCAACGCTCTTCTAAAGCGTAAGATGAGAGTTCGAGTCTCTCCAGGGGTGCCAGGATGATTAATTTTTCTTTTTGGTGTGAGAACTGTGAGGAGTTCTTCCCCTCTGCCAGAACTGTATTTGAGTGGAAGAGACTTCCAGGCAGTAGCAGAGAAGAACGGCTTTGTCCAAAATGTGGTCAACCTTTTGGAGCAATTACTTGTTATTGGATGCTAGTTGTAAATCATCATTATAGTAGAGAGTATGTCAGGCAAAGATGTGTAGGACTTGACACGCTGGAGAAAATGTGCTATAATTGTGATAATAGATTTAAATGTTATACGGAGAGTTTGTAGATGTTTTGTAAGCACGACTGGAACAAGGTAGAAAAAGAAACCGATAGCTATTACTGGGAATTTAAATTTTGTGTCAAGTGTGGTAAATGGAAAGCACATTGTGGCGCAAAAGTTTCTAAGAAATTAGAGAAAGATTTTAGTAGGTGGATTGGTGAACAACGCAAAGAACTAGGGCAGTGGATGATGAGATAAGCCCTCATAGTCGGGGGAGTTTCCTAAACTCTTAGCCGTAATGGATCTGAGAATGCGAGTTCAAATCTCGCTGAGGGCACGAGAGCGGGCGTGACGGAATTAAAGGCATACGTACTTGTCTTAGAAGCAAGGTTTTGCAGGTTCGAGTCCTGCCGCCCGTAAGGAGTATCCATAAAAGACGGAGGTCAAATTATGGGCAGTAAAGATGATCAATTAGGTATGCCATACGGTACTGCGTGTCATAGATTGAGGAAGATGATACTATTTGATTTGCTAGAGAAACGTGGTGAAAATGTATGTTATCGTTGTGGCAAATTAATAGATACTTATGATGAGTTGTCTGTGGAACACAAAAAAGCTTGGTTGAATGTTAATCCTGAATTATTTTGGGATTTAGATAATATTGCATTTTCGCATTTGAGGTGCAATAGTGGTAATCATAAGAGCAAAAAAAGAACCCTTGTACACGGTACGACAACTGGTTACAGATATGGTTGCCGTTGTAATGAGTGTATTGCTATAACTAGAGAAGATACCAGAGAACGTGTGAGAAAAGGCAGAACTAGAAATAAGAACTATGGTAGATGACCCTTTTAATGTTAAATTAGTAGTTCCAATTCTTTTGGACACGGAAAAATGCAAAGCTTGCGAATTTCGCTTTATCTGCTGGACTAATAGAGAAAGAGAGCTTTCACCAATCAAGTATGAATTAAGCAAGGTACTTAATGGGAGTGACGAGTTTAGAGCAGTATTCGATTTGTCATTTGGGTGTGCTTCGTTAAATTCAATAAGAGAAAGGGCAGACAAACCAAATTTTGTGAGTTTTAAGGGTATGACAACCTTCACTGAGGGGTATGAAATTATCCACGATAAAGAAGGTAATACAGTAATAACCGTTAGTGGTATTATTATGAAGTTTTAGGTCTGTAGGTGTTAGTGGTGAGCATACATCCCTGTCAAGGATGAGGGACGGGATCAAAACCCGTACAGACCGCAAGGAGTATAATGGAGCAATGATGATAATGGCAGCGTAGTCGAATCTGGTTAGGCAACCGCCTGCAAAGCGGTCTTATGTGGGTTCAAATCCCACCGCTGCCTCAGTATGATAGAAGAGATATTGATTTATGTTGACTGTGGTGAATATTATTTAGGTTATATTTGCAAACGCTTTTCCTGCAATCGGTGTAAAATAAGATTTCTTTGCTATACTACAAGAGACACAATAAAAGATGTTGGTAAAGTAATAGTGGATAGGTCTCAATTTAGTAGACAATGGCACTTTAGACCTAGATACTATCCTACATATAGATTAATTAAATTATGAATACAAATTACTCTGGTGTAGTACAATTAGGTAGTATGCCTCCCTGTTAAGGAGAATTATGCTAGTTCGAATCTAGCCACCAGAGCCAAGATGAAAATATTTATCTTAGATGATATGGTAGAACGACAAAACACTCTGTTGAGACTGTTGAAAGATGTGATTAATGAGGAATCTGTGATTTTCGTGGCGGATTCTAGAGATACAGCAATTGAAGTCTTGAAGAATGAGAACGATTTTGATATTATGTTCTTAGACCACGACTTAGGTGAGAAAGTTTATGTAGATTCTCTTGACCCTAACACTGGGTGGTGGGTAGCTAAATACATCGCTGATAATAATATAAGGAGTAAGCAAATTATAATACACACCCTAAATTATGCTGGTGCTAAAATGATGCTTTATGATCTGCCAGAAGCAAAACACATTCCTTTTCCTACGTTAGTGAACATATTAAAGGAGAAATCTCGGATCGTCTAACCAGGTAGGACGCTTGGCTCTGAACCAGGAAACTTAGGTTCGAATCCTAATCCGAGAGCCAGAATTGCGGTAGTAGTTGAATGGTGCAACGCAGGCTTGCCAAGTCTGAAATATGGGTTCGATCCCCATCTACCGCTCAGGAGGGAAAATGAATCTATTTCAGCTAGGAGATTTTACCTTACACTCAGGTAGTAAGAGTAGAAAGAGAACGTCAACGATGCGGTGGTAATCCTATAGGTTTTGTAGTCTTTGCTAGGAATAAGTGTCCCGACTGGATTACAGCTTTGTTCCAAATGGATTTGTGTAACGTTAGGATGGTAAATTTAGAATCATCTCCACCTAACATAACACCTATTTCCCAATTAAATAAAGATAGAACTCCCTAAAATAGAGTTGTTTGGTATAAAAGTTTTCGCTTTGAAGTTGATTGAAATATCAATGTAATGGATGAATACTTAGAGAGTGTAGCTGCTAAACATTTGTATATGCACTACGGCTTTAATCATCCTGACGATATAAAACCTCATTTAGCCGTGATGCTTTCCGCACTCGTTCAAGATAACAGAGATGTGGTGAAGCATATATTTTATAATTGTAGAATGTTTCACAAATCATCTTGCGATGAGTGCCAATTTAGGTTTAATTGTTATACTAATTGATGGTGGGGTTAAGTTAAGTGGTTAAACTGCGAGGTTGTGACCCTCGTTACTGTGGGTTCGAATCCCACACCTCACCCCAAAATGAATATAGAGTTATTTAGAGAAATAGCTAAAAAATCCCCCTGTAAGGTAATTAAATTTGCTGCCAGTAATGGTGATGTCTTCTCCTTTAATGGTGAGTTCTACAGCGATTGTGCTAAATGTAAAAGGGTAGATATTGAACAACCTTACCCCGACTGTAGAGCAAACCACGCTGAGTGGGGGGGTTTAGCGAAGTCCAAAAGGATATGTACATATTTTGTATGACTCCCAATGGAAAAGACTATCCATTTACCAGATTTTGGTGTAGCATTTGTAGTACTCTAATGCCAATGTTTGGTGTGAAGAATGTTTATATGTGGGATGGAAATCAATGGATTTGGCATAGTGCTGATAAGCTAATTGAGGAGGTGAGGAGTGTTTAAGTGTGCAACTTGTGGCAAGGAAACTGAGGTGTGTTATACTGATTCAGGAGTTCTAGGTATGACTCACGGATTTTGTCAATGCCGTGATTGTTACATTAAAGCAGGGCATCCCGAATGTTCTAGTTGTAAGGAACTCACGGCAAAAGGTTGGAAACATTGTCCTCATTGTGGGGCAGACCTTAAAAGGGCTTGACATTTGAGAGAAAATATGCTATAATAAAAGTGTTTCAACCTACGAATCCTAAAACACTTTTATCAAGTCCGAGTGGTGGAAATAGGTAGACACGGCAGGCTCAAACCCTGTTGCCGAAAGGCGTTATAGGTTCGACTCCTATCTCGGACACATATGGTGGGGATTAAATGAATAGACCTGATTGTTATCGAATACTTGGTTTGCCTTATGGAGCACCAAAAGATGATATTAAAAAAGCATATAGGAAACTTGCGAAGCAGTGGCATCCTGATGTGAATCACTCTCCAGAGGCAACAGGCAAGTTCAAACAAATAAATGAAGCATATCAGATACTAACATCAGAGCCACCGTCAATATTCGATTTCTCCAGTATTTTTAGTGGTATTCCTAGAAGGAATTTTAATTTTAGTTGGGCTACATTTGGTGGTCAAGCCTCAATCACTCTAGAAATAGACAGGCTTACTCAAGCAGATGGTGAAAAAATAGTTAATTTGATCAAAAAAGCTGGTTTTAATGTTAAAGGTTATAAAGTAGAAATAAGGAGCTAGGGAGTGTAGTTTAACTGGAGAAAACACACGTCTCCAAAACGTGGAAATTAGGGTTCGAATCCTTACGCTCCCGCCAGAATGAAAGTAATTAAAGTAATTAGATTTGTAGATAAAGATTCTCTGCGTGGTTATAGGTGGGAATTTAGATGTTTTGGGGGTGATGATTGTTCTAATTGTAAATTTAGGTTTATTTGCTACACTGAGCGTAGAGTACTTACAATAAAAGACGAGGATTTTTGTAAAGAACTTAGTAATTGCAATGCTTATAGTTATCCTCTATGTCAACAAAAAGCACGCAAAATGTTTTTGGACTACAAATGTCTCACAACAAACGTAAACAAATGAAAGAAGCTTTATTTCACTTGGATGAAGTATTAAGGATTCATCAAGAAGATCCTGCGGCACTCCCTGGGAGTGTTATTAGACACGTTAAAAGTGCCAAAACTATCGTCAAAAAGGATAAGATGATGCAGAAGAAAGTCGCTGTGGTGGAACGGAATACACGCTGGTCTTAAAAACCAGTGCCCGATGAGGGTATGCGAGTTCGATTCTCGCCAGCGACACAAGGACTTGACAATATAACAATTTTATGTTAGAATAATAGGAAAGGAGCGGAAAATGGTCACTACAAAAAAGTTCGGTCTTGCTGAGTTGGAGAGGTATACCTCTGAGATAGGCTTCAAGAATGGTGACGTAAGGACTATAAAGGGCGTGCTGGCTATTGTTGGTATTCCTAACGTGGTCATTGATGAGGCTCAGGAAGCGATTGCTACGGTTAATCGCAAGCTTGGTGGACTTATTAACTTGAAAGCCGCAATCGAAAAAGCTGATGCCGAAGATGAAGCCAAGACCAAAGAGGAGATACTGAAACTTCAATCTGATCGTCAGGATCGCAAGAAGGCTAACAAAGCTCAAATCGCTGAAGCTTCTACTGGCACTAAGGTAGAGAGCGGAGAGATTAAGAGACTAGAAGCTATTCTGAAGAAGTTCTCCTAAATACAAAGCGGACAATCTAGGTGGTAGTCACAAAATGACTGCTGATAAGTAGACCATCAGCAGATTGTCTTATGCCGAGGTAGCTCAATTCAGGTAGAGCGACAGGTTGAAGCCCTGTGCGTTAGAGGTTCAAGTCCTCTCCTCGGCACATTTCTCGGATGGTGTATTGGTAGCACGTCAGGCTTTGAACCTGGAGAGCTTGGTTCGAACCCAAGTCCGAGAGCATTATGGAATTGGCGTGCGTTATTGCAATTATCATATTCCTGAGTGCTGTATATTCTATATTTAAAGACCTACCCGCAGCACGATTTAATCTTTCTTGTCACGGCATTTATGGTAAGTTTCAAGGGAAAGGTAAGGTAGAGTGCGAAACTTGTAAAGAGAGATTTGAATGTTATACGAATTAAACTGTACGTGTGGTAGACCATTAGAATTTATGGGATACACTTGTCGCAGGGGACTAGCACCGATGGTTGAGGTTGGTTGTCCTGATTGTAACATTAAATTTTTTGTCCTTGCAGAAGAAGTCAGCGTGGATGAAATGCCTCACACGGTTTATAATGATTGGTTTAAATTATACCGATGGGGAAAATACAGTCTTAAAGGAAACTTCAAAGTAGAGGAGGTGAGTGAGCTACAACCTGCTCTGTTGTAATGATACGGAGACTCAAGTATTATATCAAAACAAGGGATAACACTACTTATAGAGAGACTAGCTGTGACGGAATATGTAATACTTGTCCAGTAAGATTCAGGTGTTTTACAGAGCCTAAAGATCACATTTTAGTTTTGAATGGCACTGAATGGACACAGATGTGGTATACTTTGAGAGATGGTCTGTATCATTTGAATAAGGAAAAATGATTGGATTTAGGCAGAAGAATACTAAAAAACAAGGTGACGTAGGGTTAGGTGCGGCTATCGGATATTTTGTATCACAGGGATATAGTGTAAGCATACCACTTACTGATAGCCAGGATTATGATTTAGTTGTTGATATTGACGGGCTAAAAAGAATTCAAGTTAAGACAACATCCTTCAAAAGTAAGTATGGCAGGTTTTTTGTTAGCTTAACTATTAAAGGTGGAAATAGAAGTAGCAGTGGCAAGATAAAGAATTTCAATAAAGATGCGGTTGACTTTGTTTTCGTGTTAACTTCAGATGGCAATAAATATTTAATACCTTCTTCGGTTTGTGGCAATTCTATAACTTTGGGTACAGAATATGAACAATATAAATTGGGATAGCGGCAACGATAGGCGAGTTGCACCACTCTGTAAAAGTGGCGTCCGTAGTGACTAAGCTAGTTCGAATCTAGCCTATCCCACTAACTATGAAATTGATAAAATTAGAGAAGGAACATTTATTTCCTAAGTATCTCTATTGCTTTGATTGCCACAATTTTGTGGAGTTCAACAAGTTAGAGGGTCCATTGATAAAATGTCCTGAATGTCATCGTAGTTCAGTACATTCCTGTTTGTGGATTTTACACCACCACGATGAGTGTTTCTGGAAATTGCACGAAAGAAATGTAACCATACAGGCTTTTAGTATTTACCTGACTCATTGTGAGTCGTGTGAGCATAAATTCTTCTGTTTTACTAATCGAATAGAGAATGACTGGGAGTATGATCTTCTCAGGCAAAAGGGATGGAATGTTCCTGATGCGAGAGGTCACTTTGGCGGAACGCAAATTTGAAGAACTATCCTTATATGTTAGAGCTTGGATTGTGGTAAATGGAATTTACTGGTTAGATTGGGTTTACTTGGAAGATTTACCACGTTACTTTATGTACAAAGGGGGGCTAGCTCAATTAGGGAGAGCAACTGCTTTGCAAGCAGAAGATTAGGAGTTCGAGTCTCCTGCCCTCCACATTATGAAGAAGGTTGTTTATCACTTCTTACAGGGTGGTGGTTATTTATGTATGGATTGTCCTGATAATTGTGAATCTTGCTATTTAAGATTCCTTTGTTTCACTGAGGGCAAAAATAAAGAGATGGGAGTACCACGCACCGACAGCGTTATTGTAGAAGATAGAGATCTTTTTAATAGGGTTGCTAAGATGTGGGGCAAAGATTGGTTGGTTAAAGCTGGAAAAGGTCTTGTTGATGTAAGCAAAATATTGTATTGACGGGGTGTAGCTCAGTCAGGTTTAGAGCACGTGATTTGGGATCACGGAGTCGGAGGTCCGAATCCTCTCACCCCGACCAGGGAAGGTGGTTATGTAGCGTAAATTTGGGTCACGATTGATTTGCTATACAGCCTGTGACCACTTCCCCGCTTATGCTGGCGAAGCTCATAAGGATGAGCGGTTGTCTTGTAAACAACTGGTAGCGGGTTCGATTCCTGCCGCCAGCTCAATGAAAAAGTTTGAGCTTTATCAGGAAGTAACGAAGGAGTTGGATGCCTTACTATTAAAGGTAGCACAAATGGAAGATCCCTTTATTACTAAGCTTGAATCTTCTTATCGCACAAAATTGATTAACGAGTACGGCTGGAAAATTGTGGAGATTCTAAAGAGGAAATGAAGCACGTAGATAAACCCTGGGGCTACGAAATTTGGTTTGCTGAAGAGGAAAAATATGTGGGCAAACTCTTGTTCGTGAAACGAGGGGAGAGGTTAAGTTTACAATATCACGAAGTGAAAGACGAAACTCTTTATATACTGAGTGGATTGGCTGAGTTCTATATAAATGATGAACTTAATGTGATGGTTACAGGTGACTCAATTCATTTACCACCACTCACTAAACACAGAATAAAAGCAATTCACGATACTTTTATTATCGAAGTTTCTACACCAGAAGTAGATGATGTTGTAAGGTTAGAAGATGATTATGGAAGAGCTAAATGATTGAGTTTATTATTTTTGGTGCTACAATTTCACTTGTTGAATTTATAATCCATATAGTAATTGACTTATGTGTTTGTATTCCGATATGTATGTACTTCTGTAAAAGAGCTTGCAGGGCAGACGCAAAAAAGCATAGAGATAAAGAAAGGTAAATTGGAAGAACAAGATTAACAATTAGGAGGGTTGCCTGAGTGGATTAAAGGAGCAGTCTTGAAAACTGAAGTGGGTCAAACCACCGTGAGTTCGAATCTCACACCCTCCGCCATATACTATAAGTAGACCGAGTGAACGCTCAACTTTCTAAACCGAGGCTGCAAATATGACCTGGGAATCTTGCAGGGATTAGGATCGGTCAGAAAATCAAGGTAGGTTAGAAAGAGAGAGGAAAGTCCGAACACCATCGAGCAGGATGTAGGGTAACACCCTAGCAGAGAAATCTGACGACAAGTGCTAAACTCCTACTTATCTCTACCACGAGGCTAGAATGTATAAACAAAGGAAAAGGTCAAAAATATGGACAATACCTAAAGAAGACTTGCAGAATATGCTCTATAAACACGATACTTTAATTGGTACACTAAAAGAGATAGATGTTCCAAATGTGGCTTCGGGGTATGAAATTCTCAAGAAGCGTATCAAGGCAGATAACTTGGACATCTCACATATTCCATTGGGATACAACAATAATTTGGGCAGACATTATCAGGTTAGTCGTAAACCACCTGTACCAGATAAGGAAGTTTTTTGTGAGAACTCAAGAGTATGTGGTGCAACATTAAAAAGACGTGTTATTAGAAGGCAGATAATAGAATATAAATGTCAAGTCTGCGGTAATGTTGGTGAGTGGCAAGGTAAAAAGATTTCCTTACAATTAAACCACAAGAATGGTATTAGTAATGATAATAGACCAGAAAATTTAGAATTCTTGTGTCCCAATTGTCACAGTCAAACACCTACATTTTCAGGTAGGAATAGGGAGTATAAGTAGGAGAGGTAAACTCCATCTGGTGCAACACCAAGCAGAAGCTGAGTGCTCACTCTATAGCTTCGGGTAGGTGGCGAAGAATTTAGTGGTAACATTAAATCAAGATAAATGTTCACATAAAACAGAATTCGGCTTATGGGTCTACTTATAGTTTCGGAGTTTTTAATGGAAAACGCACAACGAGTATTGATTTGTGGTAGTAGGGATTATGTTGGTCGAGCAAAGATGGTCAGCATTATGTCCAATCTATCACCTAGTGCAACCATCATTGAAGGTGGTGCAAAAGGTGCTGACACAATGGCACGTGAGATAGCAGAAGCGTGGGGGTGGAAGGTTATTGAATTTCCTGCTGATTGGGCAACATACGGTAAGGCAGCAGGTCCAATAAGAAATAAACAAATGTTAGTTGAAGGTAAGCCTGATTTGGTGCTTGCCTTTTATAGTGCCAAAGAGAAAAGCAAAGGCACAAAAAATATGGTTGAGCAAGCCAAAAAAGCGGGGGTGAGGGTAATTGAATACGAATATGGATTTGATTGAACTGCAAGCTTGTGATGTCTTAGTTTGTTTGAATAATAGACAAGATACTTTTTCCAAGATTAAAAGATGGGCTATGGGCAGATATGAGCACGTAGAAATGTATCTAGGTGTGGGGTTTACTGACATTCCCTTATTAGTTGAGAGTGATAATCGTGGGGTAGTCATTCAAAATGTCGCTCACCAGGACGGCAGACGAGTTGTGGTTATGCGTCCCAATCTAACTAAAAAGGAAATTAAGATGCTCATCAAGAAAGCAGTCGAGGTTGCAAGCGATAACAAAGCATCTTATGATTGGTTTGGAGCACTTCGTTACGCAGCTTTGCGTGTGCTACGTGAAAAGTTTGGGATAAAACGACCTCTTATTCACAAATATAAGAGAGATCCAAAGATGATCTGTAGTGAAGCTGTAGCCGAGTTCTTCTGGAGAAGTGGTATTGACGTTCTACCACAAGACATTGTTCCGATTCCAGCAGATTTTGCTGAGGAAACTGATATTTTGTCATACGTGGAGCTAGGAAACTTGCTGGTAGCTCAGGAAGGAAATACAGTTAAATTATTTTTAGATGTAAGTTAAAATATTAAATTAAACTTTACTTTTGTCCACTGGGTGGAGGAAAAATTCCTAATTAATTATTTTAACAAAGAACCCGTCTCAATGAGACGGGTTTAATTATGCCTTGTTAATAAGCTTTCGTGTTCTCTTTTCTTTATCCTCTAAAGAGTAAATTAGGTTTTGCTTTCCCCTTTACTACGTTGTAGAATGTTTCCCATTTTATCTCTGCTTCCTTACGTTCAGTATAACATACAAACTAGAGATAATGAGAATTACACAAATTCATCCTCTGCCAACCAGAAGTTACGTTAGTTCTGGCGACCCCTGGTATACAGATGAGGCAGTTGAGAATGTTGGATTCAATGTTTGGAAGAGTAAAGATGGTTATGCTATGTCTCACGCTAAGGCAATTATAGTGGAGGTTATATGCGTCTCAAAGTAGAAAATAACTATGGTGAAACTGATATATACGATTGCCAACCCACCGACTGCGAAAAGTGCGGGCTAAAGTTCTTCATTATCCCTCACTTCTTTTGATGCAGTTCCCGCTAAATTAGTAAAACGTATCTTATCATCGTTGAAGAAGTAAGCTTTGAGTATGTCAAAGTCGCCACGCACTGTGGGCAAGGTTTGTAAGAATTGTTGGTGTGCTACCAACTCTGCTTCGTTTGTATGTACTCGCAATTCTAGCTTACCCCAAGGAGAACCAGCTTCAAAGTTTTGAAAATCTGTTGGCAGAACTCTAAATTTGTTTATGCACGCTATGATGTCATTTGAATTATGAAACTGGTAATGGATGGCAAGATCCCGTTCTATCATATGTTCAAGCGGAAATTCGGTGAACTCATCCATCAATTTAATAGTAAATAGATTAACATTATCAATCCACTCTTCACCGATATTGGGAAGTTTCTTAAACCTAAAACCAGGATGTGAAATAAATTCGAAATGATTCCAATCATACCAATACTCTTTAGGTTTGTTCAATTGAAATAACCCAAACCCTGTCTCGTCTATTTTGGTTATGTATCCGTGAGTGTAGTCTTCTCGAAAGCCTACGACAACCTGTTCACCTTTATGAAAGAGTTTCTGGAATCTATTATAATTTGACTGCCAACTATCTATACCCATCATTCCTCCCCAAATGTTTGAATAAAATCAAATTCGTGTGGGTCTACCCCATATTTCTTAGCCAAACATTTTTTGCAAATGACTTGGTATTTATCCTTATCAGGAAACCCCGCTCTTTTTAGCTCGTCAAAGAACTCTGGAGTGTTTATTCTTTTCACTTCCTCAAGTGAACCACCTTCTTTCAGGTCGAGGTAAAGTTCATCAGAACATTCCTCTTCTTCATCCATATCTATCCCGTTGCGTTCTTTATTTGCTGTCTTGAGCTTATTGAAAGCCTCCTCTAAGGTTTCTATCTGAGAATCTAGTGCTTTTTCTACGAGTCCCATAGATAGCACATTTTCATAAGCGCCAGAGTTCAATATAAAATTGACTGCATCAGCCAATACCTTTAATTCATCATTGGTCAGTTCATCGAACATAGCTACCTCAAACAGAAAGTTTATTAGCTTTACTTCTATAATATTTTAATACTTCTTTTGGTTGCCCGATTGGTTCGTGCCCCCACTCCTCCATCACCTCTGGATCGGCAGCACACGCAACACACATTGTTGGTATTTGAAGGGCTTCTTCAGTTACATAACCAACAGGTGTGTGACAATTTACGCAAGTATTTGGAACTAACTTAGCCATATTTAACCTCCAGATGCTTTTTATCAACTATACAATATCTTGGTAACCCAAAATTAGGTGTCAAAAATTCCATTTCTTTCTTTATCTCATCATAGACAACATATGTTAGGTTGTCTACTCGTTTAGGATTGAAATTATCACAGTAAGAGAATTGGTGAACAGAAACTTTGTGTATGCTACATTTACCAACTCTCCTGTATTGGTCTTTCCCTCTCCTAAAGTGTCCGTGAGTGCATCTTATACAGCACTTTGCAACTTCAAAGTTGATGCCTTTAAGCTGTTCAGGTCTATCTGCCGTATTCTGAGTGTAACACTTGAAACGAAATTTACATCTCTCACATCTCTTTACAAGCTTATAGAGCTTTTGTCTTAGCTCATATTGGTCATCAGCTTCTTCATCTTCAAAGTCGTCATCTTTATCATACCCAATTACGTTACTATTATAGGTTAGCTTTTCAATCTTCATCTAACTCACAATACTTTGGTAATTTACTTCTACGGTTCTTTTTATTTAATTCAGCCCGCAGTTCAGCATATACCTTGTCAATTTCTTTCACGTCTTTTGGTTCAAATTCACTGCAAGAAGATTTTTGGTGAACTAACCAATTTTTCTTTTTACATACAGTCACCACTCTTTTAGTATGGTCACCATAAGAAGCAGTAAAATCAGCGTACCGACACCTCGAACAACTGTTGGTTAGTTGCCAATTTATTTTTACCCTGATAGGTCTTTCTTTGGTCGTAAAACAAATAAATCTATATTCGCACTCATCACATTTCATTCTACTTCTGCAAATTCCTCTTTGAATCTAAAACCAAGACAAGGTTTATCACCATTCCTTTCAGTAAAGCATTCGAAGCGTCTTTCACATTTGTTACAGACTGCTTCATTTTTCTTGTCCAATATCCAACCAAACACTCCACTTTTTGGTTGACTGTAGGTGGCATCATAACCTATCTCTGCACCACAAATAGCACAATGCCCTGGAAATATATCAACATCCTGGGCAAAGGAATCATCTAATTCAGCACTACCGTCTTCATTAAATCGTAAAGTAGCACCAACGCAATTACGTGTGGAGTCCACGATAAATTCTTCCGTGTTACCACAACTAATGCACACGATTCTTCTTATCTTTGCCACCCTTACGTGCCTCCTCAATCTCCTTTTCCGTAGGCTCTTTTGGTGGAGCTACAGGTGGTTTAGGTATTGGTTTGAGTGTCCTTTTGGGCATTTTTCCTTTCTATCAATTCTGGAAACGCTGTTCTTAACGCCGCCTTCTCACGATCTAATGCCTTAGCAATCTCACCATAGCTTGTTGCGTTTTTAATGATATTTCTAAGGTCAAGCAACCTATTAATATAAGGGTCAACATAACCCTTGATATAATCCTCCTTAAAAGAATCTATCTCACTCACCGTTCATTATCTCCTCAATTAGTTGGGTCTTAATATATTCCATAGCTTTTTCTTTAGCAGCCTCTTTATCTTCCTTATCTATTTTACCATCTACAACAAGATTAGTCAAGTAGGTTTTGATTTTACCAACGGCACGGGAAGGTCTTAGGTTGTAAAGTTCCATAATCTCGTCACCGTCTAATGGTGAAACGAGAGATTCTGGCTGCTCTTTCATACACTCATCAACCATCGTAGTCAAAACATTTATAAATTTGTATCTTGAGTTTTTTGAAGAACGAATATCACACTTAACCAAGTCAAGTAGCAAGTAAATATTACTCTCTCCGATTTTTCTAATCATCCTCATTATAACTCTTTTACGTATCTCACCTGCAACAAGTTCCTTCTGTAACATAATTGGGGTCATATGATACTTGATTAAATGGCATACTCTATCTATGGTATCATTATCATATTTAAGTCTCCTAAGAGCCTTTCTAGCTTTCTTAGAACCAACGAAATGATGACCATAGAAGTGAACGCCAGTTTCATCCTCAGTCTTTGTTTCTGGTTTAGCTATGTCGTGCAGTAGGCAAGCGAGTCTGAACTCAAGATTGTATTCCTTGTGGTCAATTCTTGCACCTTTATCCAGAACCATTAGAGAGTGATGGAAAGCATCTTTGATGTGATTTTTGCCTTGCTCTATATTTTTCAGGTTTATAAATTCTGGAAAAATATAATCCATAAGCTTCATACTGCACAATCTCCTGATACCAAAACCTGGTTTTAGAGACAGCAATATTTTGGATAGCTCATCTCTGATTCTTTCATTGGAGATGATGCGAAGCCTCTCTGGATGGTTAACTCTCACTTCCATTCTGAAACCTAGCTGACACGCAAATCTAACTGCCCTCATCATTCTTAGAGGGTCTTCATTAAATCTCTCATCATCGTTACCAACACACCTGATAGTCCTTGCCTCGATGTCTTTAATTCCACCAAATGGATCAACGATACCCTCGGTCAATGGGTTACGGGCAATAGCATTTATGGTAAAATCTCTCCTAGATAGGTCATCTATTAGATTATTGCCAAAGGTTACCTGTGGTTTGCGAGAATTGTTTGCATAAACTTCCTTTCTGTAGGTGGTGATTTCAATTAGCTGTTCATCTACCATCAGACCAATTGTTCCAAACTTCTCACCAACATCGTAGACGCTACCAAAGCCCCTTACCAAAGATTTAATCACCTTTGGTCTGGCATTAGTAGTTAGGTCAATATCATAAGATTCTCTGCCAATCAGAGAATCTCTAACGTGACCACCAACTTCAAAAAGTTCGTAACCTGCTGTATTAAACTTTTTTGCCAGTCTTCTAATTATTTCCATTAGCTTTCCCAATTATACCAAGAACTTGAATGTGTCTTACTATCTTTGTCACCACCCACACCATACACAATCTCGCAACCTACTTCCTTACAAACATCTATTTCTTCTTGGGGGATAGGATTATCTTTTGGGTTTCTATCCCCACCCTTCGCAAAGATGTTGGGTTTAATTGCTCTTATAGTTTCTGCTATACCTCTTCCCTCATCAATTGACCTTACAACCAGATTGACTGTTTTAAATTCGTTCACGATAAATGCTCTGTCCCACCATTCATATCTTATCTTGCCTTCAAGTGGAGTCCCTTTTCGCTTCATTAATAATTGTTCATCGGTGTTCAATATAACGACTAGCCACTTCCCAAGTTCCTTTGCTGCCCTAAAGTAGATAAGATGAGTAGGTGTGGGCGGATCAAAATAACCCGATACTGCGACTATCTTTCCATCTTTTTCCAGTTCCTCAAAATTAAAATTATTTGGGTCAATTACTATCATATCTACCAATTACCTCAAATCCTTGTAAGCATTTAGGAGCAATATACCACCTACCTATTACATAATCAGCGTAATCTACCACACGTTTCTGGTGATATATTCTTATCTTTTCTCCTTTTGGACAGTATAACACAAAGTAACACATTTTTCCAGCAGGGTGTTCATTGTCTAATCTCCACTCCGACCCCTCTGGAAGTTCAATTGCTTCCTTGTTTATCTGTTCATCTAAAAATTCGACATACGCACCACGCTTACCGTGAACAATGCGATTGAACGATGTGGCAACTACCTGCCCACCATTTGTCTTTATTGGTAGTTCTCCACTAAATCCATACTTGTTCATTATGCGTAAGCCAACTTAGGATAGGCTAGAGGTTTGTCTTTCTCTGCCTGCACTTCCTTCCCTTTTTTGTCAATTAAGATGCCTGACAGATGGTCAACTTCGTGTTCAACAACAGACGAGAGAATATGGTCGCATTTAATCTTTATCCCCCCACCATCTAAATCAGTTCCAAATAGTGTCATTGATTGTGGTCGTTTCACTTCATACCATTTTTCAGGTATGCTGAAACACCGCTCAACCACTTTCCACGCACCTTTTTTATGCTTCAAAGTAGGATTTACTACTACTAAATCCTTACCCCTATACTTCATCACAAAGACACGGACTAGCTCACCTAGTTGTGGAGCTGCCAACCCTTGACCTTGCTTCTCATTTAGAACCCTTGATAACTCTTCTGCCAGGGTTTTTAGGTCTGAGTTTAAAGACACTTGGTGAGATTTTTTTCGGAGTATCTTCCCGTTCTCGCTGTTGATTGTTATTAGTTCCATCTTTCTTCCTTTTTGTTACTTCGGTAAAACATCTAAATCTGAATTCACAATAATCACACTTGGTAAAATCCGTTGTGCGATTAAAACACATAGTCATAAACCTCTTTAACTTTGCAGCCTCTTTCGCTTCCTTATCTTCCTCTGGTTCAATCTTAGCATAACCACCACTCGGTTGCCATTTTTGCATCTTCATCAACTCTTGCATTATCTTTTGAAGCTCTTTATTATCTGGCACAGTCGTGCTGAAGATGTCTGGTTCAGGTCCAAAGTCAGACCCGAAATCGGGCACAGATTTCCAGATTGCCATCGCTTTTGAGAACGTAGCTTTCTTTGGTGGAGGATAAGCTTGCCTCATTCGTTCTCGTTCCTCGTTTGGTAGCGTAACCTTTATCCTCTTTCATTTTCCTCATCAATTGTACTGTTTACCCAAACTTGGGAATTTATAGAAATGTTTCCTGCCTCTGCTCCGTGCCTGCCCTGTGTCCAGCTAAAACTAATCATTGAATGCCAGTCAGCACGAATGGGTGGTCTGAATTCCCCTCTAAACTCTGACAATTTATACTTCCTCGCCAGCTTCCCAACTTCCTTACAAAAGTCTTGATACTCTTTAGGTATTTCCATCTTCCCTCCCATTTATTGCATCTGCAACAATCAAACCACTCGCAGCCGCTTGAAGTATACCCCTTGATACCCCACTCCCATCACCTATACAGAATAAATTATGGACATCGGTTTCGAGTTGGTTGCTTAGTTTGATTATATTTGAGTAAAACTTTACTTCCACTCCATAGAGCAGGTTGTCCCCCATCATAATCCCTGGAGTAAGTTTATCCATAGTTTTTAACATACCAAATATATCGTTTAGGTATCGGTGGGGAATCACTAGAGATAAATCACCCGCAAACGGGTTCTCCAATGTCGGTTTCACCACGCTTTTACTCAACCTCTCCTTCGTTGTTCTTCTTCCTTGCTCTAAATCCGTTAGCCTCTGAATGATCACCCCACCATCTGATATGTTATTTGCTAACGATACGATTGATTTACCATATTTTATCGGGTCTATTGGATTTCCGAAGGGAATAGACACTAAAATAGCAAAGTTGGTGTTATTGGTTCTATCTTTTGAGTAACTATGCCCATTACAGGTTATCAACGTATCGTAGTTCTCACGTACAACGTGTCCACCAGGGCAGACGCAGAATGTTCTTACTTGGTCATCGAATGGTTTAGGGTAGTAATAGAGTTTGAAGTCGTGAGCAAAGTTTATTAACCTTTCTACTACTGTGCTAGGCAACTCCATTCTTATACCCAAATCAACTCGATTACCTACGTTCTTTATCTTGAGATCGTGGGTTAGTTCTTCGCTTAACCATTCTGCACCTTCACGACCAGGGGCGAGAATAAGATATTTACACTCGTAATGGTTACCTCGGTTAGTATTGACCTCAAAGTAACCTCTTGGATGTTTGTATACGCAGGTTACTGCCGTCCCGATCTGAATTTTTGCATTTAATTTATTTAGCATATCCTTTGAAAAATTAAATACACCATCTGTCCCTAGGTGGACCGTACTGGTTTTTACTAAATCTAATCCTACACCCGCAGCTTTTTTGACTAACTCATTTTCCTCTTCAGCAGCGTCTTCTGGTAAAGTTACATTAAATAATTTTAACGTATCCATTAAATACTTTTCTGTAACATTATTTCCTACCAAGGACGATAAATTTCCACCGACTGTAGTGGAATAAATGAGCTTTCCATCAGAAAATAGACCAGCACCCCCAAAACCTGATGTCTTAGACGTTCTTTTATCTATGCTCTGACCTTTTTCAATCAGAAGAGTATTTAGTTTTAAGCGATTAGCTGCCGCTATTCCAGCAGGTCCAGCTCCGACTATAATTACGTCATACATTATGGTTGATACTCTACGCACAAAATTTTCATATCTTTACCCCACTAACCATAGCCACCGCTTTCTCAAGATCACTCATCGTGATGCCCTGTGCTCTTATCATATTGGTTAGTGTTTGTGCAGCTTGGTGTAGCTCCATTCCATCCTTAAAGATACGTATCTCAGGATAGCAAGCTGTCCAACATCTGAACCTTTCGTGACACGTATCACACAACCCAAAATTACTATTTCGCTGTCTTTCTCTGCACTTTTCCCACAGATAAACACTTTCATCTTCATCCCTGTTTTTCGGGATGTTTTGGATGTTGGGAGTTATCGTTTGAAGTCTCCCCGTGTCAGTTGCCACATAGGTTTTCCTACTTTTAAAGTCGTGAACCAATTCTCCAGCGTGATAATCACTAAGCATAAATATTGCATCGTCTGGAATGTACTTGTTTTTAATTATGGGTAATCCTTTATAGTTCCACGATTCTTTTGTCATACGACTCTCTCTAATAATTTAACCTTGTCAGTCTTTATCCGATTGCAGGATTCCCAAAGAACTCTGCCAATTTCACAAGTATAAACCACAACGTCACGGTCATACTTCTCACGCATATATTTACATATCCAGCGTATAAATGACCGATTTTTCCCAACCCACAGCCCACCTTTGGTATACTGTCCTGGGTCGGGCATTTCTCTAGGATAAACCCATTTTCCCTCAAGGTATTGAATAGGGTTCGCCCTCTTTAAACCTAGAGACCTCAATTGTGGGTCAAGTGCTTTATAGTATATCATTCTGCTGCTGATATTGCCTCAGCTACTTTATCTTTCAGTTCAATATTAAAAGAGAGTTTCTGATCTTTCAACGGAAATACTTTACCAGTTTCAGAGTTCTTTCTCCATATCTGGAGATTGACTAACTCCTTACCAGCATAATTTACCCTGGTGATTTTCAAAGTATCTGCTTTGTTCTTTTGAATCTCACCCAAAGTAGCGAGAACCTTCCACTCACTCTTTTCGCTCTTGCCTGATTTTACTCTGCTTGCTTTATCAGCTTCACCAAAACTGCTCATTTTTATCCTCCAATATTATTATACAACAAATCAATCTAATTGTCAAGTCTTTTGTGTTTGCACTACCACCAACTATCTCTGCGTCTTTGATATAAGCACTCCGCCTTAGACCAAGAACCTTGCCACTGAACTCTGTGACCATATCTACGATGTAACTTGCCCATCCCCTCTAGGTTATCAGAACAAATGTTTGCCCAAATATCGTGCCACGCAACCGTCCATCTGTCAGTCTTATCCCACTTTATTGTGTAGGCATCATCGTGGTAGATATGAACTCTTGGGTCTGTGTAATGTGGTGCAATAAGATTAATAACATCTTGTTCTAGCTCCACAACATCTACTCGTTCTACATTAGGGAATGATAGGGCAGCCTTTACGATACAACCGAGTCCTAGACCATTTATTAAAATCCTGCCACCATAATTCTGTATCTTATAAATTGCTTCTGCGTGGTCATATATCTCGGCAGGAGTATCGGACATTATTGGATTATTAAAGCTTCTATCTTTACATAAGCGAGTGTAAATGCCAACTGGTACGCTCCTACCCCCTGCGTGCAGATTAAAGATTGTTCTTTCAATATCATCTTTAACCTCAAACTTTTCTACATACCACTCACCGCTTCTACCTTCTGGAATATCTACTTTGCAGAGTTCTCTAAGATTCAGCATTTTTACCTCTGAACTTTATTATTTCCTTGATAATTTCCTCAGTGGGTGCTAGGTATGTCTCATCATCAAACTCAACCACTACGCCCATTTCATCACCACTAGCTAATACACCCACTACAAATGGTTTACCATCAGTTTCACCATCGGCAATCCTTATTCTAAGCTGGTCAGTGAGATTAACTTTTTTTATTTTCATCTGATACCCTCTTTCAATTCTTGCAAATCCTCGAAAGTTTCCTTTGCTGTAGCCATAGCCTCTTCAAGTGCAGAGTAGTCAACATCGAGATTCCACTTCTCTTTGTAGTGTTTGAATAGTTTAATGCTATCGAATCTAATGTAGGCTTCACCATCGGAGTAAATAATCTCGGCTTTGCCCACAGTGATGTGATCGTGTTCCCAATCAGATGGGGCAAAAAGTTCTTTTGGTTCATAGCGCCTTGGACCTTCAAGTAGCACACTACCCTCTTTTTGATTGATGGTAAATTTCCACTTGATTTGGCTGAGAACTCCAGAGTCAAGCATTTCCTTTACTCTGAGGTCTTTAAGCTCCTGGTTGAGATTCATTTCTTCCTCAGTAAGAGGCTGCATAGCTTTACTTATTTCTTTTAGTCTTTGGGTTATTTCACTTTTCCTCGACACCGACTGCCTCCCCTAATTTTTTTAATACTAACATCTGATGACAAGTATTAGTTTTTGCAACCAAGTCCACTGCCTTTATGTAGGCAAACAATTCATCCTCTACTTCCTCTGGTATATCTTTGAGCTTTATTTGCCCAAGTCTAAATGAAAGATTGATAAGAACTTCATTTGTTTCAGGTGATAGTGAACCGATATGTTCCTTAATTAAGAACTCGCTGAGAGTATATAAATCTTTCTTATCAACCCCTAATTTGTCTGCCGTATTCACAATACCACTCCTTGTTTTGTTTGTCATATTTCATATACCGACATCTTCTATAAGGTGAGCCAGTATAATTTGCTCGCATCCAGCTATGATTACAATCATCTCTTTCAGGATATACGCAAAATTCCTTTGTTTCGAGTTTGTCATATATCTTACCTGTATAAGATCTGATTCCAACAACTTCATCCTCATTTTCGAGTGGGATGTGAGGATGTATTTCGTGTGCATAAATAGATTTCATTGGTTTCTCAATTTGTGCCTCTGACATAGTAAAACACTGAAATCTATCTTCACACGTTTCGCATTTTCTCTTTAGCTCTGGATAGTATTTCTTTGCAACGAAACAATCAAGTAGCTCGGTATTACAATCGGCACAAATAATTCCGACATAACCTTTATTAGACCATCTGTTCTCTTGCCTTACCTTCGCTACCCAAACCTTATCAATTGGTTTACGTTCCTTACATTTACCGCAATACCATCCATAACTACGGATTTTAGTATTGAAAGTTGGTGGCATTTAATTTTTATGACCTCTTATATAGATTTTAACAATCTTTGGCAGGATTTCGATTTGAGGCAATTTTTGCCTGTTTTTTGAAGCTGTACTATTACCTTATTTACAGCATCTTTTTTAGTCTTGGGGAAATATAAGTCTACCGCCACTAACCTCGCTTTCCTTGGGTCACCGTCTTTCCAGATTTCGTACGGGATGACTTTTTCTGCCTTGTCTTTGAGGACTTGGTAGACTTCGTTTTCCGTTGTGTAGAGGACAATCGTTCTTTTGTCCCCGAAGTCCCTGATTTCCGTTCTCGTTTCGGTTTCCCTAGAAATTTTTCCAGGTTTGTTCTTATTGGATGTTTCTTGTATTCTTCCCATTTTTCCTCACTTAATCCACAGGAATAAGCTTCAACAGTGTAGGGTTCTTTTCCTGCTTTAAATAAAGTAATCCAATAAAGTTTACCATCAAAGTAAACTTCACCCTGTTCACCCCACTCATCCTTTATCCACCTGCCAGACGGACTTCGTGGTTCAGGGCTTGATTTTACAGTTCTCCTTTTCCTCTTAGGTTCTTTGAGAGCCTCTTTCCTTGCTTGTTTCTCCGCTCTCTCAATAGCCTTTTGAAGTCTTTTACTTAATCGTGGCATAAAGTTTGCTTCCGTTTAACAGTTGCTTTTCCAAATCCGTTAGTGTAGGGTGGAAAGCAGACTTCCAACCGTAGGTATAAGCAGCATTTCTCAAACGAATTTTTATCTCCTCCTGTTTGGTACGAGGAATACCAGGTTTCCGCTCATCGAACCGATGAGGATTTATCCATCCGTTTGTATCTTGTTTGATAAGTGCTTGGATAGCCCTTCCTAACGCCTTCGCCCTTCCTATTCTCTTCTCAAACGGGTCAAGTGGTGAGCAAATTGCTATTCCCCTTGCCATTGGCTCGCCCTTAGTATTCATTAGCAAACAAACGCTAGTCTGCTTGTCATAATAAAATAAGGGTGGATTGAGTTCCTCTCTCTGCGTAGGGCTTAATTGTTCAACAAGCTGTGTCTCCATTTTTACTCCTTTATAAATTTAATCCCTTCAATCTCAGTAGCCTGAGATAAGCGTTACAAAGCTCATAACCATCAAAGTTATCAGGTAATGAGGATCTTTCTGCCTCAGTATCTAACTTTTCTGACAATATCTCCCACTCATCATAGAATTTAGTCCAACCCTCATCACTCACAGGGAGTTTTGGGTTAGCGTAATATTTATAAAGCAACCCCTCATTATACCACCCGTTTTCCTCTGCTTCTTGCCAAAGCTGTTTGAAGTTGAAACACATAAAACCATACTTCATCAAGAATAGTCCAGAAAACATTTCTCGATAGGTATAGATAAGTGCTTTCCCGCCACGCTGAGACAACGCTCTTTTTCTTTGCGACTCGGCATAACCTCGATAGTAAAATCTCAGTTTTTTTGTAATAAAGAAATTTCCTATTGTGTTCCAAGGCACGTACTCGGTATCCATATAAGGACACATAGGAAGTTGGAGTAACGTAACCATATTACCATTGTGGTTGCAAAGCAGCCTAAAAAATTTCTCAACTTCATATAACTGCACATCATATATGCCATCAGTAAACTCTATCGTATCTCTACCTTTACGCAAATCCAATATCTTATCAGTAGGGTCTTGATATATACCACGCAAATCAAAGTCGCTATCTGGTCGTTCCAGCCCCCAAGCGTGAGAGCCAGACACGGCTAGATAAAGAAGTTTCTGCTTTTTCTCAGCTAACCTCTGTTCAACCTTGCCTGCACCTATTGCTACGTTGTTTAGAACCTCTTCTTTAAAGTTCCCCATCACCAAATACCTTTATAAATTCACCCTTCTTTTGCTTTGCCCTGCTATTTTTCCACACTAACCACACACCATTGTCGTGATATTCTAAGTATTTTACCGCATCAGTTAATTCGACTTCAAACTCCTCGTTAGTTTTTAAGTGTTTTGGAAAAGGGTACGGAAACCACTTCGCCGTAAAACATTGAAATCGTAATATACAGTTGTCACACTTTCTCCTATGACACTCCATAGCAAGACGGCAAATCATATAACCGAGGTGCATCCTGCTATCCATTATCTTCAGATTTATGTATTTCAAGGTTCATCAAATCCATTATTGATTTTAATGGCATCCCTATTTTTAATCTGCCGCTTAGTTTTCTTTGAGTATAACACTTAAACCTGTACTGACAATCATCACACTCTGGAGTTCCAAATCTATCACAATCAGCCATAGAGATACCGTTCTCATCCATAGTTAGATGTATCTTTCTCTCTTTACCATCGAGAGTTATTTCCATCGCTGAACAAGGTTTTAATAGTTCTCTATCTTGCCACCTCGATCCTGCTCCACCACACAGGTAGTCCCTACCACCGCAAATGCTACACCGCCTCACCCTACCAAATCTGTCATTATTAGATAGCTGACATACGGTACTTCGCCACTCACCCATATCGTGAGTTTCGTGTGGTTCTTGTTCATATGGTACATTGATTGTTTCTTCATCTAAAAACATTAGCTACCTGTCCCTACTGGTGATTCAACGAAAGTTTTACCCTCTACAATGAAATCCTCAAGGTCATTCTCGTTAATCCACTCTTTTACTTTCTTTATCCTAGCAAGTCTGTCGGTTTCGCTTATAACTACTAACCTTTGTTTACCTTTCTTGCCGATAAATTCCGCTAAGTTCGAAAATTCTTCTCGCACAACTTGAAGGTAATCAAAGTTGAGTTCACACCATTTTGGTTCTTCACCCCTATTCCACCTTTCTTCTATTCTCTCTTTGTTCCACTCAAAAGGTGGTAGAAGAAGAATAAACATTTCGGGCTTTGGTGTTCCAGATTTTTTATAAATGTCATCTGTCATCGAAAAGACATTTCGGCACTCTTTTGGAGTCATCCACTTGAGCTTCTTAAATGCTCGTATATAAGCTATATCGTCCAGAAAACATCTATCACCGATAACAACCGACTTTGGTGGTTGCTTCTGAGCATATGCCAAATTCTCACGGTGCTCGATACAGTGCAAGGCAGCTCTCCAAATCTGACGGGTTACTTGTTCTTGTAATGCGTCATAGTGGGTTAGCTGTTCTCTTACCCGTTCTCTATCAAAGAATTTCAAATCATTCATAAGCGTAGATTTCCCCACGCCGTGAGGTCCACAGATATAAATGACTCGTTTATTATCTTCCCTATTGAACACAAAAGGTGGCGGTGGGCACAGTTCGGGTTTCATTTCTTCTCCCATCCCATCTTCTTTAAATCTCTAACGCTAACATATCCCTTGATAATCTTTGAAGATTCCTCATCCCAATTTATTATCACTTCACATCTAGGGCAGTAAACAAACCACAAGTCCAACTCTTTTCCAGTTTCCTTGTGTTTGAATTTCCTGTGCTCCTGAGACAGTGGAGTATCTTTTAATCCACAGGCTGGACAATCAGCAATAGGGATACGTTTATATTTAGTTCTTACAGGACTTATGTTCATACGAATTTCCTTACCTTTTTGAAGTTCATCTGCACTTTTTTATGCCCATCTTTATCTTCTCGTATTGCAACCTTAATAGTTGGTGTGATGAAATCAGCAATAGTATCGGCTTCGATATTATCCATCCGTCTTATGGGCAACTCTTCAACATCAACTTCTATATTATCCCTGTCTGTAAAGCAAGCAAATTTGAGCATACAATCTTCACAGACATCATCCACATTCTTTGTGCCGTAGCAGTGAAATTCTTTCCACCAGTTCCGACCATCACCAGTTTTTCCAACTACTCTTATTGTTTTCATTATACCACAGTTCGATACTTCTTGTCAAGTTCTTCTCGTTGGCTGCGGTGAGTCCAACAAAGAAACTTTAATTTGCAGCCACTTTCACAATCCTTAAAGCCGTTCTTTCTGGCTTCTGCTCTGCAAAGTGCCAGCAATTCGTCATTAGTTTTTTCGTCTAGGTCTATCGGTTCTTTAGAATGTTCCATATAATACTCCAAACACTCTTTTGATTCCTCCAAGTCCAGCCAAGTAAGCTTAAAACCGCCAGCAATCAATTGACCAGCTTGTGCTTTGTGTAGCTCCATAGTTCGCTCTTTTACTCGCTGATAGTCTGATAGCGTGTGTCCTTTGCTCAGAGTTATTACTTTTTGTGTGTTATATTTGCCTAATATATTGCGGTTGGGATAATAATAGGTGAACCTATACGATGTAGGTTTGTGGTAGGAGTTTCGTGGGCTATCTCCAATACCATTAAATACACACAGCCAAGCATCGTAACCGTCTGTCCACATTACTTGCCGTTTTGTAACTTCATAAGGGTATTTCTCACCGTCTGAAACAGCTATACTTGTTAGACTTCCCTTTGTGGTCACCGTTGCTGACCGTCCCTCCGTATCGAATTTGCATTACTTTATTTAGCATACACATTAAAATAATTTAATAAACTTTAGCACCCCAGGACCTTGGGTGGTTGTTCCTGAGCGAGCAGCTCCGATCTGAAAAGTTGTATTTATTTTATTTAACGTTTTGTCCAACATAAAAATTTATCTTTACAGTATTCACACTTCGTCTTGTCAGAAGTTCGTTCCTTACATTTATCCCTAAAATAATCGTCACTCTCAAGATGGGTTATCTCCTCCGCAAAACCAGCAGAAGTAGCCCGCACCAATAATTCAGCATAGTGTTCCGCCTCTTGTTTAATGACTTCTGTGCGTGAGGGTAAACCCTGATGATAGTATTTCCCTTCCAATCGGTTCTGGTATTCCAATAGTCTGTATTCACCCATTTGAGCACCAAGCTCTAATAGATGAACGCAGATATGTATAATATCCTGCTTACGGTTCACTAGAATAGCCTCTTTATTTAACGTTTATAATCTCATCCATAGGTTCAATGCTAATATCAAATTACAATCACCAACGATTCGGTTTCTTAATTCCCTTTCAGTTAATCTTAAAGGTCTTTCTGTCCAACAACGAAACCGTACTCGGCACTTTGAACAATCAAATGCTTTACAAGCAAAATGCTCATTGCCGTATTTGGTTGAAATAATTATCTCCTGCATTAGAATAATTGTAATTGCCTATCAACAGGCTTTGCTTCTAATGCTTTTGCAAAAGCACGTTTAATAGCATCTCTGGTTAGTCTCCCTCTTTCGGTAGCTATTCCACCTGAATGACTTATTGCCGCAGGGTGATAGGTAACGATAACTCGGTAAATTCCTTTGTACAGGAACTCTTTTCCAATGACATCCCCCATCTTAAAACCAGAATAAGTCTTGCCGCCCAAGGCAAGATAAGGTATTCTACCCATAGAGATAATAACTAGAGGGTTGTATTTTTCTATTTCATAAGCTAATCGTTCATTACAACAAGCAATTTCCTCATCTGTCGGGGTTCTATTGTTCTCTCTACCATCTACAATTTTCGTAGGTCTACAAGAAACCGCATTTACATAAATAGCAAACTTATCTCTCTTAGCACCCACACTCTCGATTATGCTGTTCATATCTTGACCTGCCACCCCAACTAGAGGTCTACCCTCTTTGGATTCGTGGTAACCTGGTGCTTCAGCAAGGGCGAGAATTCGAGAGTCGTGAATCTCGGATGGCACAAAAACGTTATCCTTTAATGGACAAACATCACACCTAGCAAGGGGGGCTTTAACGACCATTGTTTAACTCCTTCATCTTGATATACACCCGCACTATAGGCTAGATTTATTTTGCCATCTTTTGTCATACTTTAAGCCTTGCTTCGTACTCCTCATCCAGCTTCTTACTTCATCTTTTATATCTTTGATAGCATCTTCTGCATCGCTGACCGCCATCTTTGCTATATCCCCATAGACAATTCTGAACTTATCGAAAGGAGTATCTTTCCAATCATCTTGTTTTGGTGTGTCCCATTTTACCCATTTATCAGGTCTTGGATAATATGGTTCTGGCTCTTTCTTAGGCAATTTCTTCCAAATATCAACCTCTATCTCTTTTCTTTTCAGACTTTCGATAAATTCTCTAACCGCTTTTACTGCCTGTTCGTGTGGAACGCCTTCTTCTATAAAGGCTTCATACATAGCTTGATAGGCAGGGTCGCTAAACACTTTCTTTTGTGTAAAGCAAATAAAGCGTCTTGGGCACTCATCACAAATGCACTTTGCGTCTACTGTTTCTTACCCAACTTTATGTCACCTCCTCCTTTTCAATTTTAGAATTATTATATTTTAACGTAATAACTCAATTTTATTTATCAAAATTTTCCTTCGGTGTAGCTCTCTCAGTGAAGCACTTAAACCTATTCGGACAATCCTCACAAAAATAAGGTTGTTCACAAGTTTCCGCTTCACCATAAGTATCCTCGGCAAAATGTTTATTAACAACTCTTGGGTCTTTTTCTTTAATCTTCTCGAACCCCTCACAATGTTCCAACCAAACAGGGTCAAAGTTGAATGGATAGTGAAACCACCCATTCTTGATTCCAGTTGGATTCGCTTTAATTTTAAGTCTCTTATCTGCCATCGCAGGCAAAGCAACTCGACCAACACTAGCGAATATTCCCATCATTTGTAGCATTGGGTCTTTTGCAAAGTGGGTATTGTAGGGGTGGCAGCATTTGCTATGAGCATCCCCAGGATTGTGTCCTCTCCAGCGACACTCATAGCAATTTGGCTTGACCGATTTCTGCTTTGCCATTACTTCTTACCGAAGATTAAATAGAGCAGGAGTCCTATGATAATACAACCAACAAGGAAATCCATTTAACTCCAAACTCCCAATGCCTTTCTGTCTCCTAAGACTCTACCTCTTGGTGTGCGTTTGACAAATCCTTTGGTTAGAAGGTAAGGCTCAATAGTCTCCTCAAGAGTAATCCTATCAAGTCCAGTCATAGCACTCAGGTTTTGAAGTCCAATAGGCTTATCTGAAAGACAACTAATATATGCCCTGTCTGCATTGTCCAAGCCATCTGAGTCTATTTTCATCTCAGCAAACCACTCAACCAATAATTCTGGAGAGACATTACCATTGTTTAGAGTAATTCTATCATATACACGCTTAAACAAGAATAGAGCAATCCTAGCAACGGTCTTACCTCTCTTTGCTATTTCCTCTGCAACGTAATCTGGACAATCATATTTAAGATTTTTGGCAGCTCCAATAACGATTCTCTGTAATTCTTCCACAGTATATGGTGACAACACTAGAGAAACAAATCTTGAACGAAGAGGTCCACTCAAACTACCTGCCGTAGTAGTAGCACCCAGTATTGTTTGGTTACCCCTGTCCATTATACCCAGTAACCATTCTTCATCCCTAATAGTATGGATTTCATCTACAACAACAACAGGCTTGTGTGGGAAATCATCGTAGCTTCTAACATTCACCGCAGTTACTATGTCATTTTCGCCAACACTGTCCGCAAATATCTTCGCTATTGTTGTTTTACCCAAACCAAAGCTACCACTGAATAACACGTGCTGGACTGGTATTCCGTGTTTCTCAGTAGCTGCCAGCATAGTTCTCAATTCTTTTTTGATTGCTTCCTGCCCGATATAATCATCGAATGTCTTAGGGGTAACTAATTCATTCCAACTACTAATAGCCCTATTAGACTTTCCCTGTGCAGGAATTTCTCTTCCAAAAAGAATTAGCGGGATACAATGCTCACAGTAAACCTGCCCATCTACTTTACCTAGATGAACTTCACTAGAATTTTTTCCGCACCTTGAACACTTGGGAAGCAAGAAATCAAACATTCAAACGTATCTCTCTTTATTTCAACTGTTACTATAGTATCGTTATGATTACCACCGTGTGGTACAAGTAAAATTCTGGTCATAAGGAATCCTCTATTGATTCCCATTCCCATACTGTTCCAACCACACGAAATAACTTTCGCATTTGGTTTTGTTATTCGAGCAATTTCGTCTTTTACCTCAGACCAAAAAGTTGCCCTTGTTCTTATTCCTTTTTGAGTATCTAACCCAACCGATTTGTAACATTCAGCAATCTGTCTTGGTGAATACGGGGGGTCATACAAAACACCGTCAACACTCTCATCCTCGAATAATTGTAAGAAAGCCAGAGCTTCCATATGATACTCTGCCTCAATTTTTGGATTGAGATCGTTGCGGATATGGGCAGGACTATTCTCCCCACAAAACGGATCAATCCACAGCCTATCCACTTTAACTATGTCCTCACCGTATGGAGCTTCTCTGTGAAAGTTCCACGAGATGTCGCCCATCTCCTCTTGGATCAATTCTGCTATTGGTTTGATGGTGAATGTATGCTTACTTGGCATACTCCACACCCGCTCAATTTTCACCGATAGCCCTCCATATTTTGTGCATCTGTTCGGCAGTAAACCAGCTACCTTTAATTATATTACATCGGCTACACGAAATCACTATATTATCTTTTGTATAACCTAATTTATTATCCTTTCTATCTATTGTCAAATCCTTTAATCCTTGAACTTTTCGGCTTCCAATAACAGGAAATACCAGTTTGCTATCGCAGTAATAACAATTTAAATCTTGTTTGTTGAACCATCGAACAAATTCATCACAAGTTAATTCCACAGATATACCACGTTTGATGGCACGTGATTTAATCCCTGCAAACAACCCTCTAGGAGTCTTTCGGTATGCCCTGCTGTAATTCTTTCTCCTCCCCTTATTATTCTTCTCCCAATTTTGTCTCCTCTTTTTGGCACAAGTCTTGCAATATGTGGCTTTACCATCTTTTCTGGAACGACATTTCCAAAACTCACTATCTGGTTTCTCTAAATTACAGCAGGGACACCTTTTCATTTTCTACTATATTTGAACCATACTTTTGTTTTACCCATTACATCAACTTTGTCGGGGTGCTCGCATATAAAATTTGCCTCATCAGTTTTTATGACAGAGCTTCTAGCAATCTGCTCTGGCGTGTAGTCTTTCCACATTACCTTTGAATTAATCAATACTGTTTCATCAGTTCTGTGTTGGAACATCCAATCTCTTGTAATTTCTTCTTCGTCTGGCTGTCTGTTTGCATTTAAAATATTGATATATTTGGCAACTTCTGTTTGTATAGCTTGGTTTATATCTTTAGGAATGCCATTTATATCTTTATCACCTTTCGACTGGTAGTGTGCTTCTACCAAACCCATAAATGATTCGTCTACTTTTCTTGCACTAAACTCTTTGCTATCTATGGCATCTTTTACTTCCTGAGAAGCACTTTCTTCTATCATTACTTGATTTTTTACTCTTTTAGCTGAGAAGTTAGAACTGTTTGCTACTTGCTCAACAGACCACCCGATATTTATTAAACGAGTGAATGCCTCTCGTTGCTCAGGTTCACTCAAGTTTTTCCTTTTAGAGTTTAATACTATATTTAATGCTAAAACTGCCTCTTCCGAAAGTGAGGGAACAACTAGACACGGCATCTTCTCCACGAAAGGTCTGTAAAAAGAAAGCCCGATTTCTGTTGCCTCTGTATAGCACCTGAATTTGGAATTACAATTATCACAATCAGGATACTTGTCACAAGTAATCCTCACACACTCCCCATCCTTGCTATGCACAACTTCGATGTGAGGATAAGGTATTATGTCATAGTAATATTTGCCGTAGGTTACTTTCATACTCTTTCTTTTACAAACTTGGGAGCAATAATTTCTATCTGTCGGTTCAATTGCACCCAACAATCATACTCCACAGCATTTAAGCTATCACGTTTAGCATCTAGTACATTCCACAATGCCATTAATTCTCCAGCAGTCGCCTGGAGCGTATAATGATTGTCGGTTATTTTTGTCGGCGTTTGTTTTATCTCCATTGTGCTCCTTAGATGATTAAATCTCCGTTTGCACCATCAACTTCGCACTCGTAAAGGCTCACATCATTCTCAGGGTTCTCGTGGTAGCCCTCCGCATCTCGTTCAATATCATACTCCTTGTCAAACTCTACCCTTGCTACCTCTGCCTCTACTCTGTCTGACCTGACGGCAACTGAACTAATCACTCCCTGATAGACACCTACGATTACATATACTTTCACGCCAAATCCCCCTTTAGATATTCCTTAAACAGTAACGCTGTCTCTCTCCCAATATGTTTACGTGCATCTGGTGAGTCAGTTATCTCTCCCGCAGCCTCACGGAGAATGTCTTCGGTCATCAAAGCGATGACCTTACCAGTATTCTCTATCTTAGCCTCAACTTCACCACGATTCAAGATGTGATTCAATCTTTCACGAGTGACCCACTCATTAGCGATTGCCTTAGCTTCTTCAATCTTCTTTAGCTTGTCAGGGCTAACTTCTCTAGGTGTTTTGGTTTCCCGATACTCATCCCGTTTGTGTTTCGCAATCACCCGTTTCCCATTATTCAGCATAACTTCTTCCAGTGGTCGCAAAACAATTCCCTCTCTAATATGTCCCTCACCCATCCCATTTCGGATTGCCTGCACACTGTCCGCATCACGTTCTGCATTTATTGCTTCGATAGTGGTAGGTATCTTCGTATAGTGAACGAACTCAAGACCTAAGCTCTTCACGAATTCCTCTGCCTTGGGCACATTCAGCCACGTGTCACCAATTTTGACTTCGAAGGCTACAAAGAGCATTTTAGTTCCGTAGGTCTTGCTCATTCCCTGTATCTTACCACCATAATACTCACCATAAACGTGAACGTGTTTGGTGGGTGTTATTTCATCTAATTTCTTTCTGATTGCTTCGGCATCGAAAAGTTTGATAAATTCTTCATAACTTCCACCACCCGCAAAGAACGCTATTCGGCTAGGAACAACCACGTTTTCATCCGCAGGTAATGCTTTTGCTGGAGTGTAGGAGATGTGAGACGATGTGCCGTGAATTTTCTCCATAGCATAGCACTCTTTGAACATCAAGATTTGCTGGTCTTTATATAAGTTATCTATGTGTAAATATGCCATTATCTATCCTTAACCTTCGATGTAAAACATCTAAACCGATATGGGCAAGTCTCACTTCTACAAGCAGCAGGCTCAACTTCATCACATATCTTCTTTATCAGACGTGGTTGGGTGTAGATGTAATCACTCTCCCATTGATAAATCCTACCTCTCCGCACAGGATTAAATGTTCTTACTACAGCCCACGACCTACGAAAGTTACGCCCCACGTGTGGTTTTCTCGTATTATAGTAAGTGATTATTTCCGATTTGACACCTATATAATCCAAAACACCGAGTTCGTAAAACTCTTTACTTGCTTGCCTTTTCTTTAACCCTACTATCATCTTTCTGTCCAACAAATAAACCGCTGCCAACACAGGTCACAGTGAGTCCAATTTATTTGTTCGCTCCTACACTTTGCTCTTTCCATAGCCTCCGCTCCAGTTTGCCGATTGGAACTTGCTACACATTGTGAACATAGATAATGCTCTCCACATCGGTATTGAGCATAAACTTCCATTCCACAACGATAGCATTTGGTTGCCCTTAGCATATCTTCTCGTTAAAGAGAGAATAAACATTATACTCAGGATTAAGTTCGTGAGTATATTTAGCTGTGCCAGCTTCACCACGCTTAACTTTTAGTTCTGCTTCCATAGAAGTTTCGGCATCAACTTCGTAAATATACTCTTGGCGAACCACTTCTCTAACTTTATACTTCATTGCCCCACTTCTTTCTTAATTTATCAGCTATATCTTTTTCTAACCCAAAAAATGTGCTTTTGCGTATGTCAAGTAAGCCAAAGGGTAAGTCCATATTGCTTTTCTCGGATTTTGAGTGTATCTTCTCGGTTTCCCACGATGTGATAGTTCCCTCTATTTTAACTGCTGGACATTTTTTACACGCATAGAAAATGCCTGAAATTCTGCTACGATAGAGGTCAGGATTATCTTTGGTATAACACTCAAATCTAGTCATACAAGTATTGCAGCCCTCTGGATAGTATTTACAGGGGTGCTTACCGAGAGCATCCTTGCACTTACCTACCTTATACCAGTCGTGTGAGTAATCATCACACAACTTAATTTCTTTTTTCTTGCCCATAACCCCCAACAGTGGGCGGGGGATGAAAGGAGTCTGATGGCTAAACCAAAGCACTATTTTTATTTCCCCACCCACATCTTACAGTTGTTAATATCTCACGGTATCCTTTTGGTTTTTGCCGATAGAATACTCTTATCATTTGACCTTGTTCATTAAACCCTTCAATAAGCGTGCCGTATCCTCTATTCTCCTCTCGAATTGGATTCTCAAATACACCACGAATATCTTCGGGTGCAATCCTACGAACTTTCATCCGATGATTAGAATGCCCGTTTAAGTAATATTCTACCCCATTATGGGAGAACAGAAGTTTCTTCATTCTCAATCCTGATTAGCGTTGAACTTAACCCATTCATTCTTTTTGAAGATGCCACCAACGAACCACAATCCGAGAGTAACACCCATCGCTTGCAGATAGCTAATGGTAACCGCTCCAAAGATTGAAGCAATTAAATTCCACGCTACCATAACAAGTGCTGAAATTGGAAAGAACGCAATCGCCATAATTATAAGAACTACGGCTACTGCTCCTATTCCAGCCAGAATACCTGCTATGATGTCTGTGAAGTCCATTTTTCCCTCCTTACCAAGCATTTGTATAACATTTAAACTTGTCCTTACAGTCGTCACATTCTCCATCACAGATAGTTGCTGTAGCTCCCGCAGCCCTCAACTTAGCTATCATTTCCTCAGCGTTAGCGATATAAAAAGTTGTGGGTGTCATTTCTGAGGCATCTTTGCTCTCTCTCAACCCCCAATTTGTATGTTCTCTGATAATCTTGATAATACTTATCTTATTTGTTCCAGTCTCTACAAGAGTAACACCACGCCTTATACTTTTGCTAGTAATCTTGTTGATTACCTCCACCGTCTTTAATAGGGCTTCACGTAGCTCCAATAAAGACTGCGTTAAATCAGGAACAAAATAATTATCTTCCATTCCAACTACCATTATACCACGTGCCTTACTTTTAGTCAAGAGCTTGAGAGATGGCGGACGGATTTGAACCGTATCTCCCAACCCAATAGTCATACTGACCAGTGGAAGAATTGTATAAAGAATTATAAAGTTCTTTGCATAATTCTTCTGTCTAAGGGTGTGTTAATTTACACCACCGCCTACCTCTCAGTAAAACACCGAAATCGGTGTTTACACTCCTCACAATCTTGTTCAAGGCAATCCTCAATTACCAATCTCATATCCTGTTCACTGGTATATGCTATCCAAGCATACCCGTGCCCACCGATTTCCTCAACCAGCCTATACATTTGTTCGAGTATCCGTTTGGGATTACTACGGTGTTTCTTTATTTCTCGTGCCAGTAGATGCCATCTGCGATACCACAGATTTCTTCGCTTCTGGCACTTTTCATTCTCATTAAGCTCCTCAAAGGCTCTGAGCTTCACTAAGTGCTTGCGTTTTCTTTCTTCGCTAATAGCCCACGTAGTCATTAGCAGAGCACCACGCAATCCTCTTTAGATTTGCCGACCCAAATTCCCATATGCTTACAAGGTTCAATCTGAGTATCCTCTCCGCAATAGACTGGAACTCCCCACTTATCGAACTCATACCAACTGGCAAGTCCGTAGCTGTCAAATTTGCCCTCCATAGATTGGTATAAATCCCAACCACTATTCTCTGAGTTGTCAGGGTCTTTTACTACAACCAAATTAGTAGCAGACATTGCCACTTCCCACGCTCTAACCTCAAGTTGGTGTTTACGAGCATATTCGATAATGGGTTTAATTTTGTCAACTGTCCAATTGTTTCGTCTGTTACCGAAGGCGTGATAGGTGAATTGTGCTGGTGGGTAATTGCGAAATTTCTTCATCTTAGCGATAACTCGCTCTATCACTTCTTCACCAGTATCAATTTCATAGACTTCTTCGGCTTCAGCTTCATTGACAGTGAACTTTTTCTTTTCGCTACCCTCTTGTATGCTTGGTATGTTCCTTACCCTTGCGACTGGCATACTTTTTTTCTCCTTGCATTGGTTGTGAAACATCTGAACCGTTTCACGCAGGTATTACATATTTCTATATTACCCCAATCCGCACAGCCCCTTTCCAGCATTGTAGGTTTTGCCCAAAATTTACCTAGACCCACAAAATCTATTTGATAGCGTATCGCACTTGTAAAGTGCCCACCAAACATATAGGATACTCTCTGCTTATCAAGAACTACTCCACCGCTTCCTATCGGTATTACAGTCCAACCCTTTTTACCATAACGTGTGGGGCAGAGGGTTTCCTCATTCTTTAACTGGACAAATTCCCCAACTTCAAAGTTTACTGGCATCTTCTATTCCTACTAACCTGTATGGTTGGAGAAGCTTTTCAGCGAGCTTTTCATATTCTGTTTGTTCCACTATATAAAATAGGTAGTGCGGGCATCGGTGTGTTTCACTAAACATTGGTTTCTCTGTTAAACACTCAAACCTTTTCGGGCATATCTCACAAACTTCGTAGCGATTATCTGATGTTATGAATTCTCTGATTACAATCAACTCTTTGCCTGAGTGCAATTTATTGTCCTTAATTTCACATTTTATTCGCTTAGTTCTGGTTGCTCTATCCCAACTGCCAACCCACCCACTACACATTCCACTAGCAAACCCTTGTATGATACCTTTCATTGATTTGTAAGGTGGGGGAATAAACCATTCAGGTTTGCCTCTCTCTGCCCAACCATCTACAAGATAGAGCTTATCTATCCCTACCTCATACTTACAAGCGTCATAAACGAACCCGATATGGGCTGAGGTAGTTCTAGAACAAGTTCCGCCACCAAGATACTTGCTTCGATTGCTGATGATAAACTTGTCCTCATCCCTTATAGCAATACAGGCAGCATAAGAGTAAATCCTATCACCCTCAATGGTCATATGACTGCTTCTGCCTCTTTTAGCGCCCTGAGCAAACAGAGTTGCTAGTTCTTTATTCTTCACCATCGTCTCCCATATTGCTTGCCCACAAGCTGGACATCTTCAACTCCAGCCTCCTGAAGCTGTTCAATAGTAAATTCTGGATTTCTCTCTGTGTAGCACAGGAAACGCAGGCGACAATCATCACACTTTTCGGGGTAGTTTTTGCAAAATACTGGAACTTTACCACCCCAAGAATTAGTTGAGGTAATGAATTTCCCTTTCTCGTCTGCCGTGAACCCTGCTCGTTTTATCTCGTCAACGTGCTTGCAAGTTCTGTCTCTACGAATATTGTATATCCACGCAGGACAATTGCACGTTAGCAAGCCATCATCACGCATCTTCACGGTATAAGTTTTGTCAGGATTAGACTTTGACTGGACCTCGGCTACAAAATTGTAATACTTCATATTTTTATCTGCCTCCCGATATAAGTCCATCTCATTATTTCGGGATTTACTCCCCTATCCACGTGAAGCAATTCGCTAGGCTGAGTAGTAAAGCAAATGAACCTCATTGAGCAAGCCTCACATTCTTTATTACACTCAAGAGTATCAATGCCGTCTTTATACTCAACGATGGCAAATCTTCTTCTCATTTTAGATAGACATCAATCCCTTTTGGTTGTAAGTCGAGCTTCAAAACACCCAAGACTTGGTAGTTATCGTTGCCCTCGTCAACCGCTACCACCGCATCCTTCTCATTTCCTATAACGAAGAGCCTTTCGTTGGTGTCTCCAAGCAGTTTTTCGAGTTCGTCACCCGAATACGACTTGCCGATAATTACTTTCTTCATCTGTATTCTACCACCACTTTCTTGAGACAGCGTGGGCATTCACGATGTGCATCAGCCTCATCATATTCCCATACTCTCCCACAAGATTTACAAACTAAAACCTTTTGTTTTTTCATAAAATGCCTCGACCAAAATGTTGTGAGCCAAATTTTTGAAAGTTTTCGGGCTACCACCCACTGGAAAAGTCCTCATACCATTCCAACGTGCCGTTCTTTTCCTTAGCTAGAACTGCCATTCCTTTCGTATGCCCGTGAAATCGCTTCCAGTGAGGACATCTGAACTCAGTGAAATAACCGTATTCTCTCTTGCCTGTGTAGCGGTTGAAGCCGTAAGTATAAGTAGAGACTTCACCACGCTCAAGCCTTGTCCCGCACTTATGACAGTAAAATTTGGTATCGGGAAAAGATGATATAAGCTCGTCTATCACGGCTGACCTCCAAACATTTTTCCTATCAGACCCTCAACTTGAATTCAAAATCGCACATTACCTGCCTCTAAATATCTGTGCAATATCAGTACCACGTATCATTGGAATCGCCCTCGGTGCGGGCGGTTTGATACCAGTAACTATAGGATTCCCCCAAACGACCACATCATCGCCACACTTTGGACACTGAGCAATATCGAGGTCTTGACAGAAATCTTCGCAGATTTTCAGCCACTTCTTTTTGTTCAAGTCCTCAAAATATTCCACACACTCGTCAGTTACCCTGACAGCATTAGGTTTCCCATCCTTGTCTTTTACAACAAAGTTTACGCCTTCGAGCAACCTATCACCAAAAGAGTAACCATCAACAAGAACGTGGTCAATTGCTCCACAATTATTGCACTTGAGTTCCAATTTAGCCTCCCTTAATTCTGGTTAGTTCCTGTTCAAGTTCTTTTAGACGCTGTTCATCTTTCGGGGACATACTGATAGTTCCCATTTCCAGAACTGCCTTAAAGTATTTCTTGTATATCCCCAACATTTCATATAAAATTTCTATTTCATTCATCGCCAGAGAAACCTCCTTCTCCGTTTATGGAACTGTGTTTTTTCATCTTGGAGAATCCCTCTCTCAAGGCTTGATGGGACAGGTGGTTTTCCTTTGTTGGTAAAACACAGAAATCTATCTTTACAAGTATCGCACATATTTTCAGGTATATTTAATCTCTTTAGAATTTCTTCGTGAGGTATTTTACGACATTCGGCACAGAGGTGTAAGAATAAGTTGCAAGTTTGACCCTTTCCTATAACTCTGCGTATAACCGAAACTGGATACAAATTATCGCATTTTGTCCTGCCACACAGGTCACATATTACCTGATGTTCTTGTTCTCTAATACACTTTACGCACAGAGGTTTGATGACGGCTATTCTGCCCCTCGAAGTTTCTTCTTCAACCCTCACTCTCCTGATTTCTGAGTGAACCCAGCCACAATTGACGCAATAACCAATCCGATGAGCCACCTTCTTCTGAGGTTTCTCATCATCATCTTTTATTCTCTCTCCAAACAAAAATGCTGGCTTACCCATCAAAATTTCCACTCCATTGTATAGCATTTGAACCTATCAGGACAGGTTTCGCACTTACCCCTGCTCCCAACATCAATTGCCTCTATGGTAACTCTCAAATACTTTCCAGCATTGAGCTTGAGTATTTCAGATATATCGTTCTCAAAAGAATATTGTAGCTTTGGTGAGAAATAAGTTTCTCGGTTGACATTAGGACAACCTAGCCACCACCCAATCTCCATTGTCCTACCGTGTTCATCGTGGTCAACTTCCTCAACTTCTTCGCCAAGAAATCCTTCAATCTGCACTGGAAGCACTGCCTGAGCTTGGGATTTTAAGCATAATGCTTTTCTCCGCAGAATATTATATGCCTCTTGAAGTTCTTTGTATTTGGGCGTATAACCTTTTCCAAGAAGAGCAGACATTTCGTGACGAATGGCAAGAGCTTCTTCTTCAGCTTGGTTTGCTTCAGCGATTAGGGCTTCTCGTTTAGTCATCTTCCATCACTATTTTCTTGCCGATTTTCTCACTCCACCCGTAATCAGAGTGATTAGGTGTCATTACCCAAATTACAGGGCAGATTATATCTCTCGGTGAAGGATAACTACCCATCCCATCAGTTAAGTAAATAATACCATCTACTTTCTTATTGCCTTTCAGCTTGAACTCTTTACCAGCACCATTTTTCCAGTAACGCTTCTTGACAAACTCGAACACTGGTCTAAAGTCAGTCCCGCCGTAACCAATCCTTTCGTGTTGTGCAAGCTTAGGCTTTCTTTTATACTCCTCAACCTTTTGAATATCCGCATCGCACTCCACATAAGTCAACGCAAGTTTGGCTGCGTGCATAATACTTATCTCTTTGAAGAATTTCGCAAATTCCTCATCATCAATAGACCCCGAACTATCAACTGCTACCACAAAATGTGCCTTTCTCTGCACTACGTAACCTGGCTGCACGATGGGGAAGCGTCTGTTAATTCGTTTTCTGCTTGAAATAAACTGAGCAAACTCCTCGTAGCCTACGAATTTCCTCAATTCAGATTTCCAGTTTACAGTCTTATGAGCAAGAACCGCATCAATCAGCCCTCTCACATAATCAGGAAGATGCCCTTGAGATTTCTGATTAACTCGGTGCATAGCTTTTTCAACCATATCCTTGACCTTTTGGTGAGCCATCTCTTTATTGTCCGCTCCTGCCTGCCAAGCTTCGTGGTTGTCTATGGCTATTGGGACTTTCATCCCATCAATTTCAATTATACCGCTGCCAAGATCTCTCCGACTATCACCTGATTTGCCCTCTTCCTCTTTAGCTTCTTGTTTTTTCTCGTCTTTACCCTGACCATCATTATCTTGTGGTTGCTGACCACTGCCACCACCAGCTTGCTGTTGCTGTTGTCCACCAGAACCACCAGAACTGCCAGAAGATTGACCCTCACTTTCACCTTGACCTTGCCCCATACCACCACTATCCTTCAACCCATCCCTAGCCTCTTTTTCTCGCTGGTCGGTCATACCACGACCACAAAGAATAACCTGCTTTGGCAGCTTTTTCCAAAGTATATCGTAGTAACTCTCAGATGGATTGTTTGCGTCAAGACTCATTTTTTCAGCACCAACATCAAACCCTTTAATTTGAAGAGGCTGACATTTGTGCTTATTTGGGTCAAGTTGTCTCTTGCACAAGGGACAAGTATGTGGAAACTGCCCACCAGCAATCTTCCTTACGAATATGTTACAATCTGGACATCTAGCACCATCGGGTAATCCTTTAATATACTGATTTATCGCTAAATCGGTAGCCACATTCCAGACATAACTGTCTCGATTCTCGATTCGGATTAAGTGTTTATTCAGCATATGGAGAATTTCGTGTTCAAGCAAGGCAAGCTTCTCGTCCTGCGTCAACCCCCACGTATGCTTATTTGGATTGTCAGGGTCGTAATCGCCAGAATTATAAAAGCTTGTGTTGACAAACAAATTAGGTTTAAGGTCGCTGGTAATGTTTACCGCAAGAGTATGAACTACCTTGCCCGCAGAAGGGTCAGCGTGCTTATGGTCAACATTATGCCGCTTAAACTGCTGTAGGAAATGCCCATAAAAGAACTTTCTTTGCAGGATAAGTTCGATTATCTCACGTTCAATACCAGCGTAACCCTCTACCCCATTGCCATTCATATTGGGGACTTCAACTTCATTTACCATTATCGCATATCCTCTTTGCGAGCCTTCTTGAGTATATCAAATAGTGGTTTACCAAGTTCGCTCTGGAGTAATCGGTCATTTATGTCAGGCATTGGTGCTAAATCTTTGATAGCACTAAAGGATAAATCTTCAGGTATCATCAGCAGGAAATGCCCAACATTCAGCAATTGGTCGTCAGACAGCTTCTTGCTTCTGCCATCTTTGAGAGCGTCATACACATCATCGAATGTCTCTTTAAGCAGGTCGTGTCTGACATCGCCTTCCTCAGCGTGAACTTGCTGTTGAATACGCTTCTTGACTTTTTCCCAATTGTTAAAAATTTCGGTTGCCTTGACTGGTTTCTCAACTTCCTCTTTCAGAGATTGCATAAATGCTAAGGAAGCTGCCTCACCAAGAATACAGGTGGCGACTTCACTCCAATAGGAGTGCTTCTTTGGAATGCCTTCCAGAAGCTTACTCAAGAACTCATATGAGCGTGGTGATGGAGTAATCTCTAGCTCCATCTTAATTGCCTCATTACCGAGTTGCTTGCTATCGGTTTGGATAAAGTCAACTATCTCTTGCTTTATCCCATTCTCCCTTGCCCATCGTATCCACTGCCGTGTATCCAAATTCCACTTAATGTTCACGAACCTATCAAGCAGGGCAGGGTCAAGTTCTTCTACAAAATAATCCCCACCACTAGGATTACAGGCACAAACAATACCGCAGTTATCAGGTATTTTATGGGTGTGTATTCTGCGGTCTAATACAATCTGGAATGTTGCCTGCTGGACATCTAACCTACCTCTATTCAACTCATCGAAGAATATGAGGCGTTTCTCTCCATTCTGAGGAAACCAGCTTGGAGCGAGCCACACAGTCCTACCAGATATAGGGATTTTCTTATTTTCTTGAGCACAGATAGGGCAATAAGACTCTCTGGTGCTGAACCCGAATTTCGTTTCACATACGGGACAGTAATATTCTTGGGCGGGAACACCGATAAGGTCACCAACCTCTAATTGACCCAAACGAAGGTCAATGACCTCGTAGCCGAGTTTTTCAAAGATAGCACGGATAATCTGCGACTTACCGATACCGTGCTTGCCCCACACCAACGGTGTGAGCTTTTTCTCGACACATTGAGTAAGGATTAACTCCAACAGGCTAATATCTTCCATCCGAAATCTCCTTTATCAGTATAGTATAATTATAACATAGCCTACTTGATTTGTCAAGTTTTTCATTTTGGCGACTGAACCTTCAATACCATATCCACTACATCAACGTTAAAATCATAATCACCTAAAGCCCTATCCCGATAATAACGTCTGAAATTAGCATTGAAATATTTCGGTGGCACATAAATCCCACCCTTTACCTGCAAAACAGGTGGGTCGGGTTTCCTATCAAACTCTGGCGAGCAGGGTCTTTCATCAGCATTATCCATAATTAGCTTCCACTTGCACCCACCTGTAAGTCCCATAAATCTATGTTTGCAGATACAGCACAACCACTCGTCTCGCCTCTCACCATCCACAATCATAAATTGGTGATACTTATTGTCAGTATCCTTATATGCTTCAAAGGCAGCTAGAGGATGATAATCCTCAGTAAAAGCTGATGAACCGCAGTAGTCGCCAACAGGACTGCCTTCAAGGTCTTGTAGAGGAACAAAGAAGTAGAGTTTATTAGTCTCTAAGACCAAGACATTATTTGCCCGCACATCATATGCTTTCGGAACGATTGCTATATTATTCTTCAACCTTGTCCACATTGTCTCCCTCAGACCATCTAGCAAAATTCCAGCCATCAAAATTCTTCTCATTAAAGTCTGGAATATGCTCTAAATCTTTCCTCTTCCTCTCTGCCATATTTCTAATGCTTCTCATCTGCAACGGAGAGAAAGGTCGGTTATAAGTGAAATTAGCCACGCTTTGAACGAAGTCTCTCATTCTACCCAACTCAGTTTCCAATAGCCTCAAGCATAACTTTCTGCACTCTACTTGTTCCCGAATATCTGCATCAGATTTGATACAGCAATCAGCATAGAGTGATGTAATCAGGCTTCTCTGCTTCGGTGATAATTCGCCTTTTTGCTCCACCTGAACAAGTAAACTACCAACGAATTGTCGTTGCCAGGGAATTCTCTCTTTAATTTCCTCAAGCATTTCCATCGCTCTTGGATGTTTCTTTACGAACTTGGCAAGGTTTTTCTTCTTTTCTTCCTCTGGAAAGTCGGGTACAGGAACAAAAGTATATCTACGCTGCCTCAAATTCCAGTAATTATTTCTTCTCACCTAAATCATCCAGACCTTTAATTTCACCGTTGCCAAACCAATCCTTCATCAGATTAGTAAAATCTTGTAAATTTTTATTCCCTTTGTAAGCTGCCCCAATCAACGTCAATAATAGCGTTTGCTCAAGGGCAAGTGACATAGCTATAGATTGTGGGTCTTGCACCATCATAGCACCCATCGCAAATTTTTGGCTGTGTTCCATAATATACTTATACAGAATTGGATTAGAATTGGCAAGAGAACGTAACTGCTCGTCTAACCACTGAGTGATAGTCCCACTAGAAATCCTCTGCCTCATATCCTTATTCTGCTGGATTACTTGGCTATCGCTTATTTTTGGTATTTCTTCTATTGTCATTCTTTACCTTTGTCCGAGGCACTGGTCGCTTCACTCTCTGGATTTCCAGTGTCTCTAGATTTATTATCAAGTTATCACGAGGCAAGATTTCTGATAGTCTCTTAAAGTCCTTATTGCTGTGAATTAACTCATTAACATTATGTAGTAATTGACCGACTTCAGCTTCAACTATCTTAGCCAACTCTGGACTACGTTTCTTGTAGTAGGCAACAGACATCCGCTCAAGGATTACATCTTTCTCTAATCCTAAGCTATCAATTCTATCGAGAACAAGTGCCTTACCAGTATCTCCACCCTCATTATAGACGGTAGCCCACTCATTTATGACGGCTGTGGGGATTTTGGTCTTGACCGTTCCTGGTGGTCTGCCACGTTTACCCATTGTTCCTCTCTTGGTGAGTATGCGTCACATTCGTATGCCACAGGTTCTCCACCTGATAATTCGGCACACACATCACAAAATCCACAACTCAAACAAAGGCTAAAATCTTCATCATACATTTAATGCCCTCATTATGCACATCATAAAGGCAAATTGGATGTTCGGGTCGTTCAGGATAGCAAGACGCACCCGACCCGACAGGTTCGGGCGACAAAAGAAGTTAAATACCGAGTAGTAAATATTCTTAATTCTGTTCATTCTGTTCGCCCTGCCCTCCAAACATACTGAAATGCTTCATCAGGTCGGTGTGAGCACTCATTTCCTTTTCTGCCTGCCTTCTCGCAACGTGGATAGTCAGATTAAATAGTAAAAAGTCCACAAATTGCTTTGCCCCTAGCACCATAGCAGTAACGAAATAGACAAAAGCCCACCCCTTTACCGCTAGCCAGAAGGACAGAACCGCAACTCCAACCGCAGGCACAAGAAAAGCGTTCCACAGTACCATAAAGATAAGTGCCGAGAGTGCTATCGCTCCACCCAATACAACCAGTGGTGCTAGTCCCTTTAGCAAAGTTTTAGCCTTCATTATTACTCCTTACCGAGTCGGGCAGGATGGTCAAGCAAGGTGTCCGATAAATTATTACTAATACTTACCGACCTTATTCTTAGCCATCCTGCTCCGCAACTCCCTTATTTATTAAGTAGGTCTGTCAGGGCGTCTTTCAGATTAGGTGCTTCCTTAGCTTGAGCCGTTGGTGCTACTGGAGGTGTCTCTCCCTTTAGCTTGGCATCAATCAGAGCTTGCACCGCATCTGTGTATTCATCGGTGTATGCTCCGTGCTCAAATGGCTTGGTGTATTTGTTGATAACTTGACAGATAAGCTCTACCTCATCATCTACCACCTGAGCCTTTGGTACTTGAGGCATATCCCTGATTTCATCTGCATAATAGACCGTATTAAGCAGAAGTCCGCTACCCATCGGCTGCATAGCACAGATGTGCTCTCGTTGCCTCATAACGATTTTACCGATAGCAACCTTGCGTTGCTTTTTCAGACCCTTGACAAAAAGTTCAAATGCCTTGACCCCGATTTCCTCTGGAAGAACGTAGTAGGCATCTTCCATCATCAAAGGACTGAGTTCGTCAGCTTTAACGAAGCGGTCTATCTCGATTGTCTTAGCCGACTTGATGGGGAGATTTTCCAGTTCCTCTTTGGTAAAGGAAATCACGTTGCCTTTGGTAATTTCCACACCCTTGATGATGTCTGCTTCGGTCAGAATGTTGCCGCAGGACTTACAAGGTTTTGACCTGCCAACCCGACCCAAATCCGTTGCGTGATATTCGTGGAATTTGACATCGTGCTCCTTTGTGGCTTTCACTATTCTCATTGGGATAAGGAACGAACCCAACGAAATAGCACCCTTGAAGATAGGTCTATCCGCCATTTTGAACCTCCATTTTGGATTTTGGTATCATACCAGCTTAAACAACTCTTTGCCGTCATAACCATAAGCGGTATCGTTACAGACTGGACAATAAAAGTATTCAGGTATCTGTTCAAGCCCGCTAAAGTGCTCCAATCTCCTGCCACAGTGCGGACACTTACCAATTTCTTTCCAATCACACATATCCTCTTGTCTCCCGCACTCAGGGCATTTAAGCATTGGAACTACATCATCAGGAAAGAGCGGAGCATACCCACGCTTCATCTGCCATTCAAACCCTTCCCATCCGCAACTACATTTTATCCAATAGTCATTCTGCTGGCAGACCATCGGGATTGTTTCCCTCTCTCTCAAAGAACTCACGCTCTTCGGCAATGAGTTGCTCATCTGCTTTTTGCTTACACTCATAGCAGATAACCCCCTCGAAATCGGCATCTCGCTCTCCACAGATTAAACATTTCTCCATCTTCTATAATTATAGCATAGCCTTAGCATTTTGTCAAGCCCTTAAATTACCGCAGTAATTCTCCCACTGGAGAAGCTTCTGTGCCATCGCTGGTTTGATTTGTCGCTTATCAAGCGTATTCTTTATGACAGTAGTTTTGGGTGTGTGCCAAGTCTGCTCCATTATTGCTTTTATATCCTCAGCATCCAGTTTCCAGACCGTGCCACCAAACCTTGCGTAGCACAAACCATTTTGAAACACATAACCGAAACCCCAACTGCCAAGAGTATCCCGTAGCTTTTTAAGATAAAGCTGTTCATCCCTCTTTTTATTCTCGGCAGCTTTCGCTTTCGCCTCTTCTACTGCTTTGGCTTTCTCCCTCTCCCTAGCCTCTTGCTGGTCTATGACATTCTCAGTAAGAGTCCCATCATCCACATTACCAGCAAGACAATTAAAAGCGGAAGGGCAACCTTCGCACATTACCTGCATACCCTCAATTGACATCGGATTACCGACTATCCTCTTTTGGCAGATTGGATGTAATACTATACTTGGTGGAGAATAATCATCGGTATCCATACTTCTCCGCTTTGGCTGATACCTATGTCTCGTTGTCTTGAGTGGTCTGCGTGGAATGTGCGATTGATTAGTTGCCCCACAATGGGGACACCGCATTTTGTCAAGGATAAAGTGAGAGAACGCAAACTTTTTGCCTTTATCCTCTGACAGCGTGGTAAAATCTTTATTGCACCGATTACAATGGTATCTCATTATCTATATAGTTTAGCATCGCCAAGCAAAAAAGTCAAGGTCGTCCATCTAGGCGGTTTTTTGTTCAGCCTTCTTTGCAGGTTTGAAGCTTTCTACGTATGCCTCGACCCGCTCATTGATTGTCTCTTTCAGGTCTTGAGGAAATCGCAAGTCCTTTGGCTCAAGAGTAAGATATTGACTAGAGTAACAGGTAAATCTCAGCCTGCACCCGTCACAAATATCGGTATCCTTATCCATACAGCGATAGTCAACTCTCACAGGGCAATCTTTGAAGTTGATCACCACCGTCTTGCCTTCCTCAAGCTCGAAAGCTCGCCTTACGGCTTTTTCGAGGTCTTTGTCATTTATTTCATCATAATTCATTTTATTGTATCTATCTCCTTCACGGCTTTATCAAAGCGAAATCTATCAAATCTTGGATGCCTTAATGAGTTAATGCTCCCATCAGGATTGTATATTACTCCATTGTAAATTACCTTAATTACGATTTTAGGTTCAACAAGAACGTCATCCTTTAGCTTGCCAATGGATGGGCATCCTTGCAAAGCACTAAGCAATTCCATTTTTTCTTCATACTTAAAACCGCCACCAACGTGAGTAAGTGGTTTGATTTCCCCATCCACCAAATGTCCGACCAGAACCGTTAAATTCTTTGCCCTCTTAGTTCCAGTTTGATAACCACAGATAACCAAATCTGCTTCAGTTTGGAACTTCTTTTTTGCCCAATGATAACTCTTTCCATTTATGTATTTAGAGTCTAGCTGTTTGATTACCAGCCCCTCATACCCACTAGCTACCACTTGTTTGAAGAAATCTTCTAATTCTTGAGTATCGTGTATCTCAACGGCAGGGACTAGCACTACTTTATCAGTATAGAATTTCAGACTCTCAAGCAATTGTCTTGTCTCGGTATATGTTGCCTTTCCCCACAATTGCTTACCAGCATATTTGATACAACCATAGATGCCAAGATTACAGTCAGGGTCAAGTTTATGTCTCGCAAAATCATAGAAATCTTTGCCTGCTCCCCACACTAACTCACCGAGAAAAACGGAGTTGTCGGGAATGTCAATATTGGTCACAGGCATATCAGTCCTTATTCTGCCGTGCTCTCGTTTGTTAGCGAGATAGACAATACCATTCCGCTTAATAATATATTGAAACTCACCATCCAGCTTCACTTCTGCCACACAGGGGTAAGAAATCATCTCACCCTCAATTTCCATAAATGGCAACCCCTCGTAAAGAGGGTCTAATTTATTCATCCAAGTTTTCATAAGATAATTGCTCTCTCTGGCTCTCGCTCAGTCCAGCAAGTAAATTTTGTCATACACATTTCGCAATTTTTGACCATCCCATCCTCTGCCACGATGGGTAATGCGAAGCGACATTCGGCAGGACTTGTGCATTTACCACACCACAGCCTGCTAGGACAAGAGATTGTGTGGATACATTTATACACTATCACTCCACTCCTCTATCTCCACATCTCCGCCATCCCCATCACTTTTTAATTCACGCATAAGAGGTTCGTCAGTTCCGAATGAGGCAAATAGTTCCATTACCTCATCCTCATTTTCGGCGAACACCTCATAAGTAGTCCAGATTGTTTGAGTCACAGTTAGCTTGAAACGCTTTGCTGACATAGTGAGGCATTGAAAGCGATTTTTACACTTTTGACACTCTGGAGTTTTTTCTATCCACTCGATGCCAAGCTTCTCATTATGCTTTCCCCACTGGCATTCAAGCATCTTCTTTTTTGCTTCCGCTTCCTCAATAGCCATTTCACTAAATTGCATTTAATTGCCTCTAATTAAGGTTTTGAGCGTGGGAAATGTGAAAAAATACGCCAGAAATTAGTCTTTTTTGACCCCTTTCTCTTGCCGTTTTTTCTGCTTCCGAAGCTGATTTCTTGCCTTTTTAAGCCATTTCCGTTCAAACTTTTCAAAGTTTTTTTGCTGTTGGTGGTCATAGCCACAATTTATACAGTGTAACGATGGTTCAAAGCCTCTTTCCCTCACCCAAGTAAGACTCCCGCCAATACATCTCGGACAAGGATATTTCCAAAAGATTGTACCATCGTAGAACTTATACTCTTTTTCCACTCGGTAATGCCTCAAGTAACTCATTGATGGCAAGACCATTCTTAGTTTCTCTACACTTTGGACAACAGCCTTGCATTATCTCACAACCACCAGCTTCAAAAGCATCAAGAAAGGTTTCCACTGCCTCCCCCTCGATGTCTTGTTCAAAGATTGTGCTACAGCCAATGCACCTGAATTGAAATTTCATTCTTCACCCCTCAGCTTTCTGATGCCCTCTGAAATTTTATCTTGAAGCTGTTCAAGCCTTTTCCCGAACTCCGCTACGAGTTCCTCTCGCCTGTTCTCCAAGTAGAGAATTTCAGATTTGACCGCCTCGCAGGTGTGCTTTTCGGGGTAATTGCAGGTCATAACTTTATCACATCTCCCGCCACAAAATCTCTTTAGCGACCAACAGTTTGTGCCTAAACTTTTTGAGTCTACAATTGCCGATTTCATTTAATCCCCTCTTTCCCAGGGCTCTTCAAAGTAGAGACAGTTGGGGCATAAATAAACCACTGTTCCTAATACCGTTATTACGAGAAACGGTGATTTATGGCAGCGAACACACTCTACTAATTTGCCCTCATATGTCATTTTTTCTGCCTGTATTCTCGCAAAGTCCATTAACCTCTCCTATTCTATTAGTATAACATCGCCAGCACAATTTGTCAAGGTAGTTCATTCCAGTAGTCAAGTGTAATTGTTGTGCCATCAGGACAATGGAGATACCATCCCCACGCCTGTTCGATTTTATATCCGTCTTGCTCCATCTCTTTACGCAGAGAGTTATAGGCAAGGACATCACCCTGCGACTTGTGGCGGTGAACGCTTTCAAATAGTCGCTGAAACTCAGCTACCCGATATTCCATTGCCACCTCATTTACTTTTCGTGAATGGCACGAGCAAACTCTTGCCCTAAAGCTTTGCCAATTTCATCCATCTTCTCTAGGATTTTGGCTTTGTGATTTTTCCCTTTCCCTTTACTCCACTCCTCACCACCAATACTCACTTCATAGGAAGGCTCTTCTATGCTCTCCCTAATACGTGCCCTAAATTTGTGTGTCTTGGTAACAAATACCTCAACCTTTGGGTAGTGCTTCTTCTCATTCTCTGCCTGAATATGGCGGTCTATGATTGCTTTACACTCCTTGATAATGTCAGCAGGGTCATCAAAATAGCCCCAACAGGAGTCTAATTGCTCCCCATCGGCATCCTCAATCAAGTAACCATAAATCCAGCCACGCAGAAACTTATCATACTGTTCGACCTCGCTTTGCAGAACCGCTAAGGCTTTTTCTCGGACTTTCTTTGTAACGTGCTTAACGCCATACTCGTTTCGTAGAGCGTCTTTGTCAGCATAGATAAATCCGACCTGCCCCCAATCCCATCCTTGAGGGTCACAATGCCTAAACCCACCAGTATTCATTGCCAGTCCAGAATGGTCAATCAGGAACAGAGGCAAGGACACAATGTCCTTACTCTCCACAAAGCTGATTAAGTCTCTGGCATCAGAAAAGTCGTGTTTATCACCCAAATCATACCGCCTGTGAAAACACACCATCTTGCCAAGATTTTCTTCCCACTCTCTCGGATTAGGTGGGTCAATGTCTTGATAGATTTTAATCTTGTGCCCCCGATACTTCTCTGTCTCCACTAGATAATCTTCCATTGAAAACATTTTACTCTCCTTCTGAGGCTTAGCCTCATACTAATTTTTTCTCTCTCACCAAGAGACAACCGCACCAAACTTTTTGGCAATTTCCTCTACTTGGTGATAAAGTTCGCCGTTACCCTTTGTCATTCCCCACGCATCAGACTCCACAAATACTTTGCTATCCCTTGCCAAGTCTGCGAAGTCTATGGTTCGTACTTTGAATTTCAAATCGGGGAATTTCTCTTTGATTGCCTTCCGTAATTGATTAACCTGCGTCATTGTATTTGCTCCTCAGAATTTTTCGTTTGGCTTAACTTCTACTTCTTCCACCACCTTATAGGCAATCATAGTGGTATCCTTCTCATACTCAGTTGCCTGTTTAGCTAATCTCAAAGCATCACGAACATTATGCCCAAGATTATAAGCTAACCAGTTGTTTGCCTCATCCACCACTACTACTGCTTTAATTTTGCTTCTATACATTTTTTACTCCATACTTTATTTGCCCTCAAAATCAGGGCATTCATTTGTTGTGGTGCAGGTTTTACATAATCCCTCAGCACGGCACTGAGGAATATTATGTCTGTCAATAAATTCCGCCCACTCCTTTCGTCTTTGCTTTGCTAATGGAAAAGTCAATTCCTCACCATCAGCAGTTAATTTATTAGCCAGCACATCCCACTTTACTTCCTTGTGCCAGCACGCTGTCCTAGCACTCTCAATAGGAACTCCAAGTTCTGCCAGTATCTTCGCTGTTCCATTCGGTCCAGTGCCACCGTATCCACAGTTACACCCTGATAGTAATATCTCACCGTTATAACCATAAATACGGCAATTATACTCCAGCACCCCCGAATCATCTTGGTCAACGCCAAGAGGTTCAAAGGTAGCTTCCAATCCAAGAATTAGACCGAGCTTACTCTTATTTGCGTGCCAGAATTTTAGACTTTCCTCAGTTACCCCGTGCCCACCATCTTTAAGCAACATACTTGACACCTAACCTTTTGGCAATCTGCCGCACCTGCCTTGCTGTCCCTTTCGGTCTGTGCCGATAAGACTTTGCTGGAACGTGGGTGCGATGTGCCTTTACTTTATCCATTCTGAAAAATCGGCATATACCTTAGTTTGTTGTAAGCAATCTGGAGAGAAGCAGTAACATTTCTTCGCCTGAGCACCACCTTGAAAACGTCTATGTCCACCCGACCTGCTTTGATTTCCTCTGCCAATTCTATCAGCACTTGTGCTACCGCTTCTATCTGAGAATGTATGCCCTCGACCTTTGATGCTTCATCAATTTTGGCGACCCACCTATCCGCTACCTCATTAGAAATGGCATTACTTGCTCGATTTTCGGTGGGTCTTGACTTGCCGACCTCATATTTCCGCATTTTAGACTTGCTCATAGTATAAGTATATCACCGCCTCCCGCAAATGTCAAGCTATGTTGCTGGCTCAACTTTGAGAATATGGAAGCTGTCCTCAACATATTCACCCTCATTCTGGCAATCCAGATTTTCGACTTGATGAACGGCTTCTTCCTCAGAGTCAGCATCTACCTCTGCTTCTAAGGCTATTCCCCAAAGAACTCTGTATTTCATTCTTTGCCTCCTTAGTTTCTTGGTATCCAGAAGATGAAGCCTTTGTAGGTGCAAGCCTCATCCCAATCCTTGAACTGCTCCCTTGCCGCAGGCTCATCCCTTGTAACAATCGCTGGTCTCAATTCGGGGTGTAGGCAACAATTGAAGTTCCAGTAATCAATCTTATTGTCTGCCCACTCACCCTTGAGTGCTTGAATATACCAAACATTGCCAGAGTCAACATCCTCTTTGAATTGGTCAATGGTATAAATTACATTGCTCATTTTGCCTCCTTCGGAATACCTTTGAGGTCTGTGGGTTTCCTTTTGAACAGATAAATGATATTCCAGAAAATCGCCCTGATTATTCTCATTTCATCTCACACACCTCGCCAAGCTTAACAATTCGCCAAGGTTCGGGCTTGCCATATCCCTCTGGTGGTGCTTCTTGGCAATCCCAAACTGTAACCTCAAGTGGATGCTTCCAGCCACAATTCGGACAGGAGTTGTAAGTGCCAAAGGAATAGCACTCACCCCAATGATTTGTGCCGATTTCCTTCTCGAAACCACAAGCTCGGCATTTATAGCGTTTGTAGGAATACTTACCGATTGTTTTCATTGTCCTTTCTCCTTTGCCGTTCCCGCTTGTTCAAGCGAGTTATTAAATTGCGTGCCTCTTTCGTGACTCGCTCTGGAGTAGCTGTTCCGCCTCTCGCTGATGCAATTTTCTGAGCCAGTTCTCCAGTTACATCACATAGGATCTGCCTTGCCGTGTGAGCTTTCATTCTTTTCTCCTTTTATATCACTACACCTATTAGATTGAATAGGCAAACTCCTAGCATTATTACTGTTAAAAGAATAAGTATATTTTTAATCTGGCGAGGAAATCTTCGTGCAAGTAGAAGCAGGACTAAGGCACAAACAATCGCTCCACCAATTTTGAATGCCCAAAACACCCACTCAGGTTGTTCAAGAATACGCCGAACTACTGGATTTAGCTCATACCCACCATTGCCCACTACTACCTTAGTGAGCACGGCATCCAGAGAACTTAACCCTACGAAGCTGCCTGCTAAATCTGTATTCTGCACTTCTCCAACTCCTCAATTTTCTTAGCCTGCATATAGCACTTAATGCCAAGAGTAGCAATTAAGTCGGTGAGGTGATTTTCAAAGTCCCTCGTAGTGTCTGGACTGCCCGTTGTCCCGTGAGTATATTCGTGGAGAGTAGTGCCGACAAGCTTGGTTATGTCTTGACGCTTTAGTAATTCAATTTCAAGCTCGACAGTCCCGCCCACAAATTGACCGTGAGTAGTGAATTGCTTTGTGCCTTCTTGTCTTTGTAAGTCTCTGAATATTTTTATAGGAAACGTCTCTAACCCGACTTCTTTTGCGAGCCAACCCGCAATTTCTTTGCCCTCTTTTAAGATTTCTTTATCGTCTGGAGTAAGGTCTTTTTGCAGGATATACTGCTTTTTCTTGCCTTTATTGAAAACATCCTTTGAATTTGGTAGAATGTGTCGCAGAGTCCATTTGAGACCCCAAGGCAATGACAGGACTTTCCAATTATTCTCGGTAGCCAGTTGGTCATACGCTGAATTATCAGCAAGGCAGACTTTATCTCCCCAAATATCTTTGATTGCTGCCTTCCACTTGTAGGGGTATGATGTGGAGAACTCTTGAGTAAACTCAATTGCTCCTTTTGGCTCATCACGTGCACCTGCTAACAGGACTTCACGCATTAAATCGGGATTGGTGATGTGCGCCATCGTATCTTGGATTGCTGACACAATTTGAGAATGACCGATGGCATTTCTATCCCGATTAACTAAATCTTTCCGCCCTTTGAAATTGTATCCAAATAGAGAATTAACGTGGCTCACGCAGAGACCATTAACATAAATTGACCCCGCAGGGGATAAGATGTCAGTATGCTTTCCTCGTGCCAAGACTGGTTGGGGTGTTAACTTGAGGAATTGTCCTCTAACCTTATCCATTTCCTCGGCACTGCACTCTACCCTTACACTTGTCCCATCATCCGTAGCCACCTCATCAATTGTAATGGTAAGCAGAGGGCAACCCCACTGACTATCGTGCTCAAAAGAAAAGGCGAAACGTTTTCCTTTGGAATATATCTTAACGTCTCGCCCCGCTCTTGCAAGCACTAGGCAACCAATAGGAGCACCCTCACCAAACTGCCCAATCAAATCAGTATCATCACGCTTTGAACTCCGCCCGATAAGGAAGTCGGAGAGGTTAATTCCTGCCCCATAGTCCTTTATCTCCCACAGGTTACCCATCTGGACAATCTCAACCTTTGTGCCAGTATCGAGAGCATTTTGGATTAGTTCTCTTACGGCATCGGTTACTGTCCAGTCTTTGCAGTAGTTACTCTCAACAGTGAGAGTCCTTTTGTCTGCCATTTTAATCACCTACCTTTCTATGGTCTGTAAGGCAGCGAGGTTACATCTTCTCCGAAGTAATGCCGAGCATCCGCTTCAGATAGTTTGCAACCATATTTTGCCACCCACTTTTGGGTTTCTTCCATTGGAATATCAGGTTGAGTACCACCAATATATGCTGCCCAGTCTATTCCTTCTGTTACCACAGCAATAATGGCAACAGCACTCCCATTTGCGTTGTAATAACGCCCACTAACTATCTCTTTATCTCCAACCATTTGCCATCTCCTTTCATTCTTCCGAATTCAGGCACTGACCAGTGTGGAATATCTGTGATTGGCTATCAACCCTCACGAACTCTCCATCATCGTCTATGTAGCCAGATTGAAGAGCATAAGCTGGTTCGCCGACACAGATTACTCCACCACACCCGTTGCAAAGCTCGCCACGAATAAGTTGCTCATCGCAAGACATACAGACATAGATACCATCTTCTGTCTCTGCCCCACAATGAGGACACTTTTCTGGCAGCTCAACTGGTAACTCTTTCTTATTCACTTGCCAACTCCTTTCCAGTGTTTGCTCCACTGTCTTAATTCTATCATCGCCATCAGCGATTGTCAAGCTGTTAGTTGATGCCAAGCATCGCTAACATTCCCTGCTCCACCATCGCAATCCTACGTGGCGGAATGGGAGTATCCTTGAATATCCTTGTAAACGCCTCTTCGGTGATAACTGCTACACTACCAGTAGGAACTCGTTTTCCATCTGCCTCTGCAAGCATTATCCCTTCTTTGAGATATTTCTCTTTGCAGGCATCACAAGGTTCGAGGCTGGTTACCATCTTCATCGGTGCGTGCCCTTTGTATGCCGCACCAAGTAGTGCGATTTCATTTTTATCACCACCGCAGATGATACACTGTGAGATTGTCGGATTAAGCCCGTGCTCTGGATGTAATCTTATATTGCCACCCATTTAACCTCTCCTTTTAATAAGTTTGTCGGCAGAGGGTAGGGAATATGTCTTTGAGACTTCCACTATACCCCCCACCCTTCTTGGCTTCGGGATGATTACAGTCCACTGTGCCAAACTCGACTTGTCCAGCAAAGGAATGACACTCTAGGCAACGTCTGTAATCTACGAACAGACCTGCCTTTGGACATTTATCCCTGATACAAGTTAGCCTCATCACTCACCCCCATATTTTATCTTGACATTTTTGGCACAGACCAGAGATTGAGTATTCCTTTTGGCTGAGTGCATCTTTGAATTCTTTTGCAGACTCACCGCACTCAACACAAACGTCATTCTCAATAGCCTCTGTTCTGTTTCGACCAAACACATTCTGGCTGAACTCATTAAGGAATGAATTCAATTCAGGCGATTTTTCTGAAGGTTTCATCTATGCCCTCCTGCTGAAGTTTTAGTTGAGCGTAAGCAGTTGCCCGCTCATAGAGGAAGTCATCGTTGTAGATGGCTTCTTCCGTTACCCCGATTTTGATGGCGAACTCTGCTATCTTCTCCATCAAGTATCGCTTCATCATACCCATTGCCAATTACCTCTCTTATAGAGTTTTTAGGGATGCCTTGAGAGCTTCCACAGAAGCAATTGCCCGCTTCACCACAGCTTTGCGATAATGCTCAGTGGTGCTATGGCTGATTGCCTCTTGCACTTTCTCAGTATCCCTCTCGACCTGTTTGAGTGCCGCATCAACCAACATATTTCCCATCTGCCTCTCCTTTCTAGCTTTCGCTAAAGAATTTCGGATTATAGCGGAATATCCAAGTATTGCCCCGAAACTTTGCAATACCGATGGCTTCGACTCCGTTGACATATGCTTTCTTTACAAGATCGCCCCCATCTTCCGTTACCTCAAAGCCAGCATCTCTCAACATCTTCTCTGCACGCCTGAAGTCTTTGATAGTCCCGACTTTTACCATCTTACTCACCCCTTTCTTCTTGGCTTCCACGCTTAACTTTCTGTGTGGTGATTTTCTTTGGAGTTTTGGTGCATTTTATGCTCCAGCCTCTATCATCCTCAGTAACCACCACATCACGCCTATTGTTTGCTTGTCTGGTTCGGCTAAACCACATCTCAAACCTAGCTTCAACTACTACGCCAGGTTGCTTTGCTCTCCAGTTATTAGCGATGTCAAGTAACTTGATAATGTCTGAGCCATCTATAATGAACTCACCATTGTTTGACCGCTTACAATCAACCAACCAAGTCTCGCCAGCTTTCGTGATTACCAGCACATCGTATTCTCTGGCTATTCTCCAAGATAAATTATGTCGTGCCCGTTCACGCTTTACTCTTTCTTCCTCTTGCCTCATAGCGAGCTTATTAGCATACGCTTTTCTTTCTGCCTCAGACATTTTGCTTTCGTCCAGCATAATGCCTCCCTACGAGATTTTTCTCTACCTGCCGTAGCTATCCCAACCTTCCTGAACGTGCCTTGCACATCTGTCGCAAACCCTGACGCCGACACTTCTAGTGGTGCTAGGTTCGCCACAAAAGATACATTCACGCAAGATGCTGTAATGCCACCAAAACTTGAGTTTCTCCATTATCTGTTTTGACATATTGGACATAATCGCTTGCCACCTCCACTTCTTTTGATTTTCCGCTCTGCCTGACGAGCTTCCCAATCCTCATTGAATTGCTCCACAAGAGCAATAACAAAGTCATTGCCGTGATTGAGTGCATACTGAACAAGTTTGCTAGGCTTGCTACCATTCTTCATCACCCCACGATGAACGGCACACCGCTCTTCTGCGGTAAATTTTGTGTAGCCAACATAGTGTTGACAATTCTTCCAGTAGGGCTTCTTGAAATGAAGAATGTATAATTCAGCCACTATACCGCAACCTTCGCATTGATGATTTCGCCTGTCTCGACATTGACTCCGTATAAACGAGGATGTTTTTTGAGATACTCAATTAGTGGTCTTGGCTTGGAATATGCTTTGATAGTTTCCGCTTTGGAATTTTTAGCCTGAAATGGAGTCCGACTGATAACTCGGCTCGCTGGTGCTGAGTATCTCACTTTGACTAGGGCTGGAGGGAAGAGTTTCTTATTCTCTACACAATGCCGACACAACCTATCATTTGCGTCTAGCCCAAAGTTTTTGCATAGAGAACGTGGCTGGAGAGTCCACCCTGACCGATAGCGGATGTCGGCAGGGTCTTGACTCCCACGATGGGGGCATACATTGTCAAAGTAATACATATCACAATGATATGCCTGCTCTTGACTTTTCTTCCTTGCCATCGCTTTCTCCTTTCACAGTATTTCCCACTATCCCCAGTATAGCATCGCCATCTGAGGATGTCAAGCTAATCCCGTTTGCCACAGCGAGCAAGTCCAGCACCCTGTTACCCCCAACTGGTAGATTTGCCCGAAGAAAGAGGGCACAAAGAGAGGGAAGCCTTTCGACTCCCCTCTCCTCTGGTTGTGTGCCGTAGAGCTTACTAGCTCCCCTGCTCGATGCCCCTGATAAGGAATGGATGAGGAACGTGCTTGCCCGACTTACCCACCATCTGAGGGCGGTCTGAATACTGGTTTGAACGGTTGCTGCCGTCATTCCATCCAGAGTCATTGATGGTAAACAAGCCTTCCCCAGTCGAGCCATCCTTCTCACAGGCGGTCATCAGAACCCACCCATCAGCTTTCTCAGCCAACTCTTTAAGAGAGGTTTGGAAAGCGGCTAAGTCAGTCTGACCTGTGGTGATAACCTCATTCAGAAACGAACAGACTTCCAGATGCTTCGCCTGCACCGCTTCCTTTCGGGCTTTCAAAGCTGCCCGCTTACCATCGCCAGTCTTTCGACCAACTTCAGCCAGACGACCCTGATAGTCCTCAAGAGTCACGCCGAAGACTTTTGCATCCTCTGCCATCCGCTCAACAACACGCTCTTCTGCGATGCCTTTCTCACGCAGACGAGCATACTCGGCATTTTTCCTACCGAGAACCGTTGGCTGGATTTCGACTGTTTGAGTCTTACCCACTGTGGCTTCTCCTTTCTTTAGATTTCGTGCTTTGGTTTCTCGACCTTTACACTATAATTATATCATCGCCAACTGGAAATGTCAAGCTTTTGTGCGTGGCGAAGGAGTAAATTCTTCACCCTTGCCATACACAACATAACACTGTTACTCCTATATCTGCCATAGAATATCCCTTTCCCATAAAATGCTTAGAGTGTTGTAGAATACTGCCACATTAGATACAATCTCAGAATTAAGCCATGAGACGTAACGATCTGAATGGCAATTCTCTTGTGTTCGAGAAATTTTCAAAGTTTTCGCCGTGTCGTTACTCTGTGTGTAACGTTGCCAGTGTTATGTAGGAAATCTTGCCTTGCCACGTTACGTGCAAGTTTGCCGTAGGTTCTGTTACCTCTTTATTTGCCTTTGCCAAGAGTAAGAAGTGATATTAAATGCCACGCACAGAATGGACGGCAGTTCTGCCACAGCAGAACCAGTGGGAGAGCAGAGTATTTAGGCTGATTTGCCACGCACCGACATCCCTTTTGCCTCTAAGACCTACTTGACATTAAACGCAGGCGATGCTATACTAGATAATGGAGGTGATAGTATGGTTATTGAAGGACTTGGCAAGCGGGATGGTTCGTTTACCCCTGTTGAGGTGGTATGTGAACTTGAAGGCAACAAGAAAGACTACATCCTTCGTAGAACTGGGCAGAACAAGGTAACCCTATTCAAAGTGAAGGAGGCATCTAATGGAGAGAATGGATAAAGAGGAAACCATCCAGTATCTCAAAGAAGCACAAGCCAATCTCCGCAAAGCCGAAGGTAAAGCGGAGGCTCTCGAAGTTCTGAGAGAGGCTGGACTCAAAGCTGGCTATAAACCAGCGATGAGGGCACTTATCTACGCTCAGCCAGAAGATAAGTGGATTAAGTGGTAGTGGCTCGGAACTGATAACCTGAAATATGGTAAGAGGGCAGATTCGGACTTCTTAGCCACGCACCCGCCGAGCTAACAGGCTGTCTTTATGGCAGCCTGTTCAGCCTTTTGGCAGATTTGCCGAAGAGGCAGTTTGGCTTGCCATTAGGCGTAATGTATAGCCACCTGTTCTGAGACGCCTAATCGGCAATTTGAGGGCAGTTTTGCCCTTATTTTGAGCGTGAACTTCTGGCGTACATTTTCCCCCTTGACTTTTAACAAAGGCGTTGCTATAATAGAAGTATCCTAGAGGAAAGGGGGTTAGCAAAACCGATGAGCCGAGCAAAGGATAGAGCTAGAGCAGAGTCGGGCATCATCTTCCGAGATGGTCGATTGTGGAAGAAGGAAGATTGGTATGCGGCACACCCAACTCGTCAGATGCTCCTAGAGCGTCAGGCAGCAGTTGACAAAGCTGTTGCTGAGGAGATGGCTAAGAAAGCTACCATCAAGTCTTACTTCTGCAAAAAGTGCAATCGGAAGCACAACGCTGGCAGCAAAGTCTTCAAAGAGCATTGGGACTTTATGCTGGTAAACGGTATCCCCGAAGATGGCTCAGACCCAACACACTAAGAAGGAGGTGGCTAATGTATACTGATACTAACTTCAAGACCAAAAAAGCACTCAAGGAAGCAGTCGCCAGTGGGAAAGAGGTCAGACTCTATTCCCCAGGACTTGGTTCTCCCAAGCAAAACGGCACTGAGTTCGTTGAGGGTCCTCATTACCCTGAGCCTCACAGGTGGTATGCTCAGGTTGAGGTGAGGGATGGCATCGTAGTTAAAGTCAAGTAACTGCGAGCCAAATCTAGGAAAGGAGGATTAGACCGCCGATTAAATAAAGACTGTTACTATATTGGCATTTTTAATTACTAAACAAAGGGAGCGTTGGGCGAGTTGCCTACCGCTCCCGTTCTATGCCCTGGCACACTTGCCTGAGTTCTGTTCGGCTTGGCTTGATCGGCAGATTTGCCTGCGAAAAAATTTTTGCGTGGCATCTCAAAACACTTGACATTTACACAAGGCGATGGTATAATAGAGGTAGTCTAGAGAAAGGAGTGAGCGAGATGCACGGCGAAGTCAAGACTATTCCTCTTAATCCAGAAGCACCACATCCAGACCTTGAGCTTGACGACAACGGGCTGTGGACTTTCAAGAAAAAGTCGCAGAGTGCTCCGCCTGCGATGGAGTTTACTGCGAAAGTGGTAAAATTCCACGCCTTGACCCGAACTTGTCCGACTCACGGTGAAGTAGTGGTGCTGACTCGGAACTTTCAGCCTGATAGGATGCACTCAGTTGAAGGATTGTCTTGTGGTTGCACTCTGCTGATTACTCGGCAGGGATATTGTCTCAAGACTCCTCACGCTGACCCCGACAATCCTCGTAACTGGAAGCATCGCACCTGGCTGCTGAGTTTCCAAGACACTATCAAGCCGAAGGAGGTGACTAATGAGGAGTCTCTGGCAGTGCGGTAACGCAAGATGTCAGGGAGACAAAGTGGCTTGTGCTGCTGGACATAAGCTGTCTCAGAGAAAAGATGGAACGATTGACACTTTGAGGGCAGCTAGGGGTGATACCCTAGAGTTCGGCATTTGTCAGAGGTGTTCTGACTACGACCACTTTGGCGACCCCATCCCTGCTGAAGAGCGTGGATGGCTTAACCTGAATTAGTCTCTAACGAGGCACGTTCAGAGTTGCTGGTTGTTCTGCCAGCAGCTTTGGCGTGCCTTTTGGCTTTGGCTCTGTTACCCCCATCTGGTAAATCTGCCTGAGAGTAACCTCGATTTGAAATCCTGCCACCAACTTACCTTGCTCCTGCTCTGTGGCGTGCTGTTCAGGCTTTTTGGCTTATTCGCCATCAACGGCAGTTCAGGCAAGGCTCTAGGCACATTGTTCAGGCATACAGGCTTATTTGCCGTTCAGGCTATTGGCGAATCTGCCAGAATTGGCGTTCAGGCACGCTGGCTCATTTGCCACTGATGCTTTACTTGACATATAGTAGATAGTGCGACCCACTTTGAGCGTGAATTTTAGGCTCTACTTTACATAAAGTAGCTTTTTAGGCTCAATTTGAAGCTAACTTGGATCGCACTATAAATTATATGTAAAGTTGACATAATGTTGCTTTTTGGGCATAAAAAAAGTGGGGCGACTTATTCAGCCGCCCCAATAATTACTCAGTCGCCGATAATTGCCTCAGCCTCTTTGATTGCCGCCTCAGTCTCTGCCCTTATCCTGTCTGCCTCAGCCCACAAGATATTGATAGGACATTCAGCTTTGTTGAGTACTGGACAATTGACTAAATTACAATGCTCACACATAATTGACCTCACTTTGTTTTTTTTAGTGGGTAGGGTAGGGTATTACTACCCTACCCTTACCCTTGACTGATTAGCTCTTATTGTCGGTATTCTCTGGAGTCTCTGGATTATCGCTTGCTGGTGCTTCAAGTCCAGTGGTCTTTACTGGAGTCTCATAGCTAACTGGTCGGTAAAAAGTCGCTGCTCCAGACGCTTCCATACGGATACCGTACTGGTCATACGACCTACCCTTATCAGTCCACCCACCACAAAACGGAGCAAGTAACTTTGTATTGGTCGGTTTATCCGTGATGTGATTATGGACTGGTGCGTGAAGCATAACCATCCACGCTTGTTTACCCCTCTTCTGTGTAAATTCAGTATTCTGAAGTGAGGTTATCAGCTTGTCGGTTGCTTCACCCATACCAGCAAGGAATTTTACCAGCTTTTTGAAGTTATCCTTGCTGAACTGAACTTTTTTCCAGTCAACTTGAGTAACCCCATTTGCATAACCGAGGTAGTCAAGGAATTCGCTTTGTAGTTTAGCGGTATGCTCTTTCCTCTTTTCCTCGATTTGCTCACCACCGCTTGACTTGCTCTTGAGATTGTTTAGCTGTGTCTGGTAATTCTCAAGAGTGATACCGAACTGGAGAGCATCCTCGGTCATTCTCTCGGTTATTCTATCCTCAGCAATTCCCTTGTCTTTAAGTCGCTGATATTCAGCTCTTTTTTGACCGAGAACGGTTGAAGATATAATTACCGTGTTACCGCTTGTTGACTTGTCCATTTCGTTAGACATTGTATAATCACCTCAATTTTAGTTTTGAGATTGTTTTACAGTTTTGTTACTGTTACACTGGAGTTTATCTCTGTTACTCCACTTATTACCAGTATAGCAAACTGGATTCAGTGTCTCCACTGATAGCTTTGTGGTGCTTACTCTTAGCTTTACACCTAGCTTTGTTTATTCATTCATTCTCAATACCACCTTATTTAATTATACCTAATTTTACCATAGAATTATTTTACTTGTCAATACCCTAGAGTATGATTTTAAGCGATTTTAAGCGATTTTTGGGCGTGGTAAATTCTCACTGGTATAATATACCCATATTGATAAAACGGGCAGGATTTTGATTATAGAGTGTCTCAGAGCACGCCAGTTTTAACCCCCGCCTAGTTTACATAAAAAACGCCCCTACTTTACATAATCCGCCACGTTGTGATCCCCGTACTGGTCTAGACAATTTTTCAAAGTTTTCAGCCTGCGTGCAAAAGGTAGCACGTAGCAATACATCTTGCACCTTCGTTACAACAGGGCTTGACAATTAACCCTCAATATGTTATAATAATAACAGAATGAGAAGAGGGTTATATTTAAAGCTACACGGCGGGAATTGCGCCGTTCCTTGTAATGAACAGTGTGATGTGTGCGTGCTGAGATTCAGATGTTATACTACTAAGGATAGAACCCTGAAAGTAAAGAAAAAAGAGTTTTCTCTTTGCAGGGAGGCAAGATGAGATTTCATATTCATATATATAAGGTGAGTGGGAAGGCTGAGATTAATGTTGATGCTGATAATCCAGCAGAAGCTAAGTCAATAGCTCTATCTCAACGTGATGACCTTGAATATGGTCAATCGGAATGTAATTATATTGCTTTGGAGTTTGATGAGAACGATCCTAGCGTGCTTAGATCCAGATAATTTTTATCGTCTTGTGCTAAGTGACGAAACGTTAAGTGAAGTCACCAATGCCCAGGCGTGGTTACAGGGGTGTCCTTTTGACGGAGAACTCTGGATATATACGTCTGTTTATCACCTTAACGTAGGTCAATGGATTACGTGCAGATTAGCTATACGTGCTGACAGCGTGTGTGCTTTGGTTAGGACTTGGAAAGAGGAAAACCTGCTAGAATACGGAGATAATCTACTTGCTCTTCCTTCTATATGGTTAACTCGTAGATTCCGCCTGATGCAACAAGAAGCCCAAAAATACCTATCTGAGAGTGATATGAACTTGATACATACTTGGGAACAACTTCACGCCGAAAATCTCCAGATATAGCACAAATCCCCCATTTTTGGGAAGACTTGGGCATAAAATGGTAATATATATAATAGGGAGTATTTTAATGGATAAACTATTCGATGACTCTGACTTCAAAATGATAAGATTAGCGTGTGACTGCAAAGATGCTTTTCACTCTCTAGACGTGTGTGCTGAGAGTGATGAAAAGACAGGCAGATTGATAATGCTGACGTTCAATCTAAATTCCAGTGGTGGAGCACCTCTCAAATGGAGGTTAAAACAGGTTTGGAAGCTGTTACGTGATGAAGATGCAGTTACAGAAGAGTTTATTATGCGGGAGGAGGACTTACCTGGGTTAATTAAATTTCTGACGAATTGCCTAAGAACGTAACCTCTGGAAAAGTCTCGCAGAGTGTAATAAGCTAGAAAAATTTTCGGACCGCAGGGAAAATAATGAGTGAATTAGAAGACGTTCAAGAAGCAGTAAATGCTATGATGGTATCTAGGGGATTAGAGTTCCTAGAAAACCCAATCGGGATACCGACAAATAATATGAAGTTCTTTCCAGATATTGATCATCCTATCTATGATGATTACTTTGGTTTGGAACTTACAGAGAATAATTATATTGCTGACGCAGAAGGTAATGTAATTAAAGCGGAGTAATTATGTTTAAGTTTTTAAGGTGGTATTTTTTTGTTAAACCAGAACACGTAGTTGATGATCAAGGGAAACCAACATATGCAATAGAAATAGTCAGGGAGTGGTTAGCTAAAAAGAAATTCGAGCTTTGGAATACATTTCCCGAATCACACTATCTTGAATATGTTAAGAGCCTTCGAGATGCAGATAAGATAATAAAAGCAGCCAAAGAAGTTGGTTCTTTATAATCGGGGGTGCGTGGCTTCGACAGGGTGATGTTGATATACATAAGCAAGTAGTCGGCAAAGACTATAAATAGCAAAAGCCAATAACTGGCAAACCTAATTTATTCGTAGTCCTGCAAGAAGGATTACTCTTCCTAGATGAGACTCCCGCTACGACTCTCTTGGAAGACCGTTCAGTGGCGGAAAAAGAGCTAATTCCAGTCTCAGCTTAAAAATGCTGGATGCTCAACACGAGTTGTTACTTAGTAGTGTTGCTAAGATGCAAAGTAAATAAACTTGTAGAAAGTGTATATTAGATCGGTCTGGACGGGGAGTTCGACTCTCCCCCACCTCCACAAAATGGTAAAGATATATGTTGACAATGAACCCGTTGTAGACTGCAAAGCGGTTTCTAATATGAGGTGTGAAACCTGCGTCTTATCAGAAGTTTGCGATGGTGATGAGGTAAGGATTACTGGCGAAGAATTTGCAATGCTAGAAAATTGCAAATATATGAGAGCGACACATTTCATCAGTTGTGATAAGTGCCCAAGTAGGTTTGTATGCTACACTAGCAAGATAAATAAGTATGCTGGTAAACCTATATCGTGGGTACTAAATGGGGCAAGCTCAAGATGAGATGTAAGAATCCACACCAAAAGAAGGTTAAGCGAGTTTGAGATAAAAAAGATGGAATTTAGAAATTGGTTAGCTGTGGCTATAATTCCTATCATATTGCTGTTTTATGCTGGAGCAGTATATGCTGCTGTAGTTCTTGGTGCTTTAACCGCACTAGAAGCGTTAGGTGTTGGAACTGTGGGTGGTGTATTAATGAAGGCATTCAGTGATATGTGGCAGTTCTATTTCAGAAAGAGCCAAACTGGAGAAAATAATCAAAATGGTAAGTAGCACGATGATAAAGGAGACATCAATGGGAGAAAAATATCGTGTTTACAAAAATTCACCCATTTGTCCTGGATGTGATAGACCAATGAGATACCTCTATACTCACCTGGCTTCTCACCGTTCTGCGTGGAAGTGTAGAGAGTGCAACATTGAAAAAATTACCTATGAATATCCAGAAGATGATGACGGTGACCCTAGTAAACGAAGACTAGACGTGATTTTCTTAGATATGAGGGATCATAGTCTAATTCTTTGTGCCTAAAAGGGGAATATGGATGAAAATTGAAGAGTTGGAAGAGGTTCTCTCCAAATATAAGATTAGTAAACCAAAATTTCGGGGAGAGGATGTAGAGAATAGGTCGTTACCATTTATGCTAACGACTTTCAGGGAACTGATAAAAGAAGAAGTTCCCCCAACACAGGAAGAATTCATTAGAACTTTCAAAGAAAAATTTCCAGATTTAAAATACAGAGGTGTGGTTTCAAGATTGAAGAGAGCTTATCTCTCATATGTTCGGGAATACCATTTGGGGTTTTTATTACGGAAGCACTTCAAGAAAGTTGTTTATGATGAAAAAACGGATCTTCTAGGTGTTGATTACGTTATTTATTATAGGAAACGTAAGTTTAATATTCACGCTTTTGTCAATACTGAAAATGGGAGGTATTGGAGAAGTGTAAAAAATGGTAGACATCAATTTCGTGGTCACCATATAGATATGCCAATTGATTTAGATTCGGGAAAGAGGGTTGGACGAATTATCCTTTATACTGACAAGCACATTGATGAATTAAAGAAGCAGATGGATGATATTATAGATGTTAAGAATAAAAAAGAACGTTAATTTTATAAGAAGAGTGCTGATTAAAGTGGGGTGTTTTTATTGTGGGTGGAAACAAACTGCTTGTGACGTTCATCACATTGATGGTAATAGATCACACTGGTCATTGAAAAATTTAACATATGCTTGCCCGAATTGTCACAGAATGATACATCGAGGACTTATAAATGAGTTTGTCACCATTGATCAATTTGTTAAAGACAAACCAGATTTAGTTAAATCTCTTTGTCCTGATGTGTGTAAGTTATGTGGGCGTAGTATACGAGTAGATAATAAAACTGGAATATGTACTAAATGTCAAAAATATGGTGGAATGTTAAATATCAAATACCACCTGGATAGATAATTTAAAAATTTTTTATTGGCAGCTAGATAATTTCCAGGGCATTTTGAGGCGTTTTATATAAGATCATAGAATATAATAAGTACCTCTTAATGTACTTCTAAGAATATATAATATTTGTACTATATAGATGAGGAAATCGGAGATAATTAAAAACCTCCGCAAAAATCAGGAGAGGTTGGGAGAGATTATTAACGGGTTTGAGGCTCTTAATACTGAGGATCAAACTGTTGAACGTCACGCTCAAAATAAAATAACATTTACGATGTTTGAGCTAATGGATAATATTGGTAAGGTCGAAGTGGCGATATACAACTATTTAAAGAGGAGAGGTTGGAAATGAAGTGTATTTTAGAAAAAGCAGCCCCAAATGAACATAGAAGCATCAGAGATGCTAGGTATGCTGAGAGTTTTATTAACTGCCCACTTTTCAACGGGAGACAGATTTGTTTTTGGTGTTGTCTTCACATTCGTGACATAGCAGAACCTTTGAGGAGAGGTGATTATTCACTAGCACACCCTGAATATGAGTCTGTTGTGGCTAAGGAGACTGGCAGAAGTTGGGACGAGATTTGGCATACTTGTAGCAGGTGCTCTCAGGGTGGTTAGGCTTGACAATTAACTATTAATATGGTATAATAATGATGAGACAGTATGACACTATCTCTAGAGAATTTAGCAGTCTGATAAGTAAACTTAAAACTACTAGGGGTAGGATTGAAGGGTTCATTGGTAACATTACTTTCGATTATGAGGAGCAGGAATTAATAAGACGTGTCTTTAAGTCTGTTCTTCCTCAAATGAAGCACGACAGGGATAAAGAAACTGCAAAAATTATACTAAGGAAAACGGAGTGGATTGATTAATGGAATCTGAAAGTGTTATTGGGGCAACAACTGAACTAGAACGACTTATGCTGCGTAAGGCAAGGATAGTCGGGATTTGGGGTGAAATTGATAGTGGCACAGCACATACCTTTATTGAAGATATGAAGCTTCTTTGTCTAGATAGCAAGAAACCAATTACCATCCTTATTTCATCTAATGGTGGTAATGCCGAGTATGGTAATGGCTGCATTACTGCGATAAGAGAGGCTCAGAGACAAGGGATTAACGTCATTGGTAAGGTCTATGGTCAGGCTATGTCAATGGCATTTTTTATTCTTCAAGCCTGTGATGAAAGAGTTATGGGTGGAATGGACGTTCTTATGGCACACGGTCTTACAGCGACCAGTGTCGGTGATATGAGAAACCGTGAAGCTGAGGATAAATTGCTTAAATTCTTTCAGGGGGAATATTCAAGAATGGTTGCAGCCAGGTGCAATAAATATACTGAGTCCTGGTGGAAAAAATTACTTACCGATAATCTTCCTAGATTCTTTAGCAGTACCGAGAGTCTGGAGATAGGACTGGTGGATAGGATAGAATAGATGGTAGTTTTGAAAGTAAAGAAACTTAACAACAAGGCAAAAATTCCGAGATTGGCTACAGATGGGTCAGCGTGCTTTGATTTATCAATTAGTGAAGATGTAATGATTACTAATGGACAGCTAGTAAAGGCACACACTGGAATAGCTGTCGAGATACCAGAAGGGTATTGTCTAGAGGTTTATCCCAGGAGTGGTATTGCTGGAAGGGGAATAATTATTCCAAACGCACCCGCAATAATTGACTCAGACTATCGTGGGGAGATTATGATAAACCTTTATGGTTTATTTGTAAATCGTGTTGAAGCTTTTGGCTTTGGGTCTAGAATAGCTCAGGCAAAATTAGTTAAATTAGTTCCAACACAAATCAAGGTGGTTAGTCACCTATCAGAAACGAAAAGAGGAGAAGGAGGTTTCGGTTCAACTGGAACACAGTAAAGGAGAGGAAAGTGAAGGATTTTGAGGTTTATTTAGCAGGGAGGATTGCCAACCTCAGTTATGATGAAGCTGTTGCTTCTCGTGATGAAATGGTAAAAAAACTTAATGCGATAGGAATTAAGTGTCGGACTCCAATGCGTGGAAAGCAACATTTAAAAGGTACTACAAAAATTACTGGCGATGCTTTCAAAAATGGTTTGTCTATCCAAGAAGTTATACAAAGGGATTTGAGCGATCTACGTGAAGTTGATGCTCTGGTAGTGTTAACTGGTGATACAGCAAGTTGGGGGACAGCAGGTGAGTTTTATTATTGTACTTGGATAGCAAACAAACCAACCCTGGTTATTGCTGAAAATCACGTTGGTGGTTGGATGGAGTACTATGCTACTAGAATGGTCAAAAATTTTGATGAGGCAGTGCGGGTTTTAAAGCATTGGAAGAAGTATTGGAATCGGAAAGGTTCGGGAATATACGACACGAGGTAAAGAAGAATGACATTAGCGGAGCTTAAAGAACTTATACAAGAATTAGGTTTTAACGATAATTGCAAAGTAGTGTTGCTTGTCGGTAAAGTGGGTGATAATAACTACGAGATCGTTAAAGTTGATAGTGATGGCAAGCTGGTAACAACGACATAGGTGGGCAGATGAGAGTAATTAAACGTGATGGTAGAATTGTAAAGTACAATTCCGAGAAGATTGTGAATGCCGTTATAAAAGCTATGGTTGCGGTTGATGAGGTGAACGAACAACTTGCGAAAACTATTGCTGATACGGTGACTAATAATCTTAACGGTAACAGAGAAATATCTGTTGAGGAGATTCAAGATAAAGTAGAGGACGGATTAATCAAATCTGGTAGCTCTAAGCTTGCCAAAGCTTATATTCTTTACAGGGCACAACGAGCACAAGTTCGTGGATTTAGACAAGTGATTGGTGTAGAGGACGATCTTAAATTTGGTGTAAATGCTCTGTCTTTGCTTGAGAAAAGATACTTGAAGAGATTTAATGGCAAGAAAGAAACTCCATCTCAAATGTTCCGTAGAGTAGCGAAAGCTGTTGCTTCTGTAGAAAAGAATTACGGTAGTAATCCTGATTACTGGAGCAGAGCTTTTTATAACTTGATGGCAAACAGATATTTCTTACCTAACACACCGTGTCTAGCCAATGCTGGTAATGATGAGCTTAATTACCTCTTTGCTTGCTATGCGTTTGAGGTAGGTGATTCCATCGAGGATATTTTCCAAACTGCAAAGGATTGTGCCGTTGTTCAGAAGACTGGTGGTGGTGTTGGATTGAACCTTTCCAAATTGAGACCAAAAGGTGATCCTGTTAAGACCACTGAAGGTATTGCTAGTGGACCTATAGATTTTATGAGAGTCTACGATATGACTAGCGATGTCATCAAGCAGGGCGGCATAAGACGTGGTGGTAACTTGGGTTTAATGCTAGTGTCTCATCCAGACATTGTTGAGTTCGTAGGTTGCAAGAATGATGAAACAAAATTCAATAATTTTAATATATCAGTAGCAATTACTGATGAATTTATGCGAGCAGTTAAGAACGATTCTAAGTTTCCATTAATTAACCCGAAAACTAATCAGGTTGTTCGTGAGATAAGTGCTAGACACTTGTTTAGGCAATTAGCTGAATCAGCCTGGACTAATGGCGAACCTGGGATCGTTTTTTGGGATAAGATGGAGGAAGATAATCCAACTCCAGAATTGGGTCATTTGATAAAGAACTTGTGTGCAGAACAGGATTTGCTTCCTTATGAAGCGTGTGTATTAGGTTCTATTAATCTTGAGAAGTTCGTTGATGATGGTAAAGTGATCTATAGCTCGTTGAGGAAGGTAGTTCATCACGCAGTTAGATTCTTAGACAATGTTCTTGACGTATCTAACTATCCTCTTGATAAAATTAAGGAAACGTGTCAAGGTAATCGCAAAATAGGTCTTGGGGTTATGGGGTTTGCTAATATGCTCATAAGATTAGAGATTCCCTATGACTCTGATGAAGCTTTGAACGTTGCTGAGGAAGTGATGGACTTTATAAATGTAGAGGCGAGGAAGGCATCCGCAAAGTTGGCGGAAGAGCGTGGTGACTTTCCCAATATTACCAGATCAACGGTGCATTCTCCGCAGAGAAATGCTACACTCACTACAATTGCACCAACGGGTAGTATCAGCATTATTGCGGAAACATCAAGTGGTATAGAGCCTTTATTTGCTGTAGTATATCAAAAGGCTAACATATTAGAGGGCAATACATTTTTTGAGGTAAGCCCACTTTTTGAGGAAATCAGCAAAAGAGAGGGTTGGTATAAGCCTGAGCTTATTAATAAAATAATAAGATCGGGTGGTTGCGTTTTTGGGTTAACCGATGTTCCCGATAAGTGGCAGCGTGTATTCAAAACTGCTTTGGAGATTTCTCCAGATTGGCACATCAAGATGCAGGCTGCGTTTCAAAGGCACATTAACAATTCTATATCTAAGACGATTAATCTACCGTATGAAGCCACTATTGAGGAAGTAGAAAAAGCTATTAAACTGGCTTATGATATGAATCTCAAAGGGGTTACGGTTTTTCGTAATAATAGCAGGTCTAGCCAAGTATTGCAGACTTTATGTGTTGAGTGTGAGGACGATATTTGTCCAATTGATTTAGGTGATATTCGGGAAACCTAATTACGAAGGTGAAACCCGATGAGAGAATTTTTATGTTCGATATGTTTGAAAAGAATCAGTCGGGGTTGGTATTGTCCTAAATGTTACAAAGAGCATAAAGAAGCTATACAAGCTAAAGCACCTTGGACAAGATTTTTACAGTACGAGGAGAAGAATAGAAGGAGACGACCAACCCTAGCTCTGGTCTATCTAGGTGATAGATACGACATATCTGATGATGGACGATTGATTATAAGGGACGGATATAATGGCAGGTAGGAAACCGAAAGGTTACGAAATAGAGCAAAAACTTAATACTTATCTTGAGACATACGAAGTAGACGATCTTAATAGAGCTAATGACCTGGCTTCTTTGAGGCAGCTTGCCCAAGAGGAGATTATTATTGAGAAGCTTCAAAGCGAATTAGCAGCATTGAAATCGGTTGGTGCTGATACTAAGAAAGTTAAAGATTTAAGTACTGCTATTCGTGACCACGTTAATTCCTATACTAATCTTCAGACTACTCTTGGTGTTGACAGGAGAAAGCGTCAAAGCGAGAGTGAAGAGAGTGTTATTAGCTACATTGATAAACTTAAAGATCAGGCAAAAAAAGTTTTGAACTCTAGATTGAGGATTCTCAGGTGTAAGGATTGCAACCTACCGATTATGAAATATTACATATATATCACCGAAAAAGGTGAAAAAGGTTCAATAGCTGTGGAGAAAAAACCTATTGAGCTTATAAAGTACAATTTTGACGTGGAATGCCCTAGATGTGGCAAAATGGTGAATACCAATGAAGGAGAAACAGACTCTTGATGAAGGCGATCTAGCTGTTCTTGAACTTTTAGATGATATAGTTTTATTCAGTGAATTTGTAAGGAGTACCGATGATGAGATAGAAGAGGGAACTGGTTGGAGATTTGATAACTACCAAAAAATGATGCTTCTTGACGAGTCTCCTTATGTTAGTGTTTGTACTGGACGTTCTACTGGTAAAACTGTCAGTCTTGAAAACAAGATTATTTTTAATGCTGTATCTGGTAAGTACCATAGAGCTAGTGCTAATGAAGTAGTTCTTGTTGTCCAAAACAAGGCACAACTCGAACCCGTGTTCTTACGTATTACTCAGTTCTTTAGAAGACAACCCTTCCTTAAAAATTTTGTTGATAGGATGAGTATAAACTTTTCTGAGCATCTTATCAAACTTCTTAATGGATCTACAATTCGTTGCAGAATTGTTGGATCTTCCGCAGATAGTAATATTATCGGTCTTCACATTCCTTGCATCTTTGTTGACGAAGCTCAAGTATTTAACTACACTGCTTGGAACTCTTTACAACAGTGTTTGACAACCTGGGATGATAAATTTCAAATGTGGCTTAGTGGCGTACCTAATGGTATGCGTGAGAAGAATATCCTCTATGAAGCTGATCAGGTTGACAAAAGGTGGTCTAGACACAATGTTTCTAGGCTGCAAAGTTCACGTTATACCAAAGCACAACATAGGGCTGATTTGAAGCAGTATGGTGGTGAGGAGGGTGACGACTATATCCATCTTGTGATGGGGCAGCACGGCTCGCCAGCATTCTCAGTTTTTGATCGTAAGCTGATGAAAATTGAGGATTACGAAGTTACACTTGGCATTCTTAACAACTTGACCCTAGAACAAGTTGGTGGCAAATTCAATGAGATTCTTAAAGCTCCTGACTTACCTATACAAATCCAACCAGAACTAATTGCGTGTGCGATAGATGCTGGTTTCTCGAATGAACCTACTATGATTACTATTCTCTACCGTCAGCGTGACTTGTGGAGGATATTTCTTAGATATGAGTTGCGTAGAATTAAATACCCAATGCAAGCCAAAATAATTGACTGGTTGGATAATGTCTACCGATTTAATATGATCACTCTTGATGCTGGTAGTTCTGGATTGGCTTTAGGACAAATGTTACAAGATCTTGAAGAGTTCAAAGGTAAGAACTATGAAAAGAGACTCACCTTGGTGGATTTCCAGGGTAACGTGGTAACTGGTTATGATGAGGAAGGTAAAGAAGTAAAAGACAGGATTAAGAAGTTTACTATCCAAACTTTGCAGAAGTGGAGTCAGAACGATCAGCTTATAATCTTCTCCGAAAAAGATGACGATATGATTGCCGAGCTTGAGAGGGTTGGGTTTACTAGGGATATGTTAGGGCAACCTAAATACTTCGTTTATTCACCAACGGGTGGTCAGAAAGGTGATGACCACATTTTAGCATCCTTGCTTACTTGGGTCTATGGTTATTATTACGAGTTCTATTCTCCAGAAAAACCAAAAGGTAAAGGTAAGTATAGCGATTTAGCACAAGGCGGTTGGCATACATCAACCGTTACGAGGTAATAAATGGCAGCAACAACTAAAAAGAATTTAAAACTGGCACAAGCATCAGTTAATTTACTTGATGATCCTAATCAGACAGGCACTGTCTTTGGTAGTGTTGTTGATTATATGGAACTACCAAAGAAATATAAGGATTTAATCAAGATGTGTCGTTTCTTTTATAAGCACGACCCAATTGCTGGTACTGTGACAAACAAAATGGTAGACTTTGCGATTTCTCCTTTAATGAATCAAAAAGCTCAATGTACTGACGAAGAGTTTGCCGTTTATGAGTCTTTACATAGTATGCTTGAAGAATTCTACAGAAACGTTTGCTTGGAATATCTGCTATCTGGTCTAGTTGTGCCTCATTATGAGTGGGCAAGAGTTAGTGGTGCAAAGTTGACTCCTCTTCTAAATTCAAGAACGAGGGTTTGGGTCCCCGATAATATTTGGTTTAGAGACCCCGCTACTATAACAGTTAAATCGTCTCCTATTCCAAACAGAAAAGATTATTATGTTCAGGTTAGTTCAGAGACTGTTCAGTTCATCAAGAACAAAGGGAAAAGACCAGACGGGTCTGTAGATAAGGAAACGTATCAAGCCTTTGTAGACAATTACCCTGAATTTGTTAAAGCGATTCAGAATCAAAGAGGAACTAAGGTCGAAATCCTTTTGGAGAACGTAAGACCGATTCTGTCAAGATGTTTGCCAGAAGATCCATATCCTATTCCATATATGACAAACGCTTTAGAGGCTTTGATGCACAAGAGAAATTTGAGGAAAATGGATTATTCTATTGCAGCGAGAGTTATCGCTGCTATCCAATTGATAAAACTTGGTAGTGATGATTTTCCTGTGACAGACGACAAAGATTTTGATTACATTAAGAGTCAAATGAACTATAGAACTGCAAAGGGTCAGGTTGAGAAGGTTTTCCAGCTTTTTGCTAACCACACTCTAACTATTGAGTGGGTAGCTCCTGATACCGCAGCTATGCTGAACAGAGAGAAGTACAGTACAGTTGATGATGACATTATTGCTGGTTTTGGCTTTCCTCGTACACTAATTACTGGTGAAACTTTAAGGTCAAACGTTGAGGGTGGTTCTGACATTGCTACTTTTTCACCTATCGCTACTCTTGAGGCGATTAGGTCTAAACTTCTTGCTTGGACTGTGGATCTATACGATGAGATAAAGGAGAAGAATAGTTTTAAGAATGCCCCTGTTCCAGCCTTTACACCAATGAGATTATACAGTTTAGTTGACCTGAATATTATTACAAGGGATTTGTATAGAGAGGGTTCTATGTCAAGGAGGACTAGACTCCAATTGCAAGGTATTGATCAAGCTACTGAGATGGAGAGAATTGCTAAGGAAGATCAGGACTACAAGGAGAAGAATATCCGTGAAGCTCCATTCGTTCCATTCTCTTCACCTGGTGGTGGTTTTGGTAGGAGTGAAAGGGATGGAGAAGAAGTTCCAGATAATCCGTGACTTTACTCAGTACGATCTAGTTCTTAGTCCTATTGAAGATGAGTTGAGGAAGCGAGGTTGGGTGGTTATAGCTGGTAAAGCAAGTAGTTACAATATAGACAAGAATGTTAGAGGTAGTTTGGGGTGTCAAACTGGAAGTTGGATTTGCAAAAAACCTCCTATTAAGCCTTCTTTTCTCATTTTTCACGGAGTCTCATTCATAAAGAACTGGGCACAAGAGTACCCTGAATGGGATTACGTAATTGTTCCGAGCAAGTTTTTTGAAGATAACTTGCGTGGCAATATTCTTGGTTTAGGGTGGTCCAAGGCAGATTACTACATAAACAATAAGAGTAAACAACACGAATTTAAGGAGTTTGTCAAGAGGTGTCACGGGATAGCAGATAATAAACCTCTGATCTTGTTTGCTCCTACCTATACCAAAAGTAACACATCTCAACCACCTGGCAATGCCGATAAGCTTATGGACATTGTGAAATCGCTTCCTAATTGTAATGTAATTTTTATGCCTCACGAAATGTGTAGTTATAAGAACAAATATGAATATCATTTGAAGGTTGCGTCTAATTATGATAGGAAGTTTGACTATCTCTTGGGTTGTGATTTGCTTATAGGAGATGTTTCTAGTCTGGTTTTTGAGTTTGCTCTTCTTGATAAACCAATTGTGTTAATTGATAATCCTCAATATCCTAGTTACTTGAAGATAGCTAAAGAAAATATGACTGAAAGTCTTGATCTCGGTGAGATAGTTTCTCGTGACGATTTGTCGGGTCTTAAACAAGCAGTAGAGAGTAGTTTAGCCAACTCAGACAAGTATAAAGGGAGAAGAGAATATTGGGTAGAGAAAGCTCTTGGATATTGTGATGGTAAGTCAACGCAAAAGATAGTTGATAAGATAGAGGAAATTTGTGGATAAGTTTGGTGTAGATACTGACAAGTACTCTGTGGTAGCTAATGAGGAGTATGCTTATTGGGGGGCGAAGGGTGTAGGTGGTGGAGGAGGGACGTTTACTAAGAAAAGCTACTTCAACAGATATAGACCATACAATCATAAAATAGTTGATACTATTGTGGAGTTCTATGGCAAACCTAAAAAAGCTATTTCATTAGGGTGTGGCATAGGGTTTGATGTAGAGAGATTTAAACAACTTGATATAGACATTATCGGTGTAGAGATAGCTGATTTTATGATCCGTGAATCACCAGTTCGTGATTTGATAATTGAAGGTTCTATGACCGACTTATCAAGATTTGATGATAGCACTTTTGATTTGGTAGTTTGCTTGGAAGTAATGGAACATTTGCCACCCGAACTTACCGAGCAAGCAATCAGAGAAATTAGGAGAATTGGGACTAGCAAGGCAGTTCTAACGATTGGTCGAGGAAAAAGTGATCCTACTCATATAAATCTTCGACCACGTGAGGAGTGGATAAAACTATTAGCACCTGTGGACAGTCTGCTTCAACAGAAGATTAGTGATAGTCTTAAAGCGAAGAGATTAGTTGATATGGTGTGGGATAGAGTTTATGTAATGAGGTTAGATAATGAAAGCAATAATATTAGCAGCAGGTAAGGGTTCACGAATGGGAATTGATTTCCCCAAATCACTGCTAAAATTAGATGGTAAGACAATACTAGAACATAAGATTACTGGTCTAAGGGATATTGGGGTTGATAAAGTTTATGTGGTCACTGGCTACAAAAGTGAGATGCTCCCCGATTTTGGAGATTCAGTAGAGTATGTTCGTAACGATAGATTTGAGACTACAGGAAATGCTTATAGTTTCAAATTAGCCTTAGATAAATGTGGAACTGAGGACTTTGTTATCTGCGTGGATGGTGATCTAATGTTAGATTACCGTATCTACTTTGACATTCAACCGAAGTTCCAATATTTTGTTGACAACCTAAAGCACCATTGGAGTCCAGGTGAGCTTGGTATAAAAGTAGACTTCAATAATAGAATTACTGATATTGGTCGTGAATATGATTACTGTGTGATGCTTGGACTGGCAGTTTATCCTCCAGAGTTTGTGAGAAGGCTGGCAAAACAACTTAACAATGTGGAAAAAGAGGAGTTGGTGTCCATAGTTCGTAAGCACATTAGTTCCTTTCACGCAATACCAGAATTTGTTAGGTATGACTGGATGGAAATAGATACTCCAGAGGAGTATGAACAAGCAAAGAAAATGTTTGACGCACCCGAACTGGAGCTTGGTGATAGTATCACTCTAAAGGAGCTTAATTCTCTTTATAAGGATATGGGGGAGTTTGGTGGTTTACATCTGAGTATGCGTAATCTTGAAAGAGACAGCACCATCATTAAAAATTCCACCTTTGCAGTGGTGAGGAGAAATGGTAGGGTTATTGGTTCTGGAAGATATTTTACAGATGGTGCTTATGCAGTTGCTATTTGGGATGTTATGGTAAGACCTGCCTATCAAGGTATTGGGGTAGGAACTACTATTGTCAAGGAGTTGTTCAGGAAAGCTGAGATGCTTAACCCAATCAAAGTATTCTTGATTGCTGACCCTGGGAAAGAAGACTTTTATCGCAGGTTTGGTATGGAAATTACCAGAGCACCTGCTATGGAGAAGAGATATGACTACGATAGATTTTCACCAAATTGGCAGGAATAAAGCGATAGACTTAGAAATTCTTAAAGAGCCTAAAAAGAGATTGGGTGTTGCCAGTGCTGGTGACTTAGATAGGTTCTTTGTTATTGCTCGTGCAGAAAGAGAGTTTATATATGACGAGTGGGGAGATTCGTATGTTGATTGTTGCTCCCAAGGCTGGACGGCTACAATTGGGCATAGTCATCCTAGAGTTATAGAAGCGGTCAAGAAGACAATGGATAGCGGACTTGTTCACATCCGTCCCAGTTATTATACAATTCCTAAATTAGAGTTAGCTTATAAGTTAATTAATATCGTACCAGACAATTTAACCAAAGTAAATTTCTGTCTGCACGGTTCTCTTGCAGTTGAGGGAGCAATAAAGCTAATTCTAATAAAGTACCCTAAATCACCGATAGCGGTTCTTGATACTGGGTTTTGCGGGAGGAGTTTAGCAACTGGTTCGTTGAGTTGGGATTATAAGGAAAAACCAGAATTTGATGTTTTAAAAACTGAGGTTGTAAGATTACCAAGTCCTTATTGCTACAGGTGTAAATTTGGTAAATCTAGAGGTAGCTGTAGTTACGAATGCTTAGAAGAAACTGAGAGGATATTTTCAAAAAAGAGACCAAGTGCTATTATATATGAACCCATTCAAGGTAATGGTGGGCAAATAACATTTCCGTACGAATATCACAGGTTGTTGCGTGGGTTGTGTGATAAGTATAGTGTTATTATGGTTGCAGACGAGATGCAAACCGCCTTTGGTAAGTTGAGTTCGCTGTTTGCAGCAGATTACTATGGGTTTAAACCAGATATTATGACAGTTGGTAAAGCACTGGGTGGAGGATTTCCTCTTGCAGCTACACTATACGGAGATGAGTTCGATTTTAGGGGTGGTGATCAAACATTTACATTTGCTAGTTTCCCATTAAGTATGGTTGCTGGTATAGAAGCCCTAAAAATCATAGAGGAAGAGAAGATATGTGAGCAAGCTGATGAGAAAGGTAAAATATTTGAATCCGAACTCATTAAGCTTCAAGAGAAGTATCCTATAATTGGTGATATTAGACAGGAAGGATTGCTTATTGGTGTTGAGCTAGTTAAAAATCCAGATACCAAAGAACCATATCCAGAGAAGGTGCAGAAAGTTATTGACTATGGTATCTACAAAGGTGGTGTCGTGTTTGGTTGTGATAAGCACGCTGGACTAGGTAATGTTCTCAAAATAAAACCACCCAGTGTTATAAGTGATAGTAGCATAGCTAAGGTACTGGAAGTATTAGAGAGCGGATTAAATGAACCTAAATAAAGTTTTTGATTACGATGATTTCTCTTCACCAGAGTTTAATGAAGTTAGAGAATTTGCAACGTTTGGGGTTCGTAGGAAAAGTTGGGAGAATTTCATATTAAGCTATGGTTTTAAGAGATTGAGGTGCTTTGGTAACGAGAAGATTGCTTTAGGACTGGGTTGTTTGAGAGAACCACTTATTTTCTTGCTTGCTAATTATTTTGGTCACGTTTATGCCACTGATATAGCCTATTATCCCAGTAAGTTTTGGGGGAAGCACAACTATACACCAGAACAAATTTATAGGTTTAATAAAATTCCCTATGATAGAGCCAGATTGACTGTTATGCCAATGGATATGAAGCACATCGAATTCGAGGACAATACTTTTGATGTAATTTGGAGTTCATCATCGGTAGAGCACATAGGTGAGCTACCAGATATTCTACAGTGCTTCAAAGAGATAAAAAGAACTCTTAAAGTTGGTGGTGTTTGTGGGATGACTACAGAGTGGAATTTAGAACCTACTAATGAGATTATTAAATTTGGTAACATCCTGTACTTTGATAACAATGTACTGGAGATTATCGAGAAAGAGGTTGGTTTACTTGTAGTAGAACCAGTGAATACTTATCAAAGCAGTAACCCAAAAAATTTAGAACCAGAGTATCTGAGGGGCAGGACGCACTTTCCGTCCAGACCAGTGAACTTCACGTCAGCTTCTCTGTTTTGGAGAAAGAATGGATAAATATTCTGAGCTTGTGGCTAAATACCCAATAAAAGGCAATTTTAATGCGGGGACTGTTCCAGAGCTTAGGTGGATTTTAGAAAATATAAGATATAAGGGGTGTGTTCTTGATGTCGGTTGTCAGGAGAGTAGATTGGCTGACTTCTTAGTTAGCTATTATGAAACGGTTTGGGGTATAGATATAAATGAGAGATCTTGTTGGGGTGACTTTTCTGATAAAAAGTATAACTTCGTTATCGGTGACATTAGAGATTATTCGTTTGATGTAAAGTTTGATGACATTATTTTTATGTCTAGTCTTGAACACATCGGTTTGAAGGCTTATCATAATACTTGGATTGACGAGGGGGGTGATAGGCAAGCTTTAATTGCTAGTAGAGAGCTTCTGACTGATAGTGGTTTTATGTTTGTTACCATTCCTTACGGTAATTGGAGAGCGGATAAATCTAGGTGGGGAGATAATTGGATGCGTGTTTATAACGATGAAACACTGAATTATCTTCTAGATGGGTTTGAAGTGGCAAGGAAAGATTTGGTTGATGACAATCGTAGAGTTTGTTTGATACTGAGATGAAAGTATGTAATGAATGCCACAGAGTTGTTAGTGATGAGGTAGAAGAGTGCGAATGTGGATGCACCGAATTTACCCCTTTAATCTTTAGGGAGGATGAGTAAAAAATGCCATATGGAATACCTAATGAAAAGCCTGAGCAGACTAGATGGATGGAGAGGTGTGTAGAGTCTGTAATGGAATCTAACCCTAAATATCCAGAGAGTCGTGCAATTGCTATTTGCAAGGCTCAGTTAAAAAAGAATAATTGGAAAGTGAAAAAGAGTGAGGAAGAGGATGCTGAGCTTAGTATGAGAGAAGAGCTTTGGGAGCTTGAAAAGAAGATTCGTGAGGCTATTATGGGTCCATCTCAGATCGTTGAATCACCACCTACGGGACCTTGGGTTGCAGACGTTTTTGATGATTATATCATTGTTGAAAAGGGAGCAAAGATGTATAAAGTTAACTGGTCAATGTCTGGCGATGACGTGACCGTTGATTGGGATTCAGCAGTTGAGGTGAAGCGTGTGACTGTATACGAACCCGTTAAAGGTGAATCGGAAGAGAGAGAAATAGTTACCAAAGTTCCTAATATTAAGAGGTCACCTCAACATAGGAGAATTACCTGGGGTCCTAACACGATATAAGGAGAGGAATTATGAAGGTTTTGTGGGTTGGTGATGCTATCGTAAATTCAGGATTTAGTATAGTTACGCACAACATATGTAATGAACTCTATACAAAGTGTGAATTAATAGTGTACGGTATTAGATATGATGGTAGGAAGAGACATCCTTATCCATACTATATCTATCCAGCACAGACTGCACTAGGTGATATGTATTCCTTTGATTATTTATCTACTGTTATAAAGGAAGAAACTCCTGATGTAGTTGTGCTGTTCAATGATGACCACATAATCGAAAAGTATTTGGGAACGCTATTAAATGATTTAGCATCACCACCACGAATTGTTCCTCTGTTTCCTGTTAATCTCTTACCTATTGATGCTGGTAGGATGTTGGAATTCTCTAGATATGGTATCGAATCAGTTATGACTTATACCGACTACTCTAAGAAGAAGGTTGAAGAGATAAACCCTAACCTTGATGTTACAGCTATTTATCACGGTGTTGCTCCTTCTGTCTTCTTTAAGATTCCTGATGCCAAAGCCAGCTTAGGTGTAGAGGGGCTTTTTGTTGTTGGCAATAACAATACCAATACATATAGAAAGAGACTAGATTTGTTCTTATCGGGTTTCGCCAAGTTTGCTAAGGGTAAGAACGATGTAAAATGTTTGATTCACGCAACAAACAAGGATATAGCTTACGATCTTCCAACTCTTGTTAAGGATTTTAATATCTCCGATAAGACCATACTAAGTGGCTCACCTTTGGATTTTGAGAAGATTAATATGCTCTACAATATAATGGATGTGAATGTTAATACTTCTCTTGGGGAGGGCTTTGGTTTATCCTTAATCGAAGGTGCTGCTTGTGCTGTTCCAGTCCTCTGCCCACCACACGGCAATTTAAAGGATATATGGACTCAGGGAGCGGAGTTTATAGACATAGCTCGTGAGGAGTATTTAGCAGGAACGTCTTTTATTGGTGGAGTTATCAGTGAGGATAGTCTTGCTGATAAGTTAGAGTTGTTGTATAAAGACAGAGAGTTTCTAGCTTTAAGAGGCAACGAAGCACTAGAGCAAAGTATGCGTGATAAATTCTCTTGGAAGGTTGTAGCGAATAAGGTATATAAGACTTTGGTTAGGGCAAATTCTGGTAGATTATCTTTTATTTCTTAGTTTAGAAGTTTCGTTAAAATTAACCTAGCCGTTATTTGGGAAGAAACGCCCAAAAAATGGTAATATATATAGTAGAGGGCGTAAATGCCTATTGATAAGTTAGACGGTACTTATAGAGTGCCTCTTGGGGAAGTGTAATATAAGAATGTGGAGGAAATAGAGGACTAATGAAACCTTGGACTATCGGAGAAAAGAGATACGCATACGCAGTTGTTAGCAGTGCTCCTTTGACTATATCTGGTGTTACATATACAATCTATGACACGGAAGATGAGAGCGTTGTTGCCAGTGGTGTTGGTGGAGTTCAAGATCAAACTGTGCATTGCTTGTGGCAACCTGATGAGATCGGTGTATATGTAATTGATTTTGATTACGTAGTCGGTCAAGAAACATTTACCTCAAGACAGGTGGTGGAAGTTAAGGAGACAATTTGATAGCGAAGGACATAGGTAGTCAGAAATTTGTAGGACACATTTCTAAGTATAATTTTGGTGGTGAAAATGGCATTTAAGACATCCAATTTAGAAGAATTAATCATACCTCTAAGAGTTCAGATCGGAGACAATGACCCAACTCCGACATTTTCTGACGAGTATCTTCATATGGTCTTGAGGGAAGCGGTAGCTGCGTTGATGCGTAGGTGGGATGATATGTATTATGTGGATAATGAAGGTGTGGTTCACAGGAATCCTAACGTAACATTTGATTGGTCTTCACCACCAGTAATTCAACACAGAGATAGACGACCAATAGTATTGCAAGCGTCTGTAATGATAAAAAGTGGAAAGAAATTTTCCGAATCGGGTGACGTTGCTAGTTGGCGGGATGAGGAGATCGCTTATTCTAATATTGAATCGGCACGACAAAGAAGTTCTACATTGGAAGATGATGTTAGAGAATTAGATATGTTATTACCAGGTAAGAAACTGGCACGACCAAAATACGGTAGACTGTATGGATGGGATACAAATCCGAGGGAGTGGGAATAATATGAAAGAAGCAACATTTAATACGACATTGGCATTTGTTGAAAATTTGGCAGAGGCTGGAATTCCAGACGAGTATAAGAATCCTCTTCTAACCTGGATCAAGCTCGTTTTTGCTGATGATCAACCTAATGCTAATAACCAGGGCATAAGACAAGACGAGTTTCCAAATCTGATCAAATCTATGTCATATATGCCTATTAAGGCAAATTATGAACCTGAAGAGGCGGATGTTCAAGGACACGCTGGTGCTGTTCAAATCGGTGTTTTGAAAGAGGGTCAGCAAGAGGGAAATAAAGTAGTGGCTATTGGTGCATTGTATAATGATGAGTTCCCTGATGTTGTTGAATTCTTCAAAAAAGAAACATCCGAAGGTAGGGCAGTTAACTTTTCGTGGGAAATTAGATACAAAGACTCTTCAATGGAAGATGATGTAGAGTGGTTAGTTGGAACTACTACTAAAGCAATAACGGCGGTCAAGTCACCTGCTTATGAGGGTAGAACACCGTTAGTTTCTATTAGTTCATTCGATATGATTAAAGCCATTGATGATGAGCTAAAGAGAAGAAAACAAATTGTTGGAGTGAAATAAAAATGAATATTGATTTGAAAGATGTACCTACTCCTCAATTGAAAGCTATTAGGCAGATTCTTGTTGCTGGTGTTCCTTCTCAAGCAGAAACAGAACCTTCTGAGTTTGCTCAGGGCAGGGAACAGCTTTGTCATAAGAGTCCGCCAAAAGGGTATCCAAAGAACAAATCGGACTATGGTGATCCAGAGTGTTATAGATACCCATTAGACACAAAATCAAGATGCCTAGCTGCTTGGAGATATGTCCATCACGCTGACAATAAAGCCATTTTAGGTAAGAAGTTCAAGAGCGTTGAATCAAGGATCAAGAGCTACGCTAAAAGGCATTATAATCTGGACCTTCAGGTTGGTGAGTCAGATGAGTTCGATTGGGCGCAAGCATTTGTGGAATACTATGATAGCGAGACGATGGGAGAGCGTTGCGATAGCATCGTTCTAGAATCTGATAGTTCAGAGGAGGAAAATATGGAAGATAAAGAGAAGATTGAGGCTCTAGAGTCAGAGTTGAAGACTGTTAAGGCTACTAATGAAACTTTAGAGAGAGAGAAAGAGACATTAGAAGCTGACAAGACTGCTCTGGAAGAGAAAGCATCACAAGTTGATGACTTAACAAAAGAGCTAAACGATCAAAAGGAAGAGCTTGAGGCTTTGAGAAAGTTCAAGAGCGATACCGAAGAGGCTGCTGAAAAAGCGGAGAGGCTGAAGACTATTAAAACTCAATTAGAGGAAGCTGGCATCGAGGCTGATGTTGAGGCTGAGGCTGATTACTGGCTTAATATGTCTGAAGAGGTCTTGAAAGTAACAATTTCAAAGATGGGTGAATTAAAGAAAGGAGCAAAGGCTTCAGCAAGCATAAAAGTTCCTCAGATTTCTAGCGAAGACGATTCTGATGCAGTGGAAACTGTGAGGGAAGGTCTGAACGAGATGAAGAAGGACAGAAAATAAACTGTTAAGAGGAGTAAGAAATAATGGAAATTAAATTACAAGGAACAGCAATTCCTTGCGTTGCACAGGAAGATATACAGGCGGGGCTTGCTGTGAAGCTTGTTCCTGCTACGGGCAAATCAAGCCCTGATGTGGTTCAGGGTGCTCAACTTCCTACTGCCGATGATGATACTGCTGCTCATTTCGTAGCTGCGTTCAGGGTTTACAATGAGAAACCTCCTATTTACGAGTCTCTACCAACTCTTGATGAGACTGGTAATACTACATCTCAGCCTTATACCTTGAGAGAGTATCCAGAGGGACAGGAGAATCTTCCTGCTGACGTAAAGTTGAGAATGGTTGCACCTAGATTAAAGAGTCCTGAGCAGACAATTCTATCTGGTGCGTTGATGCTGGCTTATGATGATGGCATCTACACTGTTACATCTGGCTGTTACACTGGCTCTTCATTTGATGTGGGTGATGGAATCAGTGTTAAGTCTGGTGGTAAATGGTATAAGGGAACTGGTGGACAGGTTGGTATCGTATTTGAGTTTAACAGCACAAAGGGCGAACTAACTATCAAAACTGGATAACCTTTGAAAAAAATAGAGTAGGCGGGGAGGGATAGTCTCCCTCCCCAATAATGGAGTAAAGATGGAATTAGAGAAATTTAAGACAGCTTATGCGGAAATTGCTAAGAACAAGGCTGCAAGAGATACGCTGGCTGAATTGATTGTCGAATACATCGATCCTAAGCACGTTACTCAGGACATTGTGGGTATGTTCTTGAATACAAGAGCACTTAACCCTGGTGATGCTCTGGTAAAGAAAGTGCGTAGAGGTATCGAGGTCAGGCAGTTAGTTCCTGGTCAGACAACTCTATCTAGCCAGATCACTGTGAAAGAAGTTGTTAATTACAACTTGGATCAGGCATATGCAGAAGTTTCCCACAATGAGTGGGAGGTGGAGTCTGGAGAAATTGGTACTGTCGATGACATCCGTAGGGAAATGACAGCCAAGCTTTCTGACTTCTATGTAACAAAGGTATTGAATGCTATGTACACCCTAGCTACTATAAACGATAGTAATAACTTCTACTATGTGACAGGTCCTATTACTAGGAGCACATTGGAAGATTCTATTGATTATATAGCTGATACTGCTGGAGCAGTAAGGGCAGTGGTTGGCAGAAGAACAGCCTTAGCTCCTATCACAAAGTTTGCTGGCTACAGACTACCTACAGCAACAGAAATCGCTACACCTACTGCTGCTATTCCTGTTCCTTCAGCACTTGAAGAGATCAGGAGAACAGGTTGGTTTGGTGTTTACTATGGTGCTAACTTCATCGCTTTGGAGCAAGTCTATGATAATCCATATGACAGAACTCCACTTATCAAGGACAATATGGTTGTCGTGGTAGGTGACGAGTGCGGTGAGTTCATCACTTATGGGGACACAAGAGAAGATCAGTGGACTGATATGAGCACAGCACCTCCAACTTGGCACATCAGAATCTACCAGCAATTTGGTTTGATGTTCGACAGGATGGAGAACGTGGCTGTAATCAGACTGGACAAGCCTTAATCGAAGCTGATGTAAATGGGGAGGGCTAAATTCCCTCCCCTCGAATAATCCTAACTAGGCGGGAGAGAGGTTCAGAAGCTTAGTATAAAAAACACAAAGGAGTTTAAAATGGAAGACAGTTATCCTAAATTTTGGAGAAAAGCCATCAGAGGATCTGTAGGTGGCAGAATTCTTAATAAGAAGGGAGATCCAGAAGAGTTTTTACTGAAAGGTGACCCGAATGATCCAAATGCTGACGTTGATGCGATGACTATTGAGCTTACCGATGGAGAAGCTGAAAAGTATTTCAAAAAGAATAATAAGTCAGCAATCGTGCAAGGGTATTTAATCGAGATTTCGGAGCACACTTTGTCTCTCGATGAAACTAATGCGGTTAGCGATGGTTACCTGAGAGATTTGTTAAAGAAACCTTTGAGCAAGATGAAGCCTAGAGTTGATAAGTTTACTTCACCTGTTCCAGTTATAAGATTGCTGGAGATTGCTCAAGAAGAAAACAAACAAGTAAGAACTATTGACTACCTGAAGGAAGTTATTACGAAGCTTGAGGGTTCACCAACAAGCCCAAGTAAGGCGGAGATTGGTGGCGTTCAGGTTCAGACGATATAATATAGTGCAGGTTGTGGGGAGGAGAGGTCTGATTTGTGGCTTCCCTCCCCCGCAATTGGCGCTTGGTGCTGGAAAGTTTCTATCACCTACTAATGAATATTTAATACTTGATGATAGTTTAAGGTGCTGAGCCGTGTGCTTATTACCGTATACTTTATATATATTGACAATTAAATTAAAAAATGGTATAATAATAAAGGAGAGGATATGGAAACAAAGGAAAGGTTCGTTTTAAGGTTTATCCAGATTTCGGACTTGCACATTACTAAACACAGGAATTTGCTTGAACCTATGGTAGATCCAATTAACCAAGAAGCGGTTGATTTGGTTATTGCAACTGGCGATATAGCTCACACTCCCGACAAAGAAACAATTGATTTGGCGACAAAAACCATTAATAAAATACGTCATAAGGTTGTAGTTCTACCTGGTGATTATGATGGTAGTGACCATTGGAGTGATAACTTTGGTGATAGATACAAGACACTAAACCTTGGTGGGTATCATTTAGAGTTTCTTGACACTTCTTTTATGAGGCACAGGTTTGCTGTAGGTTGGGCAGATGTTATGGCTGCTGAAGATCCGCAGCAATATCAATGGTTGAAAGCCAGAATGAAGGGTGAAGGGTATCATATTATGTTCTCGCACCACCCATTTTGGTCTAGACCTGTGGAAAATAAGCACGAGCTTTTGAGGGATAACTTGAGAGCTATTTATTCTGGTCACCTTCACGAAACTGCAAAATTTTACTTTAAGTATAGCAAACCTATGAGACATTTTGGGCACGGTTTTAGTGCAGTTCCAATGAAATTTCACGGCAATTCTTGTTATGCTGTTGTGCTGGTGAAGGATAATGATGAGATAATTAATGTACCTAAAATGGTAGGTGCAAAAAGGACAGCTTGGTAAAGGAGAGGTTATGAACGGAAAGATAAAAGTTTTATGGATTGGTGATAGTCCTGCTGTCTCTACTGGTTTTGGAAGGGTTTCACAAGGAGTTCTGGAAGGTTTATTTCAGACCGATAGGTATGATGTGTCAATTTTGGGCATTAACCATCCTATAGGTGATCCGCATCGTTATGAAGGGATGTTTAGAATATATCCAGCCAGGGCGAAGGGGAACATTTATGGTTTTAATCGAGTAGAGGAATTGGTAGCCAAAGAGCAACCTCATATCATAATTATAAATAATGATTTATGGATTGTTGCGGAGTATGTAAAATTTATTCCAGAAAACAATAGGATTTTTACTTATTCACCTGTTGATGCTCTACCAGTACATAGCAACTGGATTAATAATCTAACCAGAGTTAATGCTAGAGTTGGTACTTATACTAACTTTGCAAAGGATGGAATACAAGCAGCACACGAAGGAATTAATGTTGATATTATAGGTCACGGTGTTGATACTGATGAGTTTTATCCGATGGAAGATGCTAGAAAGTTTCTTGCGAATGTCCCACCCGATGCGTTTGTAGTTCAAAATATTAATAGAAATCAACCTAGAAAAAGGCTTGATTTATTCCTAAAAGCTATGCAGCTATGGTTGAGCCGTAAGTCTCCAGAGGATAGAAAGAATATCTCATTTTATTATCACGGAAGCCTAAAGGATGTTGGTTGGAATCTCGTCGATCTTGCTCAGAGATGGGGAATAGATGATAGGTTCTTAATTACAGACCAAACTAACTTTACCCCTGCTCACGGAGTTTCTCTTAGCTCGTTATGCAAGATCTACAATGTGGCTGATGTTCACGTAATGACTTCTATGGGAGAGGGTTTTGGTCTAAGTCCATTTGAGAGTGCAGCTTGTGGAGTAGCTCAAGTTGTTCCAAATCATTCAGCTTGTAAGGAGTTATGGGAAGGTATCGCTCCTCTTATTGAGATCCAAGAATGGGAAGTTCTCACTGGTGGTATTAATACCGAGGGTGGTGTAATTAATGTCGAGCATTTGGCTGATATACTAGAAGACTTGTATCAGAATAGAGACAAGACTAAGGAACTGGCTAAGAAGGCTTATGAATATGTTCAGCAAGAGCGGTTTACTTGGGCTTATATTGCGAATCAATTTGACAAAGTTATTCAGGATATGCTACAGAATGGTGATAAATCATTATCTAAGAAGTATACTGAGGAAGAACCTGTAAGAATAGAAGCTAACGCTGGTGAGGTAACGAAAGAGGAGACAGTGAAGAAAGATGACGATACAGTTCCCAACCACTAAAAGCACGAAGGATGCTATCAGAGACGCTATCGGACAGACCGTAACGTTTGTTATACAGGGTGTTGAAACTGCTTGCCCTGTGTGCAGTGGTGCTGATTTATATGATAGTGTAAATGAGCTTAGTTTGGATCAATTTTGTCCTATTTGTTCTGGTCAGTATTGGATCACTCAGGATGTTGAGTCTGGAGTCCTTGCTCACGTTAGGTGGCGTACTGGTGATGAATCGGATTTTGGGATCGCTGGTGAGACTCTGACTGGTGATTGTTTTATAACTATTGGTATAGACTCTCTTTCAGAGACTCAAATAGTTAAGATAAAAGAAGTCAGAGTGGATAGTAGAAAACTGGAAATTTTTAGAACAATTAAGAGAGGAGTACCTACAAGAGATCGTATTAGATTTGTTTGTAGAGAAGTTGGTAAGGAGTAATTATGAGTAAGGAATTGGAAGGATTACCAGAAATCGAAATCGTTAAGCTAATAAATAAAAGGAAAAAGCGTTATTGTGCAATAGCTCTTAACGATTTAGAGGAAGAGATGGGAAAGGGTGACTCCTTTAGTAAAATAAGAAAAATATTTCTTGATAATATGAATGGATTCACAAGGAGCGTCTTCACTGTTATAGGCATTGATGTAGAAGGTATTAAGGACGAATGATAAGGACATTTACGCATAGAATACCTACCTTTCATCCTGTTGGTGTCTTGGCTCAATTAGGTGTAACCCCTTTAAGCGGTGTGATTTACTATCAGCTATTACCAGAGGTTACCGCTATAATTGAGACGCAAGCCATAACCACCGCAGAGAGACTTAACCAATATTTGAAAGAAGCTTATAGAAAAGATATGGCTGAAATTGATGAGTATAGTAGGTTTCCTGCGTATTTTACCGTGATGGATACAGCACTATCTCAACCTAGAAATATAGGTTTCGAGTGGGACAGCAAAGGTTTGATTCAAGCTAAATTTGTGGATTTAGATGCTTTGGGTGATATTGGTGATCTGCAAAGAATCCAAAAAATGGTTCATCCAGGTGGTACGCTTCAAGGGTGGATCGGTATCTACAATTCTTGGTTAGCTGGTACAAGTAAGAAATATGAAGAAATTGTAGGTGCGAGAACAAGTATAATGCTTGCGGAAACCAAAGCCCCTTTTTGGGAGCTTATTGAGAATGGAAATGGTCCTGCTGCTTATCCTAGAAATGGACCTAAACGAACTCTTCTTGCTTTTAAGGTGGTCTATAATAGAGAGATGAAGGCTGCATACCTAAGAACTTTATCGGTGGTAAGAGCATTAGTTGCTAGACCATCATCTTTGTTCGCAGGTTATCAAGCTACTACAGTTAGCTATAGAGGGCAATTATTTGCGGGGCACGTATGGACTTCACCCACTGGAACAATTGTCTTTGCTATTTCAGGAACAACGGCAATTGATAGGCTTGGTCGTCTAACTGGGAGAGGTTTCATATTAGACGTGACAGGAACGGTAATTAGAAGGTGGAGCGGTTGGTTGCCACGATAGGAGTTACATTATGAATCACGAAATTCTAAGATCTAGAGTCGAGGAGGCTTGCGAAAAAATAGCGAACTATGGAATTGAAGGCTGTGACGACAAGGAAGTTGTCCTTGCTTGCTTTGGTATGCTTATGTTCAACGGTTTTGAAAGTCTGAAGAAATCAATAAATAAGGCTGTTTGGACATTTGTTGGTTGTCTTATATCTACACTTGTCTCAATAATTTTAGTATTAATTTTTGCGTAGCAAATTAAGAAGGTGAGGATATGGTAGTCATAGGAAAATTTAGACAAGAAGATTTTAGTGTTTATTTCTTTATAAAGGACCTGGTTGGGGATAAGGTTAAGAGAGTTGTAGATAGCTATCCATACACCGAAGTAGAGAACAATACACTTGAAGTACCTTGCGTGTCGGTAGAACACAGCCAGACCGTAGATGACGGTGGTGAACTTGGTTCAAGCTGGTTCAGACGTACGTGGGCTATAGATGTCTTTGCTGACAATGATGCTCAGAGAGATGAACTGTCTGATATTATATTTCAGGCGTTGGATAAATCTATTCCTATAAGAGACTACTCTGTTGGTTTTAGAGAGGATGGTAAAGCAAAATCTGGAGCAGATCTTAGAATTATTGAGTGGGCAAGCGTAGAGGACAGGAGTATGCGTCCTACTTACGCATTTCCATCATTATCGGAAAGAAAGTTTTGGAGGACTACCATTACTTTTAGTACTGTGACTACGCAGGCTACGTAAGGAACGGTAAGGATAAAATAAAAATAAGGGATTAGCCTCTCAAGGTTGGGGGTAAAGAGATTACGGATTCACATAAAGGAAAGGATTTAGAAGGTAGCAAGGAGAATTGGTTACAAGGATATTTGAGAGGTGGTTTATTATGAATAAAGATTGGCAATTGATTGCTTGGTGTATTTCGTTAGAAGGAAGCATAGGGTTTGTTAAAAATGGTAAATTACTTCAACCCTGCATAAAATTTTTTAATACTGATCGCAGCATTGTAAATACCTTCTGTGAGTTGGTTGGTGTGGGTGGTGTTTATACTAATAAAACCAATGGTAAACGTTCTAACAAACCACTACACTTTTGGAGATGTAATGATTTTGATGATGTCAGGCATCTCTTAACTAATATTGTTGGTTATTTACCAAGCAAGAAGGAGCAAGCCACGCTATTAACTGAGTTTATTGATCTTAGATTAAGTAAACAAAATCAGTGGCACAAACGTGGTTCATCTTATTCTAATAGGGAGTTTGAAATTTACGACAAAGTAAAAATGTTGAATAAGAGAGGTAGAAGAGATGACTAAAAGAGTGGCTGTGCCTTATAAAGATACTAAATTAAGAATTGTTGGACCTTCTGGTGATTTCTTTGCTCACCGTGTACAAAGGTTGGATATACCTGCAAACTTACCTAGCACTACGATTAACGAGCTTGGTAATCCAGGTCACGCAGGTATCGTAACAGATGTTCCAGAGGTGACTGCTACATTCCAAGCTTTTGATGTATCTCACAAGATATTTTCATTTATGACTGGTTATGATCCAGATTCTTTCCCTGCTGGTGGTGTAGATGTTAATATGCTTAAATTCTGCGATATGATTGCATATGTCAAAGAAGCTGATGTTAATGAGCATTTGAAGTGCATTCACGCAAAATATATGAGAGTTACTGATTTCACATTAACCTACTCAGTAGATGGTGAAAGTACGGAAGAGTACAGTCTGGCTGGAAGTGAGAAGAGATATTTTGCGAATGATGTGGTTGTTGATTCAGGTAACCTTGTTGCTGGTCAACTATCTCTAACCTATGCACCAAACGCACTGAAGAATGGTAATAAGCTTATCAGTATGATTGTTGATGGTGACTGGTTAGAAGAGGGAACTGGTTACAGTGTTTCTGGTCAAACAGTTACAGTCAGTGGTGCGACAACTGAAATGGCTCTTGCTGTGTATCACACTCAGAGTGGTGTGCTTACTTGGAGCAATATTTCAGATGCTACAGTTCCTGCTGCTATTCGTGGTAAGAATATTCCTGTTGAGATTGGTGCAAATCATATGTACAGGGTTCAGAGTGTTACGATCAGAGGTACGTTCCCTAACACTAAAATTATGGAAATGGGTAATACCTCGGTTGTTGGTTACGTTGTTGACCCACCCGATATAACAGGTGATATTACAGTTATGGATACCGACAACGAGATTGTGTCATTACTAACTACTGGCAGCATTAACGATGCGGATGGTTATGGTGAGTTTGGTGTAAACGAATATGAGGAGAGAACACTTCAACTAGACGTTATTATCAAAGATCCCGCAGATAACGCTACAGTATTGAAGACAATCAGAGTTCCTAAGATGAGAATTACGTCAGATGGTACAACTTCAAATGTTGGTGGTCAATTGACAGCTACATTCTCATTTATGTCTGATGATGCTCAGTGCGTTGTATATAGCGGTGCGGTAGCATAAAATAGAATAAGGTTCAATTGCTTACATAAGATAGTAAGGGAAATCGTACAACGATTTATTAGGGGAGTCTTTAAGCAAGATATTTTTCTTGTGTTGGACTCCCCTTTTTATTTTGAAGAGGAAAAAAGAAAGAGGGAAGGAGAGTAAGAAAATGGCAACTAAGGATTTAGCAAACCTATTTAAGTGGAACACAAAAGTAGAAATAAAAGATAGAGAGGGTAACACAACCGAGACAATGTATGTCAGGTTGGTCGGCGATCTTGACTATAATCAAGCTCAACAGTATGGTCTATTAGCAAGTAGAAAACTTAGAAAGCGTCTAAGAGATAAAGAAAGTATTGACCATCAATCGCTGTTCTTGGATCTGGAAGAAAGAGAAAAGCAAGATTTGATATTTGGCATCCTACTTGCGGAAATGGCTAATTTTAGGGATGCTGCGGTTGCGGATTTAGGTGATTCTGTCTTTGATATAAAATTACCTGATAATCCTACACTTGAAGATAGAGAGAAACAGCAAGAAGCTGAGGAAGAGGCTGCTAAAGAGAAAGCTGACAAATTAAGAGGGAAGATGGAGGAGAAATCTAATGAACGTAAAGCTGAATTAGAGAAGCTTCCTATTGAAGAGATTAGAAAGATTTTTGTTGATTCTTCCATCAATTACAGATGTTTAGAAGAGTTCGGCACGGCTTTTAGAGATTATTGTATTTTTGCTGGAACATATAGCGATCCAAAGTTCAAGGATAGGGTTTTTACTGATTTTGATGAGTTTAGGAATGCTTCACCTAATCTGAAAAGACAACTGACAGATGCTTATCTCAAGTTAGAATTAACAGGTGAACAATTAAAAAACTAAGTAGGGACAACGTGTTTGCTGGTATGTGGCACGTTGTCCAGAACAGCAAAATCAAGTTTGATGAACTGTTTGAGGATGTAAATGTTCTTCCTTACACTTTTTCGTATTTAATAAGGAAGAGGATGCAAATTGATAGCTGGATGGAACTACCAAAGGAGAAGCGTCCTCCAGAGTCAATTTGGGACGATGCTAAGGAGCTTGAGGAGTGGTTTGAGAGAGTTTATGGAGATAATGCTCAAACTGAGTTCAATATGGCTTGGGATGAGAATGAGGTAGAACAATAATGCCAGGGTTTAAAGAGTGGTTACTAGCCGAAGAATCAAAATATTTACAAGCTAAAGAAATCAGGGCAGCACAACAGGCTGTGGCTGGTTTACATCGTGAGTATGCTGCGGGTGCTTTGAGTGCTGATAAGTATAACCAGCAACTAAGCAGATTCACTGATGAGATAGATCGTGCCAAAAGAGGTTCTCAGAGTTTAAGCAGAACTCTGCACGTCCAAGACCTGAGCTTTCAGGGCGTTGGTGAAGCCATTGCTAACGCTGTTTTGAAGGTTGGGTTGTGGATAGCAGCAACTACGCTTGTTATTGGTACAGTTCGTAAGATGCAAGAAGTTCTCCAGCTTTGGAAAGACTTAGAAGTTACGCTGGAGAGAATTGGTATCACAACTTCAACGTTTGGTGCTAGTCTATACAAATTCTTTGACTTAACTGCTGATGTTGCTATCCGTATGGGTATGCCTATTGAGCAAACTCTAAGAGGTATGGATCTGGCTTTGAGAGCTACTGCTCAATATGAAGACCAAGCTCAAAGAACTGCAACAGCACAGTTGATGTTGAGAGACGCTGCTATCCTTGGTAACGTAGCTGGTATGCAATTCGATCAAGCTATTGATATTTTGGTTGGTTCTTTGAGACAGACTGGTATGGAACTCGATCAAGGTATTGTATTGCTTGACAAGTGGGTGGCTGTAGCTAAGAACGCTGCCGTGTCTGTTAATGATCTATCGCAAGGTTTTGCTATTATGTCAAGTGCTGCTGCATCAGCAGGCTTGAATGTTGACCAGGTTAATGGTATTATCACAGCCCTAAGTGAAGCTGTTACCTTGGGTCCTGTTGAAGTTGGTAATGCTATCAGAGCTTTGATGGCTACTTTGTATAACCCTGGTTCTATCGCAACTATGCGTAGATTCGGTGTTGCTGTTAGAGATGCGACTGGTGAGTTTAGGTCATTTTGGGACATTATGAATGAGCTATCTTCTATGGTAGTAACTGGTGCTTTGGACGAAGATCAAATCCTACAAATTGCTAAGGCTGCTGGTGCTGGTCAGAGAAGGTATGCTCAGTTCGTGGCTTTGCTTAAAAACTGGACTAATGCTATCAGGGCAGCTAATACATCAGCAGGGGCACACGGTGAAGCTCTTAATGCTAACGAGAGAATTGTTAATACTTTGACAAATGCTTGGGATCAATTTACTGCTGCACAGAACAAATTCTGGTACGCTCTTGGTGATAAGTCTGGTATTATTTCTGACCTGACTGAGCACTTCCAAAGATTAGCAGGTGTGTTCTCTTGGTTCGCTGATTTGAATGAACCTCTTGGCAAGACTATCAAACTTGTTGCTGAACTGGCGGTTGCCTTTGTTGCTCTGAAATTAGCTGCGGTAGCTATAACCAAACTTAACTTGATTGGTTGGTTGGTTACTCTGGCTAGACCCCTTGGTGGTCTTAGAAACTTGACTGCCTTAGCAGGTGTTGCTCCTGGTGTTGGGCAAGTTGTAAGACCCGCAGGGTTAGGAGCAGCAGCCATAACAGCGAGGGGGCAGTTCCAAGCTCCTGTTGGTGGATGGACTGCTCCAACTGGTCAGTTCTACAGGGGTGGTCAATTCTTGCCAATGATGGCTACTACTTTAACTAGAGGAGAGGTTGCCAGAACTGCTTGGAGTAACCTTGGTACTCAATTACAGAGAACTCTATTAACACCTATGCGTGGACTTGGCTTGGCATTCGGTACTGCTGCTGGCGGGATGATTATGCGTGAGTTATATGATTCTGATTGGTCAGGTATTGGCGGTGCTCTTGGGGCTGCCGTAGGTGGTTTCTTCTTAGGTCCTGCTGGTCTAGCTATCGGCTCTGTGATTGGTGGCGGTATAGCTAAACTTATTGAACAAGCTTCTATGTCCTTTGAAGAAAGAGTTGCTAGGGAGAGGGAGAAGTGGATGAAAGATCTACCTGACGAAATCGCTTCGTCTCTTGGTAGAATGAGGGAACAACTTGATTTGAGTGATACTGTTATCATTCCTCTTGAGGATTTGATGAAGGATCAAGAGGATATGTATGACAAGGTTATTCAGCAAGAGAAGGATCTTTTGAGCAGACGTGAGGAGTATATCAAAGGATTGGAAGATGTGATGATGGGTGAGTATGGTTACGGTCCTGGTATGGGGGAAGCTATACAAGGTGCTGCTATAGCTCGTTGGTGGGCAAGTCTATTCCAAGAGCCTCAAATGGAAGTTCAGCGTGAAATGATTCCTCGAATGGAAGAAGCTCAGAGGAAAGCTACTGAGGCGGCTGAAACCCAACTAACTGTTTATGACGAACTTGCTTTGAGGGCTGAAGAGGTAAGAAAAGAGCTTGGTTTACAAGAAGCTGCGGAAAAGCGTATAGAAGAGATCAAGGAGAGGACTCTTGAACTAACGTCTGATGAGAGAGAAGAGCTTCTTAGCTTGGCATCATCTGCTCCTATTACGTATTCAAGAATGGTGGCACAGCTTGAGAGATATTTACCTGATTTGGCTGAACAGTTTAGGGCACTATATCCAAGCTATGAAGATTTTGTTGAATTAGCACCCGAAGCTTACGGTCCTCTTGTTGAAGCTTTAAGCACAGCCGTAAGTATGGAACAAAAGATAGCTGATGCTGAGAAAACTAGAGCAGCAGCAACAAAACTCTTGAAGGCAGAGTTGGGTGGAACTGAAGCTACTCTTCAGAATATTACTGATCAATGGAAATATTGGTCTGATATACAGAAAGCGGTAGCAGCAGGTGCTGCTTCCTTAGAACCCTTCTACGAAGCTTGGGGTGTGACTACAGAGGATGCCACGTTGGCTGCTGATGAAGCTTTGAACATTCTCAATAAGATTGTACAAACTCTTGCTGATGGCAAAGAAGCTACTCAAGATTTAGTTAACTTCCAGAACCAATATAATACTGCTTTAGCTGTTGGCGAAGAACGACTAAAATATATGAGTCAATATGTTGAACCAGGTCGTTTAGAGTTCTTTGAGGCAGGTGGTGCTGGACTTGGTAGAATTCAGGATTTATTAACTCGTTATGAGACAATGTTTGGTAGGTATCTTGACTCTCAGAAGGAAATTTATCACGCATTTATTAGGGATGAGGAAGGTGTGGTCAGAGGATTTTACGAAACATTTGAAGCACGTCCTGAAGTATGGCAAGCTATGCTTGTCGAATTGAGGAATATTGAAAAGAATACTGCTGAGGCTCTTGAAGCTGAGTATAACTTACCTGGTTGGTATACAAGACCTAGCAGGTATTGGGCTATGAAGACTACAGAAGCAACCGAGTTCGGTCCTGCTCAGGGAAGTTTGTGGGAACTTTGGATGGAGTTTTTGGCAAAGAACAGAGGTATGCAGGGTGGTGGCACAATTAAAGAGGCTGGACCTTACTTCCTACATAGAAGAGAGGTTGTTATGTCAGGCGATACCCTAGCAGGAACTAATTCAATCTTGAACAATTCATATAGGGTTCTTGCGGCATCACAGCAGTATTTGTCAAGTATTAATCTTGGTATTGTGGGATTAAAACAAGAAATTGCTAGTCTTAGGGAATTATTTACTAAAAAGAGAGGTGAAGGGGATGGAGAGGAATTTGCTAGAGTTGCTAGGTCAAATTACAGTGGTGTTAGTTCACTTGGTGTAAGCGTGAGGAGATAAAATGGAAGTAACTAGATGGAGATTTGACATTGGTGGAACATATGACTACACGTTCCCAAGGAATCCAGACCGTTATGGTGGGGACAGTTATTGGCGATATGAACCCCGAATGACTGAATTAGATGTTATTGGAGCAAGTGTGCCTTCTATTCAGGTTGATGGTTTTAGAGGTGCGAGGAGAACTCTGCGTTTTACTGCGGTTACTGGTACAATGATGCGAACGTTACAGAATTTCTTTTTACGCAAGCAGATAGTTAATAATTGCAGAGACCATTTATATCCAACAACCCCCCAATTTGGTTGTTTTGTGGCTGCTTTTGTTGCCGCAGTTCGACCTACTATTGGCACTTTCCCTAGTTCTGGTGAAGATACATATGATGTTGAAATGACACTTATTAGGATGGGTTAATATGGGTATTGCTGAGGAGTATGCTAAAAGAGTAAAAACACCTTTAATTAGGGTAACTCTCACTAGGTTTCTTGAAGATGATATTCCTGGTGTTGATGCTGAGGGGCACAACTATTACCCCGAAGTTATAAGCTGTGATATAAACTATGGGTTTGACCAAGGTAGCTCTACTTGTACTTTGGTAATTAAGACTCCACTTGATTTAAATGGCGACCCTGTTCGATTTGAACCAATGGATAGAGTCAAAGTTGAACAAGGTTGGAATAAAACATCAACCCTTCGGACAACCTTCTTTGGCTTTGTTGACCAAGCTGAGTTTACTAACCCACCACAGCTTCAAAGATTAGAATGTCGTGACATGTTGAAGCTTGCCCAAGATAACTACTTAACTCAAACTAATAGGAAAGTCTATTTCAAAGATTTGGTTGATGATGAATTAGACCAATATGGTAACCCAATGGGTGGGCAAGCACCTGCTGACAGAACGGCAAAAAAGATTATAAGTACATTATTAACTGAAAGTGGGATACCAGAAAGTAGGCAACAACTAGATTTTGTGGATTATCCTGCTTCTGGAGCAATAGTCATTGGTAATAATGCTGTAGCAGTATTTGTTTATGAATCTGCGATGGAAGCTATTAACAGAATTTGTGACTTGATTGGTTACCGTATTTGGGCAGACCCCGTAGGTCAAGTCCAGTGCAAGGAAGTTAGGATGATTGCTGGTGAAACGGCATCAGTGTACTATAGAAGTCAAAAGGAAACTTACGACAGTGAAAAGTTTACAGTAGTTACTCCAGGTAATTTAATTAGTGTAGAAAGTAGGACAGACGATGATTTGAGAAATTGGGTGACTGTAATTGGTTATGGAGATTTAATATCTACTGTTGCAGGTGAATCGGAGTATGTTCCTAACCCACCAAGGTATAGGCGGACAGAGATTAGGTCTTACTTGCTCGATACGCAGGAATTGGTTACAACTGTAGCTCAGAGAGTCTACAGTGATTTGAATAGGTTGAGACATACTGCTACTGCTACTATAGAAGGTGACCCTAGAATCGGAATTGGACAGACGATAGGTATATATGACCCTTATGCAACTGCGGTGAATGTTAGTTATGTTTTATATGATTATTCTAGCAGATTTGCTGCGGGTGAGTGGACTATGATATTGAACCTTGTTGGAGGAGCAGGAGCAGAAGTTCCTGGTTCACCACCAATAGAAAATGTCTCTCCTGTAGCATTGTTTGATTATAGGATAGAAACCGAAGTTTTGTCTGATGGTTCGTTTGTGGGTGAAGTTTACGTAAATGCTGCGGCATCTTATGACCCAAATGGTCCTGTAGAAGACTTATCTTATTTATGGGTTTGTTCGGGGTATGATAATGCGACTGGCATAGCAAATTCCTATGTGGTATCTGGTGGTATTTTTAGTTTACCAGTAACTTTAACGGTTACTGATAAGGGAGACCCACCATTAAGTCATTCTCTAACGAGAGTAATTCCAATAGAATTTGGGCAACAAATGGAGTGGAAGACAATTTATGTCGCTTCTGGTAGTTCTGTTTGGACTACGGATGATGGTGGTATGACATGGGTAGAACGGCATTTGTATTAGAGGTTTATAATGGCAACAAGTGATTGGTGGATTGACCCCCCAAGAAATAATCTTGCAGGTGGTCGAATAATATCAAAGAACTCTGATGGTAGCGTTGATGAAACTCGCTTAGAGAACCAATTCTACTATGCGGGATTTGAATGCGTGAAAGAGTGGTCATTCCCTTTGGACGTTATTTCAGACCACTACGAGTCTTATTATAGTCATTCTTATTTTAAGTTACAAGTACCAACTTTGAGTGGAGTGACTCTTGATAGTGCTACTTTATACGTTATGGTGGGGTCGATTCTTAATGTCCAAGTTCCTGACACTACGCAAATGTCTCTTAAAGCTTATTATAAGAGTTCGTATAATGCAAACGATTTTCCTTGGGCGACACTTGATGAGGATGATGAAGGGTCAGCAGGGTGGACAGAGATTGGTACATTTGATACTGTTGCAGGCATACAGACTGATTATAATACCTATGGACCTTACTGGATGGATGGTTTAGATATAACAACTGCTATTCAAACTGTTATAGCAAGTGGTTGGGGTTGGTTGGGAATTAGGTTACAATTAACACACAAAGCTCCGATTGGTTGGGACTATGACCATCGTCCATCAGACACTAATCAGTTGTTAGAAATCACATTCCAAGGTGCTATGACAACATATTGGAGCAACAATCTTCCTCCAAACCATCCAGAGGATTATAATCATGTTACTCCTTGGTTGAAAATTTCTTATTCAGTGATACCCCCTGAAGAAGACCAAGAAGAGCCTGGTGAACCATACACAACTGTTAGCGGTAGCACCCCATATCCTGCCTCTGGAGTAGTCAATTGTGTTACAGCAGATGTCAAAGCAAAATCTGCCATTGCTGGAACTTCAATCGGAGGTCTATGGTATGTTTGGAGCGGTGGAGGTTTTTGGAATAAGATATTTGAAGTTGATTCGGCAATAACTGCTGTTTATATTGATTATATAAAGAATCTGTTGGATTATCCCGAAGAAGCTACTGCGTGGTTTGGTACTGATAGTGGAGATGTATATAAGACTACAGACTCTTTCGCTACTTGGGATAAGGTGAAGGCTTTTGGTGTTAAAGTAGTCGAAATAAGAGGAAGCGAAATGAACTCTAATAAAGTGGTTGTAGCGACAGAAACTGATATTTACACAACAATGGATGGTGGCGAAAACTGGATATTAGCTAAGAGTGGTGATTGGTAATGACACAACATAAGTTTAAAGGAATGTTTGTTCGTGGTGACGAAATTCAAGCTATATTTGAAGGAGGGTATGGTTTTAGAAGCTCTGATTTCGGTACAACTTGGTATCCGATGTCAGGAGTACCAAGCTCTGCCGAGGATATTGGTTTTGATATTGCGGATGAGCGGAATTCAGTAATCGGTGCTGATGGTATTCTTTATACTTTCTCAGGGGCATCTGGAGAAGTTTTTACTTATAAGCAAGGTGTGTCAATATCAGGTGTCGTTACTCAAATAGATGTGGACATGGATTCGGCTGTAGCAGTAGTTGGTACTGACCAAAAATTATATAAGACTATTAGTTGGGGTAATTCGGTTATGGAATTGTTGGATGAACCTGTAACTGATGTGGCTCTTGGAGGTAATTATCTTGCCGAAGTTAGAACACCATCTATTAGTGGGTTACTTCTTTTAACTGAAGCTGATTATGCTTACTCTGGACTTGTTGCTAGTCCAACAGGAGACCTTTGGTATAGAGTACATTTGAAGGATGCTACGTATATCCAAAGAATGGTGTTTGGTTCTGGATATGCTTTCTTTAACATGGAGAATGTTCCTATAGGGGCTTTAAACGGAGTAGCCGAGGTTAGACTAAAATCTTGGATAGGTGCTACAGGTGGAGCTATCTCCGAGTGGGTAACTTGTCCAGATGCACCGTTTGGTTACAGTTGGAACAGGGTTGTTACGTTCTTCTCGACTATTGACGATAACAATGACGTTTATCTTGGTGGTGAAGATGCTAATTTCTACAAATATAATCTAATATCTGGTACTTATACTAAGAAAGCGAACAAGTATTCCTTTTACCCAGGACACTGTGCTTTTGTAACCAGGGGTAACAAGATTTATTGGGGACAATCAAACCATATCCGCATCTATAACAAGACTACTGATGCGTGGGAAAGTGTATCATCTGCCGCTCCTTATGGTCAGCAAGTGGAAGCCATCTGCTTCGAAGATAGTAATACAATTTGGGCGGTTTGTACTGGTGTTGGTGGTGTTAGTAAAGTTTTAAAGTACACCATTTCAACTGATACATGGACAGAATATAGCAATAGTACAGGGTCTACTGCACGTGGACGAGCCGCTTACTTTGATGTAGCCAATGGTAAAGTATGGTTTTCCAGTGCTGTTCAGAGTAAATATTGGAGTTATGAGATAGCTACTGATACCTACACGCAACACACCGCAACTGGTCTTAATGGTGGATATTTCTTGTTTAACGATGCAACACAGGATGGTCGTTTTTGGTGTTGTGAGGTTTGGGATTACCCATCACAAGGACCTTTTGGGGTATGGAATGTAATTACAGGTACGCCGTATAATGAGGTGATACCATATAACTCACAAGGTAATGACTTGAGGTCGGGTGGAGAAGTTAGAAGGCAGCGTACAATAGGTGCGAAAGGTGGTCAAACTGTGATAGTTCACAGCCATGACTGGACTCCTAAACCTGTATTTCGTAAATGTACAGGTGGTGACCTTGCTGAAGCTCAACAGTTCTTAAAGAGTGGTGGCAGTCAATACAGCACCCCACGTTTGGAATTTAGTGATACTGAGACCTATCTTCTTGGTGCTTGTTGCTTAGACCCTTACACTAGCGAACCTTGGACTATTAGTGGAGTTAACGCTTTAATAGCTGGAATAGATTTACAAGCTCCTGCTGTTGGGGACGTTGCCTCTGGTGTATGCAGGTGTGACCAAATCTTCCTTGAGGTTTATGATAGAGGTAAGAATATAGGTGTTGTGGGTTCAGCACCAGTGGATAGATATACGGCAATAAGTTGTGCTAATACTTTAATTAACAAAGCTTACCCCGCAACAAAGGGCGGGAAGCTAAATTACGTGGATGTATATGTCAAATATGACATGACAGATGTTAAAATTGCTACCTTCTACAGTGCTGGTGGTTCTACATATTCGACACGAGCGTATGTGGTTGTTGGAAGTCTTAGTGCAGGTTACCACCGAATAACTGCTAATATAGACATACAAATTGGTGATTTTATTGGTGTTTATGCTTCAACGGGGACGATAGCCGCTGACTATGGATTTGTAAGTAATGAGCAAGCTGTGAAAGCTTCTGGTGACAAAATTCCTTGCACTGGTGAAACGTTTACTGCTGTAGATGCAACTTATAAATATATCCCATCTATTAGAGGGGTAATTTTTTAATGTCAATTACTAGACAAGAAGCAAAACAAATAGTAGATTGGGTTATTAGAGAAATAAAGAAGCGCCAATTTCCTTATGTAACTGACGGAAAGATTGATTATTCTAAAGTTGGTGTTGGTACTATCTCTGGTACTGCATCTTCCCCCGATGACCCAATTGCTGACGGAGCGGTTTATAACCGTCACATAAATCCTAATGCCCAAATTGAGGGAAGCAAGGTCAAAGTAGCAACAACAACTGAACTTGGTGTTGTTAAATTAGCGGATGAAGGAGAAGCTGTTGTTCCCACTTCATCTGGATTGGGTTCTACCGCCAGTGGTTACGGTGCAAGTTTGATTGGTGTTTACGACCCACAGGGAGATTTTACTAAAGATGATGTTGAAGCTGCTTTACACGAATTATTTGCTATAATTGGAGCACTAACATTTCTTGACTTAAATGATACCCCAAGTAGTTATTGGAATAGATATACCCAAGTTCCAACAATTAGAGACGATGAGGCTGGTTTGGAGTGGCGTCCAGTTGATTACTATGATGGTGGGGGTATTGATGAAACATATTCTGGTGCGGTAGAAGTAGACAGGACTGCGGCTGATGGTGGTTCTGCTACTATGAACGACATTCTTGATGGAACACCACAAATAACTACTGAGCATTTGCTAGTTTCTGCTGATGGTCTTGGTAAAAACCCCACTTCACCCCCCGCTGTAGATATTTATGGTATTTGTTCGGCACTCGAATTTACAGTTGACAATGACAAAGCTTATTATAAATTTCATATACCAGATAATTGGGTTGTTGGTAAGGATATTTCGATGCGTATTCATTGGACACGGAGTTCAACAGGGTCAGATGATTCAGGTAAGCGTGTAAAGTGGCAGGTAAAGTATCTTGTTATAAACGGCGTAAACGAAAATGTTAACTCAGGGGAGTCAATATTAACCGTTGAGGATGTTTATGAATCATCGTCTACTACAGAACAGGTAGCATATTGTACTGATGTGGTGATAATACCATCCTCAGAGATTGACCCTGGTGATTGTGTTACTTTGGAGCTAATGGCTATAACTCCAACAGGTGATGCGTTGAGTAACCCCGCTTGTGTTGGACTTAGCATAATATGGACGGATTTTATTAGAGGTGGATAAAGATGGCAACAAAGATATATTTTAGAAGGGGAACACGTCCTCAAATTGAGGTTATTGTTCCTGAACAGGGTGAACCAGTATGGGCTACAGACCTTAAAAGGTTGTATATGGGAGATGGAACAACCTCTGGAGGCATCTTTGTCGGTGGTGAGAGTGTCGGAGTTGATACTCTGAATGACTTGTTCGGTGCAATCACTATTTCTGGTGCGGGTGAAGTGGTTGTTTCGGTTGTTGGTCAAGTAATTACAATATCTGGTCAGACTGATGTTGATACGATAAATGAACTAATTGGTGCTGTTACCATATCAGGAAAAGGTACGGTTAGCGTAACAGAGGAAGGGCAAATTGTTGTAATCTCTGGAGCCACATCTGAAGTTAACCAATTTACCGAACTGACCGATACTCCTTCTAGCTACACTGGTTCAGCAAAGAAAATTGTTACTGTTAATGCAGGAGAAACTGGTCTCGAATTTGCTAAAACAATAAATATTGAGTCTGAGCTAACTTCTGACCATGACTATTCAGGACTTGTTTGTAGTGGAATTGCTGGTGAAACATTAGCATTTGGTGAGTCCGTTTATTATGCAAGTGATGGTAGGTGGAAGAGAACGATAGCTACGGTGGAAGAACAAGTTGCTGGTCATTTGGCGTTGGTAGTAGCTTCTGGCATTGAAGATGGTTCTATAACTTTGCTAACATTAGGTTTCATTAGGGATGATGATTGGAATTGGGATACTTCTAGTGGTCTTTGGTTGGCAACAACTAGCGGTGACTTGACTGAGAGTATACCTAGCGTATCTGGAGAGTTTGTTGTTAAAGCAGGTTGGGCACACGCTGCAAATATTGTTTGGTTCAAACCTGATACAACTGTTATAGAGAGGAAGTAAGATGAGTAACGTGAAAGTATACCCAGGTCAATCAACAGATGATGTGTATGGATACTCAACTAACTACTACCCTACGGCAGATATTCTTCAATTTGGTTTTTGGGTATATGCTAGGTATGCGGGGATTAGATTTGTCAATGTCACTATCCCCAAGGGTTCAACAATTAGTGCGGCAACAATAAAAGTTAAGGCAAGTCTTACTAGGAGTGGTCTTACTAACATCACAATTAAAGGGGTTGCTGAAGCGAATCCTGCAACGTGGGCTTCACTTGATGACCTTAAAACTAGGACTCGTGGTAGTCAGTCAGTGGCTTGGGACCCCGAAGATTGGACAGAAAATAATTTTTATTATAGTCCTGATATTGCTAACATTATTCAGGAGGTTATTGACCAAGCTGGTTGGGCAAGTGGTAATGCACTAGCAATAGTGTTTGAAAACGACCCTACAAGTGAGAGATTGAGGGATTTTCACTCCTTTGACTCAGGTAGTGATTACGCCGAACTTTCAATTGATTACGAATACGCACCCCCAGAACCACCTGAAGGACCTGCCCATATTGCTAAATTGAGCACTGTTTCAATAGCGGACATTGCGAAGTTCAAAGGTGTTCCTTTGGAAAATATTAAAAAAGTAAATAGTGTTGATTAAGATGTTGAAGTTTAGAGATGATAACATAAATGAAGTTCCCATCCCTTCAGATTCTACATCCCACAAAGTTGCTGTAGCGTATATTTATGACCCAACGACAAAGAAATTTTATCCAAATACTAGAGGATGAAGCATTCGGTGCTATATTTTATTTGAAAAGTAATATCATTTGGGGAAGAACAGATTTTTGCCTAAATTGTTGGGTTGTTTTTTGCTAAAAGGGCTTGACAACTCTCGTATTGGTATAATGGCAGTAGAGGAATAAGAAAGGTAAGTAATCTTCTTGAATTAATGCAAGCAGATAATTTTTCTCCTATGATGGAGTATAAGTTTGAAGATGAAGCTTTTTTGGGGCGAGAATATTTTTAAGAGTAGCCGAATTTTCAGGGGTGGTTCTTAATGGATACCTATTACGTCCTTTAAGGGCTTGACAATTGCCTGTTAATATGCTATAATATTAGTAGAATGATGAAAGTAGTAAGAAGTTGTGGGGCTTGACAATTGCCTCGTTGTATGCTACAATAAAAGAAAAAGGAGTTTTAAATGAGCGAATTTAGTGAAGCGATTAAGGAGAGTACCAAACCAAGGGAAAAACGGGAAAGAGTTTCGACAGGATCAGATTTTATAAAGTTAACTCCAGAACACACAACAGTAATCAGGATTTTGGATTCAGTTCCAGTAATAAGTTGGTCACATTTTGTGCCCAAGAAACACGTGGCATTCCCTAATGCAAACGCAGGTAAGGGGATGTCTTTTATTTGCCCAGGAAGGGATGTATGTCCAATTTGTGATTGGAACAAGCAATTGAGAGCGAAGGAAGAGAAACCTAAGAATCTTTTGAATTCACGTAAGGTTTACACATTCAACGTTCTTGATAGAACTCCCGTAGTTACCTGTCCAAATTGCGGAGCAGATTACTACGAAACCAAGGCTGGATTTCCAGAGGAGTGTTCAAATCCTGATTGTGGTGCATCCTTGGTGGATGTAGAATCAGGACCTAGAAACAAAATTCAGATTTTCCAGAAAGGGATTAGAATTGCAGAGCAGTTCATCGCTTTTGAGGATGAGTTTGGTGACATTAACTCTTATGACATCAAATTAGATACCAGAGGAAGTGGTGATCAAACATCTACGATTTGTGTTCCTAAACCACCAACTGAGCTAAATCTGGATGAGATTCTTGGTGAAAATTGGCAGGAAAAGTTGTACAATATTAAAGAGATTGTGAAACCAATGGATGTCGCTAATATCCAAAGGATATTGGATGGAGAGGACTTTTATTCAGTATTTAAAAAGAAAGATGACTAATGACTGCAAACATCGAGGACAGTGACAAATTAATCCGTTGGTGGAGGGGGCAGTTAGAAGGTAATCAAGATTGGAATTCACTACCAAAAGAGAGCAAAAAGCAATTACTCATCAAGTTACAAAGATGTGTTAGTGCGTTATTGCATTTGCACGTAAGTAAAGACGAGATTCTCAGGCTCATACAGCTAACGGATGTTCCCACAGTTTTTGAGGCTTGTATTTCTATGCTGGCATTGCCTGATCTTGAGCGTAAAGACAAGTATCAGGCACTTGCCTACCTTACTAGAGTTGTCTTGAATACCGAACTGGCTCGGTTCAAGCAAGATCCCACTTGGCATAGAGAACCACCAAAGAAAAGGAAGAAGGGTAAGATAGCTACATTGGATTATGCCCAAAAGTATGATCCTTTTAACTTCAAGAAGCCTCCAGCTTGCAGGTTCTGTGGTAAGCAAATAAGGATTGATAACGTTACTGGCGTCTGTACTAGCTGTCAGAAAAAGGGAAGGAATGGAAGCTAGAGTGAACATAAGTATGAAAGTTGTGGACGATTTGAAAATTCGTTCACGTAAAGAGAATGAAATACTTGGAGTTTGTCCCGTTTGTGGTTGTCGAGATGCCAATTTCAATACAGCAAAATTAAGGTGGAGATGTTGGCATTGTCCTGCTAAGGGTATCATAACACCCGAAGAGGGGTATGAGGTTCAGGAGGTAGAAGAACCAAAGCTTGATATTCCTGAAATCAGGAAGTTATACGCAAGTCTTGCTGATAAGTATCACGCTGATTTATTTCCAGAAGCAGTTGATTACTTAAAGACAAGAGGGCTAACACAGGAAACGATTGATAGGTTCAGACTAGGTTTTTGTGGAACTGATTTTTATGATGATTATACAAACAAAGTTGCAGAAGATTCTGGTGTGATTTATCAAAGTTATCCTATTCTATCGAATAGAATTGTTATCCCGTATACTTATCAGGGCGAGGTTGTAGATTTGAGAGGAAGAATATTAGACTCAGTTTTTGCTTACAAAAAGAATACACCTACTTATATCAGCCTGTCTGGCAATCACGAAGCAAGGGGGGCAAACTTTTTGTTTAATCACGATATTATAGAAAAAGAGGGAACAATTATCATTACAGAGGGAGAATTTAAGGCTCTTGTAGCTATTCAATACGGATTTCCAGTGGTTGCCACTCCTGGTATTTTTGGTTGGAGTAGTGGGTGGTCAGAGGTTTTTAAGAATAAGGAAGTCATTCTAGCTGCCGATAACGATAAAATTTCGGGGTTGCGTTCCCCTGCTTATTTAATGGCTAAGATGCTAAAGAAAGAAATTCCACAGCTTAAAGTGGCTGTTCTTTATAAAACTTCTAAACAAGAGAAGATGGATATTGATTCCTTGATTATAAGTAATGGCGTGAAGTCCTTTGAGAATTGTATCAGAGGGGCGATGGATGCTGACAGATGGCTGTGGTTACAAGAGAGGAAGGGATATGGCAGAAGATAAAGAGAATAAAATACTTCATCCTTTAGGTGGAGCTTCTGAGTTTCGTCCACCACCAGAGAGAGAGGATACCCCTCCTATGCCCAGTGGTGAGGAAGTTATAGATGATAGTGCTCCGCCAGAAGTAACAAAAATTCAGGATGTTGTTGAGACCGAGGAAGAAGTAAAGATTCCTGTGGAGAATGCCGAGGAATCCCTTATTGGTATTTTTATGCAGGATGAAGATGCTGCTCAGTTCATAGCTCAAAGCGGTCTGCGTGAAGAGCACTTTTTGAAGCGTAAATGTAGACTTCTTTATCCTGTAGTTCTTAACGTAAGGTTGACTCAGGGAACTTGCAATTTTGACTTTGTGGTGGATGCGTGTGAGAAGAAGATTCTTAATAATGGACAAACTTTGCTCGATTTTATTGGTGGTGTACCTGCACTAACTCAGATAATTGCTTCTCCAATATCAACGGACATAAAAACTACAGAGGGTTATGTAAACATTGTATGGGAGAAGTGGAGACTATCCAAAATAAAAGAAGAAGCACGAAAATTGGTATCGTTACCTGGGTTTAATGATCTCAAAATAGTGGACGCAGTTTCTCAACTACAGGCTATTGTTGCCGATACTTCATTAAATAAGCACGGGCTTGTTAGTATTGGTAGCCTTCTTCCAGAAGCATATGTCAGATACGAAGACAGATTAGCACACCCTGAGAAGTATGTTGGAATTAAAACTGGCTTTTATTGGTTGGATAAGTATCGTGCCATAGCCAAGAAAAGGACAACAATTGTTGCTGCTAGAACAGGCATTGGAAAAAGTATTTTTGTAGGGAATATGATAACTGTAATGCTACAAAATGGTTTGCGGATTCTTTTATATACTCCAGAGCTTGATAAAGAGGAGTATATTGATAGGATTGTGTGCTCTAATACTGGGATTTCTATAGATGATTGGAAGAAAGCCGTAATCCGTGAGGTAGATGTAGAAAAGATTCACGCTTTCCAAGTGTCTGTTTTGAACAGTTATCCTGACGGTTTATACATCGAGGATAGAGGATCTCAATCTGCTAATTATATACTTGGTAGTATTAGAAGGCATATGCTGAGTCAACCAGTTGATGTGGTGGTAATAGATTATTTGCAGAAGCTAAGATTCTATGGTGATAACATCAGAAGAGAGATAGATGACGCAATGGACAAGCTATCTTCTTTTGCGAAAGATAATAACATCGCTATGATACTGGTTAGTCAGCTAAGGCGTAGCGATAAAGCAGGTGCAGAACCTACTAAAGAAGATTTGAAAGAGAGTGGAAATTTAGAGAACTTTGCGGACACGGTTATTTTGCTTCACCGTAAGAGCACGATAAACATAACTGAGAGAAGGGAAGCTTGGTATAGAATAGATAAGCACAGATCAGGTCCAACTACCGAAGCGATTAAACTTAATTTCCACGAAGATATTTTGAAATTTACGGAAGCTGAACCACCACCATCTGATGACGTGAACGATTTTGAGAGCTTCATTACAGGTGATGAGGTTACAGAACAAAGTGTGATGCAAAAGGTAAAGGAGTTTGACGAGAATTATGGGAAAGCGTAAAGGATATGCCTTTGAGAAAGAGACAGAAGCTCTTGGTGGTGAGTATGGTAAGCGATTATATAAATCTGGAGCGGTAGGTACTATAACTGGGCACGCCGTTCTTGTGGGGGATGTTCAGTGGAATTTTCCTTGGATGAGGGATATAATTTCTATCGAGTGTAAGCACGGTTATGGTACAAGCAGTAAAGAAAACCAGAAGTATATGACCATTCACCGTGAGTGGTTCGATAAACATATTGCTCAAACTAAGGCTGCTGATCTTCTTCCAGCCTGGGCAATGAAATTTAAATTCACAGCAGAAAACGGAATGAGCAAGTTTGTTGTGATTCCATTTTCGACTATGAAAGAAATCATACGACAAATGGAGAACGTTTATTTGGAGTTGCAAGAGTTAAAAAATGAGCAGGCGAAGTCTAAAAAGGGCAAGTCTAATTGATGAATATGGTTACGAAATCCCTGGGTTAGATAGGGAACTAAGAAGAGTTTCCAAAGATGGCTGGAAATTAAAGGAAGCGAGGAGAGAGCGAAAACGTGGAAATAACCGTTCTAGAGGTAAGAGATCTAGATGAGGCGTGGTGGCGGTGCATTAAGGAAGTTCTTGAGCACGGCTATGAATATACGATAGACAGAGGGAGTCACGCTGGTGGCAAGAGAAAAGAGTTTGATCTCATAGTATGCCAAATAAAGCATCCTGGAACAAGACCACTTGTTCCAACAACACCAGAAGGAATCCCCGCCCCAACTTCAATGGACTATATTGAAAAGGAGTATATGTCTTACTTGATGGTTAATACTAAAAAACCAAACGAACAGTATACGTATGGTGAGTATGTTGAACCTCAATTCTTTGAAATATGTAAAATGTATCAAGAAGATGGTTTTAACACCAACCAAGCAACAATGACTATTGGTGATCAGAATTCTATTTACTTACCAGACCCACCCTGCTTAAAGTTGGTAGATACTAGGGTAAGATACGGGAAGTTGCACTATGTAGTTTATTTCCGTTCTTGGGATTTGTGGGGAGGATTCCCCGCTAATTTGGCAGCGATCCAACTTATGAAAGAAATGATGGCTAAGGACATTGGTGTTGAGGATGGGGAATTGATTGCAGTAAGCAAAGGACTTCATCTATATGACCATCAATGGGAAGTAGGAAGGATGGTAGCTAGATTATGAGAGTTTCTTCGATCTAAAAGTTTGCGATTGACGGTGGATTGTACTTGAAATCAAATAGATTCTATAACTTATTTACAGAGGAAGAAATTCCTGACTACTATACTAGGGTAGCAGTTAATTGTTTTAATGCTAATTTGAAACCCTGCGATAATCGTATGTCAAAAAAATGTCGGGCTATAAATCCTGAGATGTGGAGAAAGTGCCCAAGGCAAACAAATAGAGTTTATAAACACAGAGAAAATGCCGAAGGGAGTATATCTAAGAACGAACAAGCATAAAAATTTTCTAGGTAAACATCATTCTGAGGAGAGTAAGCAAAAGATTAGCGAGTCTAAGAAAGGAACTTTACCCTGGAATACTGGTAAGAGTTGGAGTGATGCGACTAGGAAGAAAATGAGTGATTCTCATAAGGGAGAGGTTTTTACCAAAGAGCGTATTAGGAAGATTCTGCACAGAAGGATACCTACCTCTTTAGAAAGTAAACTCCAGAAAATAATTACAGACAATAACTTACCGTTTGTCTTTGTTGGGGATGGCTCATTTATGTTAGGAACTAAGAATCCTGACTTTATTCATAGCAGCGAGCAGATTGCTATTGATATTTATTATAGGTATTTTAAGAATTTAGGTAGTAGAGATTTGGATACTTGGAAAGCAGAAAGGTCGGCTTACTTTTCGGATTATGGTTGGCGTATTCTGTTCATTGATGAAACTCAAGTAGACAATTCGTTAGAAATATTGAAGGAGTTTATATGAGTATAGATTGGACACCAGAGAAAGTAAATCGCTTATCAGAACTGGCTAATGATCCAGAAGAGTACAGCGAAAACCAAATCGCTAAGTTGATGAGCGATGAATTTAATGAAATTTTTACGAGGGATGCTGTTCACAATAAGTTAAATAGATTAGAAGAACAGACAGCTTTAATTGATAAACCTCGTCCAGAAATGCCATACTTTTCGAAGTATGAAGAAATAATCAAAGGTGAGGAAGTTCCAAAGATTTTCGAGTTTGAAGGTCCGTATGTTGAATTGCTAAAAGAGCGTTTGAAAATACTGCACCTGGGTGACTTGCATATTCCATTTCAGGTAGATGACCAAATTCAGACTGCGGTAAACAGAAATCGGTCAGCAGACTTAGCAGTTACGGTAGAGGTGGCAGATTGCTATTCAATATCTAGGTTTAATAAGAATCTAAGTGTTCCTTTGGAGCTAGAAATTGATTATGTTCTAAGATATTTTGAGTTTATGAATGAGACGTTTCCTCTTACGTTAGTACTTGCGGGGAATCATCAGAAACGTATTGCTAAGGAGTTGATGAAGAAACTCCACCCTTCTTTGCTATTCTTGATGGATGGTGACTTGATGAGTAAGTTGGCAAAACCTTTCGAAAGAGTGGTAGTTTGTAAGACCCCCATTTTGCAAATAAACGATACAATCTTTACACACGCAGAAACTTTTTCTAAGGTTGATTTGAAGGCAGCAGTCAATGTTTATCAACTAATCCAAGAGTGGAAAGAGGTATTGGATTTAAAGAATTATCATTGCATAATTCAATCTCATACTCATATGCTCGGTTCGACTTATAGAGGTGGTCATTGTAAAATTATGGAGACTGGCTGTTTGTGTTACGTTCCTGATTATGCAGTCCAGGGGTTTTATTCTAAACCACAAACAAATGGATATGTAGTTGTGGTTCAAAAAGATGGTTTAACTGATATGAACTTAACTAGAGAATATACATTTGGTTCACCTATTTACAAAGCTAATTGGAATCCAATAGGAGGATATACACTAGATGTTTAGAATCGAGGGAGATGGTAGTTGGCAACACACCAAAATTTGGAAAGATGAGGTACTAATCGAGAGATGGAATAAGTGTACTATCCGTATTGATGAGGGCGGTTCTGTGGTAGAGGTTGATGAGGATATAGGTTCACTCTCTAGGGTAGTCTTACTAGGCATTTACAAGATGATTGGAGATGGAGAATTTAGCAACACTAAAGTTTTTATAAATGATGAACCTCTTCGTGGTATTCAATCTGTTGTCGTCAAGATTGAGAAGGGGGAAGATCCAAGGATAGGCATTAGAGCAGTATTTCTACCAAACTTGGTCGAGGAGAATGAGGATGTTTGAAGTGTGGGTAGATGGGTCTGTTAGAGCGAATCCAGGAATTGGTGGAGTTGGTATTGTTATTTACCTAGATGGCAAATTATTTGAGGAAGCTGAACAATATCTAGGTGATAATATTACCAACAATGAAGCTGAATATAAGGCTGTCATTGAAGCTCTGAAACGACTGATTGTATTGAATGTCGCAAGAAGAGATTGCGTTGTATATACCGACAGTAGAATTGTCTACAGTCAGATTACTCAAGGATGGAAGATTAATTTTCCTCATCTTAGAGAGCTTAAACAAAAGGTACACGAGTTAATCAGTATAGCTCCTTTTAAGGTAGAGCTAAAGAATATAAGTCGTTGGGATAATAAAAGAGCAAATGATTTAGCACAAGCTTGTACTAAGAAGTATAAAAAGGAGAGGAAAGGTGAAACAATTTAATGAAGTTAAAGATAGTGGTGAACGCCAGGAATTTAATACTGGGAGTAAAAGAGACACTAACAAAGGCAAGGGGAGATTTGACTTGATTCCACCCTACGCTTTAAAAAGATTAGCACAACATTATGAAAATGGTGCTGATAAGTACGGTGACAGGAATTGGGAGAAGGGTCAACCATTTGCCAGGTATCTAGATTCTGCGATAAGACACGCATATGCTTATCTAGGTGGGAGTAGTGATGAAGATCATTTGGCAGCAGTTGCGTGGAATGCTCTTGCTCTTATTGAAACAGAGCATAGAGTAGAACTTGGTATCCTTCCAAAAGAATTAGATGATCTTAGCGAGTTGAGAAAGATACTTTCAACAGGGGTTGAAACGGGGTAAATAATGAAACATCATAAGGGTAAAGCGTTAGAAGAGAAGTGTTTGTGTGCTCAGTGTCCTCACAAGTTCGAGTGCTTTACTCAGGAGAGAATATTTTCCGACCCAATTTTTCAGGGGCTATTTGAGGCATTAATGGCAAAAGGGCGGACAAGAGAACAAGCTCTTGAGGAAGTTACCAGCGAAATTAAACTAAGAATGAACAGAATTGCTATCGAAATTGGTGGTTCTGATAAAGATGGTAATGGTAATGTTCCATTTCCATTAGATATAAAACCTTGGGTCCCATATCAGCCTTATGATACAGGTAGTCCAATACCACAACCATATACTACTTGGGTTTATGGAGATAATATTACTATAACTGATGGGACAGACTCTGAGATGGTTAATGTTACTTACCATATGGCAAGTGGAGAGGAGATTAAGTGGAGTGCAAACGCTAGTGAGTTCAACAGGTTTGGGCAATTATGAATATATAACTGACCAGAAGAGCGTACCACTTATCATAGCAGACGCAAAAAAGGAAAAGTATTTAGGAATAGACACAGAGAATAGTGGTGGTCTAGATGTTCTTGTTCCAGGTGTGAAGCTCTTGCTTTTCCAAATTGAAGTTGGTGGTAAAGCTTATGTTATTGATGCCCGAAGAGTTGACTTAAATCCATTTAAAGAAATTCTGGAAGATGGTAAGTATATTAAAATAGTCCAGAATGGTAACTATGATTACAAACTTCTAAGTGTTCTTAGAAACATACAGATTAATGGTATGTACGATACCAAAATAGGGGAATTTTTGCTTAATGTGGGTGTAAGTAAGGACGGAACATCTTTGGGCGATTTGTCTGTTAAATATCTAGACTACAAACTAGACAAAGGTATAACGATAACCTTTGCCGATTTTCCTTATGATGGGGAATTTACAGAGAAACAATTAGCATATGCTGCTGATGATGTGCTAGTGCTCCCAGGGATTAGGAGAAGGCAACAGATGTATCTAAATCAGCTAAATCTTAATGCGATTGCTGAGTTAGAGTTTGCTTTAATCGCTCCAGTAGCAAAGATGGAGCTTGCTGGTATAAAACTGGATGCGGGGAAGTGGAGAGTAACTCTTGCTGAATTGAAGAAGAAGTTGTTCAAAATTAGCAACGACATACGTCAGGTTCTTCCAGATCCTCCTGCTCCACCACCTAAGCCAGTAAGGTTGAGAAAAGATGGTACACCTTATGCTAACACCGCAAAACAAAAACCACCGCCTGTCCTTAATCTTGATAGCTGGCAGCAGTTAGTAGATTCTTGTGGCAGAGTTGGAATTAGTTTTGAAGAAGCAAATAAAAAGACTAAAGCAGGGTTGACTAATAATGCTACTTTGAAAGTGGCTGCTGAAATGTATAAAGGGGATTCTACAAAAGCTGGAGTTATTAAGAACATCATTAAGTATCGTGGTTTGAAGCAGACTGAGAAAACTTTCGGTGAGAACCTGATTGATCATATCCGTGAGGATGGAAGGATTCACGCTAAATTTAATCAGAATGGGACTGACAGTGGCAGGTTTAGTAGTTCAGAACCAAACTTGCAGAATATCCAGAAGAAAGGTGATGAGGGAAAAATTTTGAGATCTTGCTTTATTCCAGAACCTGGTCACAAGTTTGTTATCGCTGATTACTCTCAGATAGAGCTTAGGATTGCTGCGGAGATGAGTGGTGATGAGACTATGTTGAGAATCCTTAATGATCCACGTGGAGATATTCATAGAGGTACTGCTGCGGAGATGTATGGTGTTCCTTATGAAAATGTTAGCGGTGACTTGAGAAGGGCTGCAAAGACAATCAACTTTGGGCTTATTTATGGGATGAGTGTTAAGACGTTGGCAGAGAGGTTGGGATGTAGTTCTGATGAGGCTGCTGGACACTTGCAGAAATATGAGGAGACATACCCTACCTTAATGCAGTGGTTAAAGGAAAAGGGAGCAAAAGCTTTTGAAGAGGGTCGTAGCAAAACCATTGGTGGTAGGATTAGATGGTTTCCTTCTTTAGATCCTAAAGCAGAAGACTATAAAAAAATGAAAGCTTTTTATGAGCGAGTTGGTAGGAATCACCCAATCCAAGGCACTTCTGCTGATATGACAAAGACTTCAATGGTTTATCTTGATAGAGTTTTGTGGCAGTATTCTGCAAGGATGGTGAATACTATCCACGATGAGCTTTGTATTGAAGTTCCTTATGAGTATACCATTGAAGTTGCCAAGCTAGTAAAGAGGAAAATGATTTTTGCGGGTGAGAAATTTTTAAAGAAAGTTCCCGTTCTTGTTGACGTTAAAATAAGGGACTGTTGGTTTAAGGATGATGGTGTAGAAGACAACGAAAACGGGCAACAACTTTGGCTGATGCCTCTTGATTTTGGGGTGAATGGTGTATAAGAATAAATAAGAGATTTCGCAAACGTGGTAGTAAGTTTGGTGATTGTTATGATTATACACTAGGTACTAAACCAATAGCAATAAATCTGTGTTGGATAACTGTAAGACACTCTATGGTGGTTTTGTTGGTAAAGTAAAAGATAAGCGGAAAGCTACATATAAGACAAAGTATGCTTGGGAGTTGAAGGCTAATGATGCAGTCAAGTTTTTAAGGGACGTATTACCTTTACTTCTCGTAAAGCGACAAGAGGCGGAATTAGCGATTTATTTCCAAACTTATAAGAAATCATTAAAAGGAATGGATTACAATTCCTATGTTAAGCAATTACAATGGAGAGAAGATTGCTTCGTAGAGATGAGTAATTTGAAAAAAGGGTAATGGTAACGGCAGCTAGAGAAGAAATTATTTGCGTGGTGGCAGGTTGTATAGAATGTGGGAAAGCTGTTATTTATAAATATGTAAAAAATGGCAATCCTCAAACTGGTGGTTATATTCCGCTTTCATCAGGAATGGTAATACCATTTTCGGGGATTTCACCCGCAGGGTATGACTACAAACCAGACCCTATGTGGTGCGAGTGTGGTAGTGATGAGCCTCGCTACCTCTGCAAAGTCGGGGCATTTGATACTCCAGGATTTTTAGACAAATGCGAAAGTTGTAAACACAAGTTTATTTGTGCCAGTTCAAGAATAGAAGTAATTTATGAGGGGGTAAGGTAAGTATGGAAAAGCATAGAAGTCAATATGAGTGGGATTTGCATTTTATGAAAGAAGCAAAACTCTGGATGGGTATGAGTAAATGTCTTTCTAGGCAAATTGGTGCTGTTCTTGTGAAGGGTAAGCACGTGGTAGGAACTGGTTATAATGGACCTCCAAAAGATGTTCCTCACTGTGATTACAGAGATGACACTGGGCAATATACTGACCGTTTTGTTTCAAATAAATGTCCAAGACAAAGAATGGGATTTCCTAGTGGTGAAGGGATGGAGTATTGTGTAGCCGTACACGCCGAGATAAACCCAATAATGCAAGCAGCCAGAATGGGTATATCAACTGTAGGAACTACCCTCTACTGCTATTGTGGTACGCCTTGCATCAATTGTGCGAAAGAGATTATCCAAGCTGGTATTAAGAGAGTGGTATGTCTTGGTAAGAGTGGTAGTGGTTACTCCAGTGATAAACCAATCAAAGATGGAGATAACCCTGCAAAGAGGCAATATAACTTTCCGCTATCGGAAAAATTGTTTGAGTTGGCTGGAGTCCAACTGGATGTTATTACCGAGGAAGAGGTAAAATAATGAAAGATACGAAAGAATTAATTGACACATTTGTAAATAAAAATGATAGTGTTTATGTTCCTCCTGGTAGGGTTACTTGGAGATTACCTACAGGGATTCTAACACTCGATAAAGTTCTTGGTGGCGGAATCCCAGGTGGTTCAATTAGTCAGTTATATGGACCTGAAAAGTCAGGTAAAACAACACTGGCGTACCATATAACAGCCCAAGCGGTAAAAGCTGGATATAGCACACTGTTAATCCCGCTTGAGAAATACAGCGAACAATATGCGGAAGCTTGTGGTGTAGACATTAATGCAAAGAATTTCCACCTTGTGGCAGCAGACTATGCCGAGCTAGTGTTCAATCTTTGTATTGAAGCCGTGAGGAATTATGATGCCAAAGTTATTGTGATGGATTCTATTTCAGCAGCCACACCAAAAGCCGACTTAGAGAAGAAGCAGAAAACTGAGGATATGGACAAGGGATTTAACATTGGCACGCAAGCTAGAGCAGTGAGTGATTTTATAAGAAAGATTCAGCAACCTATTAGACGTAAGGAAGCTATCTTTATTACTGTCAATCAGCTTTCGTATGAAATTGGTAAGTGGGGAGGCAAAAAATCTCCCAAAGGTGGTATGGCTTTACAATATTTTTCAGATATTAAACTTAGTATGTGGGGAACTGAGAATAGAGCGGAACAATCTATAGAAACTAGAGTAACCGTAGATAAGGGTAAAGATTGGGATGTTATACCTTATGGAGTTGCTACTTTGCTCATCCATCACGCAAAAGGTATTGATATTGATGCCGATTTAATTATTGCTTGTGAGAAGGTTGGAATTGTAGAGAAGAGAGGTTCTTGGTTTAATTACGGTGAACATAAAGCTCAAGGAATGGATAAATTTGCTACGCTTTTGAAGGAGAGTCCTGACCTGAGAAAAGAGCTTTTCGAAAAAGCTACAAGTGCTAATATCGAAATAGAGAAGGAGATACCAGCGAGTGAAGAGAATGAGGAAGTATCCAATGAGTCTTAATGATGCTTGGGCAGAGTCTTGTATGAGATTGTGGTATCTTTGCGAGAAGTATAATAGAGATACAGATGAACTGACTCTTTGGGATGCGTTCAAGCTTTTGTATTTTGAGAGTGTTCCAGATAACCTAGACGCAGGAAGGAAAGCAAAAGGAGTTATTAATGGCATTACCGACTAGACCAGATATAGATGACTATGTTAAGCTGACTAATGAGTTAGCTGATGTGAAGACAGACTTGGCAAATTTGGAGTGGGAATTTGAAAAAGCAAAGGCTCACAATGTAAAAGATGCCCTGTCAAGTGATATTTCTAATAAAAGTAGGGCTGTTGACTATGTTAAAGTAATTGGTAATAGTGATAAGGATGAGAAGTATCTTGACGGTTTGATGTCAAGGATTATAAGTAAGAAAAGAGAAATTACCATCCTTTATGGCAAAATTGAAGCGTGGAAGTCGAACAAGGAGCTTTATAGGACTGATTCATATCACCAAGTTACTGGTAGTCGTGGTGGCAGCTTACTAGAGGAAGAGGACGAATAATGGTAGAGGAAGATAGGCTACTAGCATTAGCAGATAAGGAGATCCCATAATGGACATCTCGTATACAATGCTGCACACCTTAATGACGTGTGAATATATGTACTACTTGAGGTATGTGAAGAAAGTTCCCTTAGTAGAATCATCTGCCTCTATATATGGAACAGCAGTTCATAGGACTATAAAACTAGCTTATGAGAGTGGTTTAAGCAAGGAAGATATGGCTAAGGTATTTAAGCAGGAGTGGATTCAATTAGCTTCTGGAAAAGATATAGTTTTCTTGCACGAAAAGGATTATTTAAATAAGCTGAACGAAGGTCAGAAACTTGTTACCAAGTATTACGATAAGTATATCAAGAATGTTCCGCCACCAAAGAAGGTGGAGCACTTCATTAGCAGGAAAGATGGTATAAAGCTAGGTCAGTATAATGTAGTTGCGGTTTTTGATCAAATTACTCACGATGATATGGTAGTTGATTTAAAAACTGGAGTAAAACCGACCCAAACCCAACTGGATTTGGACTTGCAGTTCACCATTTATAGTTACGTCTATAGGCAAGTCTATGGTGAGCGGGAGAAGGGATTGGTGTTGAGGCATTTAGGTACTATGAAGGATTTGGTAACGACAAGAACTGAAGATGATTTTGATGTTTTACTTAACGAAGTAAACAAAGTCGAGTCCAAGATTAATTCTAATGTGTTTTTGAGGAATTTGGACAGGGATTGTGCTCGTTGCTATTTCCTTGAGCATTGTTTAGGTAAGGAGAAGCAATTTGGAAGATGGAATAAATGGTCATAGTAAAAGAGATTATCCGAACTTATTATTTTTGTGAGGAAAGTGTTAAATTGGATATTGATTCAGCCATTTCCCAACTTTCGGAGAGTGGAGCATTATCAGAGGTGGAGTTATTAGTCTTAGCAATAACCAAAGAGCAGTACTCGTTAAATGCAGCAAGCGAGTTAGTAGGTCTTAGTAAATCAAAGATTGGAAGAGTTTTAGATGCTGCGTGTCAGAAGATAGCAGATCACTTAGGTCCAGAATATCAAGATACTAAAATTTTAAGAGCAGTGGAAACGAGATTAGGTAGAAAACTTACACCAGAGGAAGAGTTCTTTTGCTGGAAAAAGATAACGGATTTTGGCAGGAATAAATACTCCAATATAAGTATATTTAACTTTAAGATTACAAAGGATGGGAAAATAATTGGACTTGGAGAAGATAAAACAAAGGGATAGGTGGACTTGCAAACGATGTGGTCACAAATTTGATAATCTTGAAGTTGCACGATTCGATAGAGAAGACATAGAGGATAACTATATTACTCTGTGTAGACCGTGTTTGGAGTGGGCGTTTGCCAATATAGAGGAAGCCATCGAGATTTGTAAGAAGGCACTGTTCAAGAATAAAGTAATCCTCGTAGGGGATTGTCACGGGCATTTTGATAGATTAAACCAAATCTTGTTGGCTGAAGAACCATTTGATTTCTTCATTTCTGTTGGAGATTTTGCCACTGAGGATGATCTGGCTAACCTTCACAACCTTGAGATTGTGAATAAGTGGAAACATAAAGGATACTTTGTTAGGGGCAATCACGATGATGTGCAGTGTCTAGAGCCTTTAGCTTTACACCAGGAAATTAGAGGACTAACAATTGCTGGATTAAATGGTATAATTAGGAGTAGAAATTTTCTAAGAGATACATCGAAAAATATCTCTTTCAGGGAAATACTTTATCTGTCCCACTTGAAAGATGTTGATATTTTAGTTACTCATCAGCCACCTACAGGAGTATTTAAAGGGTTGGGTGAACCAGCTTTGGAAGAGTTACTAAATTACTTAGTACCTAGAATATACATATTTGGTCACGTTCACCACTATAAATTGAGATTCCATTTGAATACGTTTGTAATCTCTCTTCCCATATTAACGAAAGGTCACGCAGTGGCATATTTTCAGGGCAAGGAACTGAGAAATATAGAGATTGTCTTGAAAAAGGGCAAGAAATTTATTAGAGTATAATGTGTGAGCTATGCAAGTTAGTAAATGGTAAAATTATTACGCAAAAATATTATTCAAACAGTTTGTGTGTAATTGTAGACTGTTCTACTTGTAAGATTCCGATGGTCGTATTCAACGAGCATAGGCAACCTACAGAGAACGAAGTTAGGAAGATAGAGGCGGTAGTTAGGACGATATTTCCTAACTATAGAAGCTTGAGAGATGAAAGGAAAATAAAAGACCATTGGCATAAGCATATAATACAATGAAAAGTTGTCCCGATTGTTCCTATATGTTGAGTATTATTTATGAGGATGATAATATTACGATAGAGAAGTGCAATTATTGTAAAGGTATTTTTCTATTCAAGAAAAAGGAAAAAGGAAGGGTAAGATTAAGTTGAGGAGAATGAAGGAAGTAACTGCTTATTTGTTGGGATTTGGTTCATTACTTGAGGGTAATGATTATCAATGGGACGGTGTTCAACTCGCAAAAACTAATCCAAATGGATATTTAATTGCCGTAATTTTAGATCAGGGAATGAGGGCTGAGAAAGTTTGGGCAATCCCTGGCAAATTGGATTGGGATTGGGGAGATTTGGGAAAGACTCTTTATAAGCTCGGTGAGAGTGGAATCGCAGAGGACTTGAAGGAAGTTGGGTGCAGATATTGGAGAAATATGGCAAAATTTGTAGTGTCAGCAATAGACAAATTGGCATACAGCTATAAAGGAAATGCTGCAAATATTTGGAACGATACTGCGTCTGCGAAAACTATTTATGACCGATTTGTTCAATTCAAAGGAATTGGTCAGAAGAAAGCTTCGATGGCTGTTAATATTCTTGTCAGAGATTGCGGTCTTGGCGTGAGTTTGCACGATATTGATGTTTCTTATGACAAACATATTAGACAAGTTTTCTTACGCTCAGGTTTGGCAGAGTATGATGACATACACCATATCATTGAGGTTGCCAGACAGGAAAATCCAAAGTATCCAGGTGCTCTAGACAAACCAGCTTGGTATATCGGTAGGGATTGGTGTTTTAACCAGAATCCTGATTGTGATAAGTGTCCATTAGGTTATCATAAAGTTTGTGCTAGGAAGATAGATATTATTGTAAAAGGAGAGGAAGTAAATGCCAGTAGAAAAGTTAGAAGTTAGAAAAACGGATGTAGATCCAAGTAGCTTAACGCTTAATCTATTTATGCAAAGGGTTATTTGTTGCTCTGAGTGTGGTGAAACTCAGTTCACGCTTCATCGTATTCGTGAAAAGGATAAGAATGGTAAGCTGGTAAAAGTAAAACCAGCTAAGTATATTTGTACGGAGTGCTTGAAGAAGTGAAAATCTTCGTAAGGTGTATGAACTGTGGTTTTACGATTTATACGCAAAGACACGAAGTATTTGGTCTAATGCTGGACAAAAATTTTAAGGTTTGTTCAGAGTGTAGAAAACCTCTCGACCTTGTAAACGTCTTGATATGTGGCAGGGAGAAGGGAGAGTATTGTGAAGCTTGTCAGTTCAGGTTTCAATGCTTTACTTCCCAACCAGTTGAGGCTGACTTGCAGGGGCTTGACAATTAGTTCTCTTTATGTTATAATGATAATGTGAAGCATAGTAAAGAAATAAGAAAGCTGTTGAGACAAGAATTAAAAGAGTTCGCAAAGCTTGAGAAGGATTGGGATAGCTGTGGTGGTTATCCAATAACAAAAGAAGCACTCAAAACAGCTAAACATTTTCTTGATGGTTTATTTATTGCTCCTCTTTCTAGTGGTGGTCTTGACATTACTTTGGGTGATGAGGAAGTATTTATATTGGTTCAGCCCGATGGTACGTGGGAGACTGGAGCTTGCTTGGATAGTGATGGGGGGCTTGACAATTAAAACGTTTTGTGCTATAATATTAGTAGATGGATAAGAGTTTAACTGTAACGTCATTTGTTACTACAGGTTTCAAGTGTCCGTGTGGAAAGACTTCTTTTCAGCACCCTAACCCCAAGGATGGAGATAAAGTTACGTGTGGTTTTTGTGGACGTGAGTTTATCTTTGTAATAAAGATACGGATGAGTAAACCAGACCCAAAGAGAGCTTATAATTTGCCTCATATGGGGCTTGACAATTAGGTTTTAATGTGCTATAATAGTGACAGGAAGGTGAAGAAAGAAATATGAAGATTGCAACAGCACTTCAAACACAGAAAGCATTAGCTGCGGAGATTTCCCATCTTCGTAATCTAGAGCAACAGCACGGATGGTCTTATAGATCATTTGGAAGTAGAGGGGAGCACCCCGATGCGGACTGGCAACCAAACTTCGATTTCGAGACTAATCATCAGAAGATTTTGAAGTATTCGAGGTTGCATACCAAGCTCGGTCAAGCAATCTCTAGGACTAACCTAGAAGCCGATGTCATTGGAATTAGTGATGAGGAATACAAGGACTGGGCATAGCTAGGAAACTAGCTCAGGATAGTGGCGAAGAGGAGAGTTACTTCGCAGTGTGGATGCAGTAATGTAGGTATCGAATCCTACACCCCACCGAGTGGGGTTCGTCTAAGATAGGACGCTTATTGTACTCTTTTCGCTTGTACCCTATCCATCGGAAATATAGTAGTGGTGAAGATTTCAGTTGCATCGAACTGCTAATTCGAATACAAACCACCCATTGTGGGTGGCTGCTTTGCTGGAGTCGCTTGTTCCCTACTTATTTGGAGAATTATGACAAGACCTTTGGCGGTAGAGTTAGGAGATGTTGTTTCGAAAGTGCTTGAGCAGAATCCTTGCAATAGATGCGGTGCTACTTTGACATTTGCTTATGCCGAAAAAGGTAATCGGAATCTGTGGTTAGTTTATGCAAAGTGTCCCAATGGGTGTTTTGATAAGAATGAATATAATCTCTTTAAAATACAAAGAGTAGAACGTTAAAATTTGGTAGTGGTGATAGATTAGAGATACTTCGTGTATGGAATACAAATTGTCTGAAAACAATCTTTGCTGGTTCGACTCCAGCGAAAAGGCGAAAGCCTTGTACTCTGGTCGTCTGTTCCCTACCAAAATCGGAATTTGACGGTGGTGAAGATTAGGATTTCTTCGTAAGATTATTTTCACAAAATAAACGCTTTGACAGAGCCTAGTCGCTTGTCCCCCGTTATCGGTATAAGGTGGTGAAGACAAGAGTTACTTCGTACAGAATTTGAAGTTTGTATACTCCAACGGCTCTCCTTAGTGAGAGTGAGTTGGGGATAACGTACTCTAGTCGCTTGTTCCCCTTATTTTTATTAAAGGAAAGGAGTTAGATATGGTGAGAACAAACACGGCAACAAGAACAAGAGTTCCTATCTACACACACGAGGGAGGTCCAGCAAGAAGGATAAGTCCTGAGCTGGAGCTAAGAAGGTCAGTTATGGCTTGCTTGCTTTGGGAGAACACTTTCTACGAGAGTGGAAAGGATATTGCTCAAAGAATAGCTGATCTTGTGCCTAAAGTAAAACCAGAGAAGGTGGCTGAGATAGCTATCGAAGCTAGGGAGCAAATGAAGCTGCGTCACGTTCCTTTGCTAATTGTGCGTGAAATGGCTAAGCACAATACTCACAAGCACTTGGTAAAGGAAACTTTGGCAAGAATAATGCAACGTGCAGATGAGCCTGCCGAGTTTTTGAAGATTTACTGGAAGGACGGCAGGCAACCCTTGTCAGCACAAGTTAAGAAGGGTTTGGCAGAAGCTTTTCCTAAGTTTGATGAATACGAGCTTGCCAAGTACAATAGAGATGCTGAAGTTAAGTTGAGAGATGTTTTGTTCCTTACTCACCCAAAACCAACAAGCAAAGAACAGGTGGATACTTGGAAGCAATTGGTTGATGGGACTTTGGCAGCACCTGATACTTGGGAAGTTAATTTAAGTGCTGGTAAGGATAAGAAGGATACTTTTGAGCGTTTAATCAAAGATGGGAAGCTTGGAGCTATGGCTCTGCTTCGTAACTTGAGGAATATGCACCAATCTGGTGTCGATGAGGTGTTGGTGAAGGATGCTCTAGACCATATGAAGGTAGACAGAGTTTTACCATTTAGATTTATTACAGCAGCTAGCCACGCACCCCAGTGGGAAACTGAACTAGAAAAGGCTATGTTCAAGGCTGTTGCAAGTCAGGGTAAGTTGGATGGTAAAACTACGGTGTTGGTGGATGTGTCTGGCAGTATGGGTTCAAGGTTGTCTGGTAAGTCAGAGTTAACTGCGATGGATGCTGCTTGTGGTCTGGCAATACTGGCTAGAGAAATGTCAGATGATGCTGAGATATGGACATTCTCAAATAATGCAAAGAGAGTTGCTGCAAGGCACGGATTTGCATTGAGGGATGCTATAATTAATTCTCAGCCTCACGGCGGAACTTCTCTAGGTGGTGCTGTTAACGCAGTTAATAACACAAATTATGACCGACTACTTGTTATAACTGATGAGCAGTCAAGTGATAGAGTTGGCAAACCAAATGGTAGGGGTTATATGATAAATGTTGCTTCTTACCAGAGAGGTGTAGGTTACGGCAACTGGACTCACATTGATGGTTGGTCAGAAGCCGTCTTGAATTACATTAGAGCTTACGAAACAGGTGGTTTTTAATCGGGTGATTGCTTGATAGCCTACTGGTGGGATTAGATTGTGAAATAGTTGTTACTACTTTGGCAGATGTTATCTAGTCCATTGTGATGTCCATCGGTAAAGAGACTAGACAAAAGGACGTAAACGTGTTTAGCCTTTTAGTGTTTTTTAAATTCTAACGACTTCACTTTCTTCTCTTTACCAGTAGGCACTATGCGTTTGTAGTGTTTAACGGTTAGCACGACTGGCTTCCAACCAGTAAGTGAGAGTCCAAATCTCTCCAGACGCTCATATGGTAAGAACATTATCGTTGTGCAGAAAGCATAAGCTTAGGTATCCAGGAACAATTGATGATTGTCCTGAATGTAAACGCATCTATGAATTGATACAAGACCATAATCCGTGTAATACGTGTGATGCTCATACAAATGATGAGATTTGTTATTGGCACTCATCTTGCGAGAAACGGGGTGAGTATGAGCGGTGGAGACGCAAGAATGGATGGGACCCACAGTGGGATTAGAGGTCATTATTGAAAGAGATTAGAATTAGACCTAAAATTGCAGAGCACGACCTACTCATAAAGATAAAGAACGTTAAAAGACTTCTAGCTAGAGATGAAGTTAGAGTTAGCGTGATTTTTCGTGGTAGAGAGTTAAGTCATATTGAAATAGGGCAAAAAATTCTCGACAGGATTATTGAGGAGACAAAGGATATAGCAAGGGTTAAATCAAGGTCTGGCAAGGGAAATATTTATTCTGTTGTTCTAGAGAGAAATGACGAAAGCGGAAAAACCTTGCTTAAAGTGGGCTGAACCAGACCCAAGAATATGTCCCGAACCAGGGAATTGTGATAAATGTCAGATACCAATGGCAGAATGTCCTTACTGGTGGATGATGTATATTAGTGAAGATTATCGTTGTCTTTGTGCAAATTGTAATTCAATAGAAAATTATAGCGGTGGAGAATCGGTATTCAAAGTTGTCTCATAAGCAACTCTCCGTGAGTTCGACCCTCACCCCCGCTACCAGAAAAAGGAGAAGTTAATGGGAGTTTATGATTCATTACCAAATGGTAGTCAAGTTAAGTGCTTCTATAACGAATTGAGGGATTTAAAGGTTGGGGATGAAGTACCTTATCTTGACCCCGACACTAGCAGCTACGTTGTCTTACTGAGAGAAGGTGGCTTTGCAAAAGTTATTGGTGGAAAGATAGTAGAGATAGTTGAGGACGAAGTGCCTCGCTATCCTAAAGATTTTCCCGACTTCACTTGTATTGACAAGTGGGCAAACATCATTGAGACTGATGAAGACCTAGAAGGCACGGGTCTTTTAGGCGAAAATTATTATTGGAACAGTTAGCGAAAATACTTTGCTAGACGTTGGACAGTGATCTACCGTCGCCGATTAGATTGGATCAAGAAATGGCTATGAAATTTACAGCTAACGAGGGGTTCGAATGACGTAAGTAACGAAACGAATGGGATAAGTTTCATCCCAATGGAGGTTAATATGTGTGAAGAGTATACATCTTTGGATGATATTCTATCTCGCAAACTTACGTTGTTTGAGAGAGTTTGGTTTCCTGTAAGAAGGTTTGTTTTAGACATTCCTTACAATCTCAGGAAAGTAAAATGGTTTTTCCAGAGAGGAAAACGTGGTTGGGCGGATTGCGATACTTGGGGTATCGACTATTACTTAGCGAGAATTATCCCTGAGATGCTGAGGCATATGCAGGAGAATGCTCACAGTTACCCAGGTTATGGCAAAGCCTCTACTTACGGCAAGTGGATTGATCTTCTAGAAGAAATGATTGAGGGTTGGGAAGCTGCTAAGAGAGTTTGTGAGGATGATTACGTAAACAAGGTTCAACCCAAATGGTTTGAGAGGGGGGAGAAGCTGACGAAAAAGACACTAGATAAGAGTCTAGAAATGTCCAAAGAAGATCAGAACCTCTTTAAGAAGAGAATGAGATTATTTACACGCTGGTTCTTCCATCTTTGGGATTGATTTATGTTGAAGTACCAAATAATTTACGCTGATCCCCCCTGGGATACTGGGTATGTTTTTGGTGGATTAACTGCTGGCTCGATTGGCGGGGGCAAACAAGTTCCTTATGGAGTAATGACAGATGAGGAGATAATGTCATTACCTGTGAAATCGATAGTGGGTGACGATGCTTTCTTGTTTTTGTGGGTTATTGACAGCAGGATACCCCGTATTGCTGAGTTTATGAAGGCTTGGGGATTTAAGTATTCTGGTATTGCTTTCGTTTGGAATAAGCGTTCATTACACAATGAAAATAAGGTCAGAACGACATTGACTCCTTACACTAGAAGGAGTTGTGAGTTATGTTTTTTGGGGTTAAGAGGAAGAACGAGGCATCTCGTCAAGAATCATTACGTCTTGCAATTTGTGAACGAACCAATACCAGACAGAAGAATCCACTCATCAAAACCGAATGAGGTAAGGAGTAGAATAGTATCGTTGTGTGGTGATTTGCCTCGTATTGAACTTTTTGCTAGAGAAAAGGTGGAAGGTTGGGATGCTTGGGGTAATGAAATTGATTCTGTGGAGCTATGGACGTAGAAATTAGTGATCTTGCGGTTTACAATTTAATTGCAAGAGATAGAATAGGGTTTAGAAACAGAGATAGATTTCCCGATTTTAACTTGCCCAAATGGTGTCAAGGGTGTCATAGAATAACTGACTTACGTGAATGTTGGGGCTGTCATAGGTGGTTCTGTTATGAATGTCTCATCGAGCATATGATGGGATGCAAACAGTGGCAAGAGATTAAGGGGGATTATGAAATTCTGTTCGAGTGCGAAAAATATGAAACCTGTGATGATTGCAAATTCAGATTCAAGTGTTATACACGAAAGAAAATTCCGAAAAGGAAGAAGTGATGCCTGTATATGAGTACAAGTGTGCAGAGTGTGGACATTGTTTAGAGGTAATGCAAACGTTTAGTCAGCATAAGAATAGCCCTTCCAAAGTATGTCCTGAGTGTGGGAAAGAAGCACTCCACCAAATTTTTGGTCGTGTTTATGTTCATTATAAAGGTCCAGGGTTTCATACCACTGAATCGAGAGGGATTACTGGTAGAAAGCGTAAACCCAACATAAAGGTTGGTATGACCTCTGATTTACCACCAGAGGAGAGGGAGAAATATCTTGGATAAGGAAGAGTTGAGAGAAAGACTGCTTGAGGCTAGGCAGCAGTACATTGATAAGAATGCAAAACGTTTGGGACAAATTAGACCGAAGTGGGAAGCTGTTCAAGCGATTGTTCCTGATGTAGAGAAGATTCAACCATATATAGAGTTTTGTGAAACTAAAGATTTGAATGATTTATGGTGGTACGGTCGTGTTACCGTCTCATCTGCACCCCTTTGTTATGACGAGGAAACAGACATTTTAACTGAGCTTGGTTGGATGCGATTTTGCGATTTAATACCAAGTGTTAAGGTGGCAACGCTTAATAGAGAGACTAATAAGCTGGAGTATCAACTACCAACACACTATGTCAATGAGCACTATAGTGGTAAGATGTTTAAACAAAGTGGCAGCATAGATTTGTTAGTTACTCCGAATCATAATTTATTTATAAGTAGGGATAAGCATTTAGATTTTAACTTGATTAGGGCTGATGAGTCTACTAGATGTGTTAGATACACTTCTAAATTTGACTGGTGTGGTAATCATATAGATTATTTTACTCTACCAAAAGTTGATCATATCCCAAAAGGTAAACATTATGATGATGTCGTATTAGATATTAACACCTTCGTATCAATACTTGGTTTCTATCTGGCTGAAGGTCATACTACAAAGTATTCTGTTTGTTTTACACAAAATACTGGTGATAAGTTAGATACATTTTTAGATGTGCTAGATAAAGCTGGTATTAAGTATTCGTTACAGAAGAAGTCTACGAAGAGTAGAAGAATCGTTTTGGGTAACAAAGTTTGGGCAGCTTATTTTAATAAGCTAGGAAAAAGAGATAGTAAGTACATTCCTACCTGTATAAAGGGATTACCTAAAAAGCAATTAAGACTATTGTTAGATTTTGCTATGTTGGGAGATGGATGTAATAGAGATAGGAATGATGGTAGTAGAGAGAGAACGTATAGTACTATATCTAAAAGATTAGCAGATGACATTAGTGAAATATGTCTTAAACTTGGTTATAATACCAAATTACGAAGCTATATCAATAGCGTTGGAAATAAAGCGTATATAGTTACTTTTAATCCTACCTATAATACATATAATCCTAACTCACATAAAGATAAAAGAAGTTGGGTAGACTATGATGGTAAGATATATTGCGTAACAGTACCCAATCAGATTATTATGGTGAGGAGAAATGGAAAACCTGTTTGGTGCGGAAATAGTGGTGAAGTTGGTAGAAGGATTCATTACTTAGTTCGGGATCGTGAAACTGGATTTATTATTGGAATTGTGGGGCTGGCTAGCGATTTGACCATTCCCATCAGAGATAAATTTATAGGTTGGACACACCAAAACAAGTGGAAGGGCAAGAGAATCAATTACCTGATGAATGTGCAGCATTGTATATCAACACCAGAATTTGGTAATTATTTAGCAGGTAAGTTATGTGCTCTATCCACAAAAAGTAAAGAGGTTCAAGATTATTTTGAAAACAAATATGGTCATCGGTTAGCGATGATGACTGTAACTTCTCTTTACGGTAAATCTAGTCTCTACAATAGATTAGATGGATTTATTTATCTAGGTACATCTAAAGGTTATTCCTCTGTTCTTGTTCCACTCGAAGTTAAACAGCAGATGCGTGAGGATTTCAAGAAAACCAAAGGTAAGCACTCCGAAATTTACTATAACGAAGATGGTTCAATAAAAGAAAAGTATGGAGTGGTGAAGGGGTATCAAAAGCTTTCCAAGTATTGGAAGGTTCAAAGTATCGAAAACTTTAGAGGAGTTTACGTCATTCCTCTTGCCAAGAACTACAGAGAGTTCCTGAGAGAAGAGACCGATACATTGGACTTGACAAACTATAAAGAATTTGATATAATAGTAGAAGAATGGAGGGAACGTTGGTGTTTACCACGAATTCAAAGGATTAAAGATGGCTTAGTTTAAATGGGGCTTGACAGTCAGTTTAAAGTGTGTTATAATTGTACAAAGGAAGAAATCGAAGTAACTACTTTCGGTGAAACCGAAAAGCAGTTTATCAGATATACGGTTTGTGGTCGTGGTGAGGTAATTGACGAACCTCATAGATGTGGTTTCTACGATT